TCAAAGATCGGCAGTGGCCTCCCGAAATTTTTCTAGCACGCGTTCGACATTATCCTTGCTCTGGGTAATTGCAGGGTCTTTATAGTCGGTAGCTGTGCGCCAGACCTCGAGGACAGCAAGCTCATTGGCTGTGACCTGCGTTTTCTCTGAGAGAATCTGATCGAATAGCGATCTCGTCTCTGGCATGTAAGCGTCGATGTAGAGCTGGAACAGTTTGACCATGTCCGCATCCAACAGAGCGCGAGCCTGAGCCAATTTGATTAGTGGGAACCGGGTCGCACCAGACTTCACCATACTGATGAAGTTCGCGTTCTTGTAGCCGAGATGAGAGGCCATTTCTCGGTTGGTCAGACCCATCTTGAGCTGACGCTCTTCAAAGTAATCCCCGAACGGGTTTCGCTTCACATCGCTGGATGGAGTTGGGTTCGCCATATTACTCGCCTTTAGAATTGGTGCTGATCGTCTTTCCCTCCCGGTCAGCTATATCAATTCTTATACCTGCTAGTTAGTAAGTCAATAGTTACTGACTCTTGGGTGCAGGGATTGTCTAAAAATCACTCCTAGGTATTAGGAGCTAATACCCCTGGGTATGAGTGTCTGCGGGGCGCGACGCACTGTTACGGAATTGTTTGTCTGATGCAAAGATTCGTGACTATTTCAGTTGACCATGATGAATCTCGCCCATTACTATAAGAGCCGTTAGGTAAGCAGTTGCTTACCCTGTTCTCACCTCTCAATGGAAGTGACACATGATTCACTCGGTTGCCCCGCTAACACAAGAAGAGTTCTTCGCGACCGCCTTTGAGGCGCAGGAAGGTGCAGAGGGTCTACAAATTGTTGAGCCAGACTCGGCATGTCAGCTAATTTTCACCGCAGATCAACGATGTTTGTTCTATAACGCCCTGACCGGCGCCACAGCATCCATCACCTTGGTCAGAGCCGCCTGACTCAATTTTTTCTCGATCTACGATGAAAGCCAGTTCAAAAAGAATATGATTTTCAACGAGCAGGACAGGATGCCGCCACGCGCCCTGTCCTTTTTTTATCGCCAAAAGGGTAAGTAAGTATTTACTTAACCATAAGAAGTTCGGATGATCCCCTGCGAGTCATAAATCATCATTGACATAACACGAAAACACGAGCGCTCCCATGACCGACCTCAGCACTACTCACCACATCAACATCAGCGAAATGCGCGATGCCATGAGCATCGTGGTGAAGCTCCTGGCCAACAAGGGCGTGAAGGTGACGCAGGCCGGACTCAAGGCGTATGTCCAATACGACACCAGGACGCTCGAACCGGTGCGCGTAAACATTCCTATGATAAGTGACAAGTCGTCACCTGAGCTGGTCGTTGCGATCAAAGGCTTCATCGATCACGAAGTCGGCCATCTGCTGTTCTCCGATTCCAAGATCATCATGCGCGCCCACGATGAACGCATCGCCAACATGCACAACATCGTCGAAGACACCTTTATCGAGCGGAAGATGAAGGAAGCCTTCGCAGGCGCTACCCGGAACATCGATGCGACCCTGGAATTCGCCGTCAAGCATTTCTTCCAGCGGCGCTATGACGCAACCATCGAGCAGTTCCGCGAGGCAGATGGGGCGATCAGTCAGGCTCGATACTTCGTTCACGCCCTCGCATGCCCTGCCCTTCGTGCTCTCGCTGGTCACGAAGCAGCCATCGAGTTCATGACGGACAAGTGGGAATTGATTCCAATCGTCTACGAGAACCTGGAGCCGCTTTCGGATCAGCTGCGCAGCGTGGATAGCTCATTCCAGGCGTTGAAGATCGCGAACACCATCCGCGACATTCTGGCCAACTGCGAGACGGAGGAAGAAGAGCAGCGCCGCAAGGAGCAGGAAGAGGCTGAATCGGAAGACGGCGACGATGAAGATTCCGGCTCTGGAAGCTCGATGCCATCGAAAGGCAAGTCGAAATCCACCAGTGCTCCGAGCAAGGGTGAGAGTCCGTCATCACCTGGCGATCGCATCTTCGATGATGAAGCCTCCGGCGGTGGCGCAGGGGATGAGTCTGGGAAATCCGATGCCAAGGATGAATCCAAAAGCGAAGGCGCTGGCTCCGGTGACGATGATGCCGAGGAAAGCGATGAAGGTTCAGGATCAGGCTCTGACGAGGAAGGCGAGGAATCGGACGAAGGGTCCGGCACCGACTCCGAAGACGACGAAACTGATGTCGATGATGAGGCAGAAGACGAAGACGCCGAGAAGCCCAAAGGGGCCGCGGATACCACGATGAATGATGACGGGTCTGACGCCAACGCCGCTGATGACGGCGATGAGGGCGATGAAGAGGCTGACGACGGCGATACCGAGTCTGACGAGAGCGATGGTGAAGGTGACGACGGCTGGGGCGACTCGGAAGACGAAGACGGTGAAGAGGATGACGAAGAAGACGACGCCGAGCCCTACGACAACGGCATGACCGGCACCGAGAAAGACCTAGAGAAATCGGAAGGCTCTGCCGGCGGAAAGACCGGTCACAGTGACGGAAAAATGGAGTCTCATGGCACGCTGGACGAAGCCATCGAAGACACCACGTCGTTCGATGCCGCACTGGAGCAGGTCATCACCGAAGGCGCCAAGGAGTCTCTGTCGAGCCAGGGGTATACGCCCTTCTCCAACGCCAACGATTTCATCGGCAAGCACGTCGTCCCGAGTCGTCTCGTTGAGGTAGCCAAAAAACGCAAGGGCGAACTTCGTGAGCACAACCAGGAGCGCATCGGAGTCATGGCCAAGTCGCTCGAACGCCTGATGTCGGCACGGAACCGCTCTATGTTCGTGCCGGGATTCAAATCAGGCCGCTTGCACTCGGCGAATCTCTACAAGCTCAAGACCGGCGACACCCGAGTGTTTCGCCGCAAGGAAGAGATCAGGACCAAGAACACGGCGGTTCTGCTGCTGATCGACTGCTCGGGCTCGATGACCTATCGCGACCGCATCGTCATCGCCTCGGAAGCAGCCTATGCCCTGGTCTCGTCTCTCGACCGCATCAACGTTGCCACGCAGGTCGTGGGGTTCACCACCAAGGATGAATTGGACCTTCACTACGAGGCCAAGCGTCAGCTGGAAGAGCTGGTCGAAGAGGATGAAAACTTCGAGGGTGGCTTCGATCGCACCGAGCCATTGCTAATGCCGATTTTCAAGACCTTCGAAGAGCGCATGACGCCCGACGTCGAGACCAGCATCGCTTCGATCCCGCTGATGGACTTACGCTCCAACGCCGACAGCGAGTCGGTGGAGATCGCGGCCAACATGCTCGCCAGACGAACCGAAGAGCGCAAGGTGCTCATCGTTCTGTCCGACGGCCGGCCGGCATGTGGAAGCGTCCACACCTCATACGGCATCAGTGACAAACGCCAGGAACTGCACCTCAAAAAAGTGATTGCGGAGGCGGAAGCGCGGGGCATCGAGACACTGGGGATCGGCATCGAGACCGACGCCGTGACCGAGTATTACCCCAAGTCCATGGTGTTGGAGGACGTCTCGGAACTGCCTGCCAAAGTCATGACCGAGATGTCGCGAATTCTTCTGAGTTAACCACCCTTGAGCGTTTCGCACCCAGTGCGATTCGCTTATACTTTCATGAGTAAGTCATTACTTACTTACCTGTTTCTAACGAGGAACTATCATGACCACCAGCGCTACCGACTCCACTGACGCTCTGCCCTACGACACGCACGCGCCCGACGGCAAAATCTACTGCCAGATCGACGGTGCTGCGGTTCATGTGATTCAGAATTACCTCAAGAAGAGTCACCCGGACGTCAGCCTCGACGAATACAAGGACCGCTATCCCGGCGCCCCGCTGCTGTCCGAGATCGCCAAGGATGCCGTTCGCAAGCGTCGTGCCGAGAAGGAAAGCGAATCGACCGTCCAGACGAACATGGCCGGTGTCGGTGACGCGGCGACAAAAGCGACGTCTCGCGTGGTCCCCTTGCGCGCACGCTCCGACGACTACCGCATCATCACCGCCGACGTGATGAAGTTGATCGCCAACATCAAGAACGCCGGCAGCGCAGCGTCAATCCCGGTCAAGGTGTTCGAGAAGCACGAGTGGCAGGACATGGTTCCCGACATCGATGAAAACTTCATCTGGGACCGCTTCCTGCTGCGCGACTGCATCGCCGCTTTCGACTTCGAGATCCCCGCTTACTTCTGGGGCCATGCTGGCACCGGCAAGACCTCACTGTTCGAGCAGTATGCCGCGAACACCAACCGTCCGCTGATTCGTATCCAGCACACGGCCAATACGGAAGAAGCCCACATTCTCGGCACCACGCTCGCGAATGAGCAAGGCACCTACTTTCAGCCGGGACCGTTGGCGCTGGCCATGAAGCACGGCTGGGTCTATCTGGCTGACGAATACGACTTCGCGTTCCCGCAGGTGCTGGGCGTCTATCAGCCCGTGCTGGAAGGCAACGCCCTGCTGATCAAGGAAGCTCCGCCCGAGTGGCGACGAATCGATCCGCATCCGCAGTTCCGATTCGTCGCGACCGGCAACACCAACGGATCGGGTGACGAGACGGGTCTGTATCAGGGCACCAACGTCCAGAACGCGGCCAACTACTCGCGCTACGGCATCGTCTCCAAGGTGGGTTATCTGGACCCGGAAGACGAGGCAGACATTCTGGAGAAGAAGGCGCTGATCAAGCGCGAGATGGCCAACAATCTGGTCGACTTCGCCACTCGGGTCCGTAATTCCTACGACCGGGGTGAAATCTCCAACACCATCGGCCCGCGTGAATTGCTCCACGCTGCCAAAGTCGGCGGTCTCTTCGGAGGCGACTTCCGCGCTGGATTGGATCGCGCCTTCGTCAACAAGCTGCCGGGCGCCTCTGCGATCGCGGCCCGTGAACTCGCAGAGCGAGTCTTTTCATGACCCAGGCGGCACCCTCTAGCTCCATGGGGTGCTTTGGGAGCGCAGTGACATTCAATCCTGCCTCCCAAGCCTGCCGCTCCTGCTCCCGCATTAGCGAATGTCACTCACTCGCCCTTGCATCGACTCGGGTGATTCGCCCAGGGGCGAGAGCCACTTTCCTTGCTATCGAATACGCCATGCCGGACCTCGACGAGTCGTTGATCGACCTGATTCAACGCTCGCCAGTTTCCGATCAGATCAAGGGTATGGCCTATCGACTGCATCAACAGGGTTTTCGCGTGGAAGACGCCAGATTGCAACTGTTGCAAGGCGTCAACCCGTTGACTCCCTACCGCACACGCACCGCCGCGATCCGCATTTTCGATTCCCTGATAGCAAAAACCCACTCACGCAAGGCCGACCTGGTTCAGATGCTGATCGATGACCAAGGCGTCAGTCGCTCGGCGGCCAGCGTTGAAGTGAGCCGCGCCCTGGCGCTGGGTGGATTGTTTGGCTGGATCGACGTGTCGCGCTTCACCGTAACGCTCAATATCGAGGCACGAGAACCATGATTCTTTTCGGGAGAAGCCATTTCAGCGTAGGCGAAAGTATGCTCAAGCCGGCCGATATCATCGCGCTGGCTTCGTCGCTTGGATACTCCGCCGCCTGCCTGATGGACACCATGCAGATCAGCGGCATGATCGACTTCTCCAAAGCGGCCAAGGAGGCTGGCGTCAAGCCACTGATCGGTGTCCGCGTTCGCTGTGTGCCGGACCCGCTGCATCGTAAGCCGAAAAAAGGTGAGACCCATGAGGACAAGCCTAATCCCGAGACGTTTCACGATGTCATCATCAAAAACGATGCAGGTCTCGGCGATATCTTCGAACTGCTGTCGCGGGCCTATTCCAGCCAGTATTTCTACTATCGTGCCCGAGTCGGATTCGCAGACCTGGAAGAGGTCATTCAGCGCGGCAACCTGGTATCGCTCAACAGTGACGCTATGAGCGTGTTTCACACTCCGCACTATGACGACATCGCTTCACAGCTTCCCAGCGCTCAGAACGCAGAATTGAGCGTTCTAGCGATCCAACCGATCGAGACTCCTTATTACGATCAGCACAGCGCACGCGTGCTGGCGTATGCAGAGAAACACGACCTGCCGGTGATCGCTTATCTGCCGTGTTTTTACCTCGAGGGACAAGCCGACAGTCGCGACATCTACCGCGTGATCGCTGAAAACTCGACCATCGATAATACCTTCGTCAAGAAGCCTTTTGCCCGCGATCTGCATCCGAAACGGGTCTGTGAATTGGCCGATGCACTCAAGGCATTCAGCCAGCGCATGGACCTCAAGGTCTCGAGCCAGATGCTGCGTCATCATCAGGTGATCGAGGACGCGGTCACGTATGAGTGGCACAAGCTGCCGATCTCGCTGCCCAAGCTCTGCGATGACGAGGATGCCGAACTCGTGCGTCTGGCCAAGATCGGCTTCAAGGAGCGATTCTCCAAGCCGGTCATGGGCCACAAGCCCGACACGACGGAACTCCCCCTCTATCGCGACCGCCTGGCCTATGAGCTGTCGGTGCTGAAAACGATGGGCTTTGCCGGCTACTTCCTTCTGGTTCGTGACCTCGTCACCTGGTCCAAGGAGAGCGGCATTCTTGTTGGCCCCGGCCGCGGATCGGTCGGCGGATCGCTGGTGTCGTATCTACTCGGCATCACCGATGTCGACCCCATCCGCTTCGACCTGCTGTTCGAGCGATTCATCAACCCGGATCGACTCGATCTGCCCGACATCGACCTCGACTTCATGTCGTCGCGGCGCGGCGAGATCGTGATCTACCTGCGCGAGAAGTATGGCGCGGATCGTGTCGCCGGCATCACCAACTACTCGCAGCTCGGCTGCGCATCTGCCTTGCGCGACGTGGGGCGTGTTCACGGCCTGTCGATGTTCGATCTGGCCGTCTCCAAGAAGATCCCCGATGACGTGACACTCGAACAGGCTCGCGAGGCGGTGCCGGAGATCGAGAGCTATGCCAGCGCCAATCCTGATCTGTGGCGCCACTCCATCGCGCTCACCGGGGCGATGCGCTCATTCGGACAGCACGCCGCCGGTGTCATCGTCGGGGGTCAGCCGCTGATCAAGATGGCCGTCATCGAGTCGCGAACCCTCGATCCAGTGGTCAACTGGGACAAGCGCGTCTGCGAAGACATGGGCATGGTCAAGTTGGACGTCCTGGGACTTTCCAACCTGGACGTCATCCAACAGACCGTCGAGCGCGTGAAGGCACGCAAGGGCAAAGACCTCGACCTACTCGACGTGTCGCTCGATCTGCCGGACGTGCTGGAGGCGTTCTCGCTGGGTCAAACCACTGCGGTCTTCCAGTTCGAAAGCGGCGGCATGAAGGGCTTGCTCAAAGACCTGGCGTTCATCGGCTGCCTGAACTTCGAAAACCTCGTCGCGGCGTCGGCGCTCTATCGTCCGGGTCCAATGGAATCCGGCATGCTCGAGACCTACGTCAACGTGACAAAGGGATTCGAAGCGCCCACCTATCCTCACCCGAAACTGGTGCCCGCGCTGGAGAAGACCCAAGGCGTTTTCATCTTTCAGGAGAACGTCATGCAGGCCGCCCAGGCGTTGGCCGGATTCACCATGGCCGAAGCTGACGCGCTGCGCTCCGCGATGGGCAAGAAAGACGCCGTAAAAATGGCCAAGTCGCGTGATCTTTGGGTCGACGGCTGCATGCGCGAATCCGGCATGGAAGAGGAAGCTGCTGCCGATCTGTTCGACAAGATCGAGAAGTTCGCCGGCTACGGCTTCAACCGTTCGCATTCCGTCGAATACACCATTTTGAGCTACTGGACCATGTTCTTGAAGGTCCGCCACCCCGCAGAATTCTTCGCCTCCTGTCTTTCCGTCATGGACTCCGACCGCATCCCCGGCCTCGTCGCGGATGCCTCAAAGCGAGGTATTTCCATTGGCCCGCCCGACATCAACACATCGACCGACCGCTACGAGATTTATACCGATCCCACCACCGGAAGGGACACGCTGGTCGCCCCGCTCAATGCCGTCGCCAACATCAGCGACAAGGGTGCAAGAGCGATTATGGAGGCGCGAGAGACGGCCGGGGGATCGTTCACCGACCGAGACCAATTCTCGATGGCGGTCAACCGCCGGATCGTGAACGTGCGTGTCGTGCGCCATCTCGATCTCGTCGGTGCATTCGCATCGATCGAGCCCGGCACACCGTCGGCCACGGATTCCTCACGTCTCAAAGACCAGCTCACGCTGATGCCTGGCGTGCTCCAGAAGGTCGCCACCATCGAGCGCGACATGACCATCGACAAGTCGGTCGAGGCACGTCTTCTGAGCGTGGTGAACGACTACAGCCGTCACTATCACGACCGCTGGACCAGCGTTCCGAAGATCGGCAAGCGGGCAAAGATCATGGTGATCTTCGACGCTCCGCTCTGGAGCGACGAGATCGAGGGAAAGTTGCTATCCGGCAAGCCCTATTTGTCGTGGACGACCGCCGCGCATCGCCTGGGTCTGGATCACGCCGACGTCTACTACACCACCCTCATGAAATTCGTGAAGGAGAAGGACGGTCAGTTCGAGACGACTGACATCGGCAAGTGCTCGGAATACCTGCTGCGCGAGATCGACGTGCTGAACCCGCCGGTGATCGTGACGATGGGCTCGCTTGTCACCCGTCTGGTCGCCGATGACAGCAAGAAGAAACCCGCTGAACTCGCTGGCAAAAGCATCTACGACCCGAAGAACGATCGCACCGTCATCTACGGATTCAACCAGGGAATGCTGTTCTTCAAACCCGAGATGACCGTTGACCTCGAGGGCTGCATTCGCAAGGCCATCGAAGCCGCTGGACTCTGATTCCACCCCCTTCAATCCGCATCTGACACTAGCGCTGTCCACAAACGACAGCGCAATTCGAGAAACCGATATGCCCTACGCCACACAATCTGAAATCAACCTGGCCGAAGAACTCGGCTATGTCGTCGAAGTCAGTCAGCACTATGGCCACCGCTTCCACCTGGATCAGCGCCGAGTGTGGTCATCCTATGAATCACCTACCGGTATCCAGTGGATGACCGCGGATATCGTCGAAGGGCGATTCGCCAATCATCAGCGCTTCCCAGTGCTGGGCGCAGCGCTTCGCCGGCCACTCACGGAGAAAGAGTCATGCCCGTCGTCATGACCAAAGATCAGCGTCGCCATCTGGCGATTCTACGCATCAAGCGGCAGATGCCGGATGATTACGCTCAACTATTGATGCGCTTCAATATTCATAGTGCTATCAATGGTCGGCCCAACCGACGCGACATGGACGAGAGTAATGCCTTGGTCATCTTCAAAGGTTGGAACGAGCGACCCGGCCATCGACAGTTTGAACTGTTGATTCTTCTGATCACCGACCACCCTACAAACGTTGAGGTCAGGGACCGAATCCGCTGCCGCATCGCCCGTAACATTCTTCATCGACGTCGGGAGAGGCCGCTATGAGACGTCTCGGTTGGATCATCGTTGATCTCATCGGCCGGGCTGGGTGTGCCGCTCTGATCAGCGCAATCGTCTGGCCGCTGACCGGACATCAACTCGATCATGCTCTAGCGATCGGAATTGTCGGTGGCACGGTCATGATGGCTGCGATCATTGCCTCCTGTCGGTTCGAGAAGAGAATCAAACCATGAGCTCGTATGGTTCGGTCGACTCGTTCGACTTCCCTCACATTCAAGACCGTAAAACTGGCGCCAAGCGCTGCTATAGCCGAAGCACGCTCAGAGGCACCACCAGCCGATCGCTCAACCGCACAGAGAGCCTTGAACATTACGAGGCGCTGGAGAAGGAACTGGGTGAACGCATCGAGCAGGTCCACCGGGAGATGGCGTTCAAGTTTCTGGATTTTCTGCGCAGTCAGCTCGAAGGCTTCAAAACCCATCGACACGATATCTGGATCGACGCGGGCATGGGCACAACGAGTGTGATGGTTGGCGAAGAATTCGCCAGCGAGTATCGCTCGACCCTGCCGATCGTTGAACGGCTACAGGAGATTGATCAGCTCTTAGAGGGACGTTGGGAGTGGGTTTCCTATCTGGAAGGCGCCAAGCTCAACGGCGAGGGTTGGATGCCAGGCTACGATCCAACATGAACCCCGTTTGCGGAACAGTTACAATCCTCGAAGAATCAAAACGATAAGGCGGGGAACATGAGCAGCAATTGGGAATGGTTCAGGGACGTCGACTGCGAGAAGGTGCGACGGTTTTTCAACGAAGAGATCAGCAAGGAGACAACACCAGCGCGTTACACGCTGGTCGATCGAATTGCAGATTCGTCGAAAGCGGTAGGCTGCACGCTGATTGCGCTGAGCATCATGGGTGGCTGGATCAGCAATGCGGAAGGTTCGAACTTCAACGCCTTCGTCGGCGTCACCCTCGGAACCGGCTGTCTCTCCCTGGGCTTGGTATTACACTGCCTAGTGGCTAAGATAGATGCCAAGCAAGTCACGAAACCGGACTCACCGGAACAGGAGGTCCAATCATGACCACGCTTCTGATCGCCTCGCCCTTCCTGCTTTTCATCGGCATCGCAGGGTTTTGGGCCATTCGCGTCACCCGACGAAGCACACGGCAATAAACGAATTGATCTCTGAAAGCGTCCCTCTCGGGCGCTTTCTTCGTTTAGGGGGAATCATAGCCATGAAGTGGATTGCTACGCTGATCCTCGGAGCCTCTGTCCTGCTTATCGGGGCAGGACTCATGCCGCTACCCGCCATCGCCGGAGATCATGATGGCTGTGACGACATCGACATCGTCGAGCCGCCCTTTCCCGAGCCTTTCGACGACGATCCCTTTCCCGAGCCATTCGAATTCCCCGAGCCCGCCCCCGAAGAGACTGACTAAGCCACGTCGGCCATCAGCCACACCAAGCGACCCAGCACTCGCACTCGCTCTGGCCAGTCGGCCTCCAGTTCGACATCGGGCGACTCCTGTCGAGCCGAAATCGAAGCCTTCAATCGCAGCCGACCGCCGGGCATCCGCTGTAGATATTTCACCTGCAAGACGCCCTCATGATCGATGGCGAACATCTTGTCCTCTCGGTGAGACGTGTCGCCCTGATCGATGACGATCATGACCCGCTCCAGAAAGGGCGAGAAGACGCTACCAGGGACCGATGCTGCCGCAACCTGACTTCGACTCAGCTGACGCTGGTGAAGCACGCTGAGCGGCACAGAGGCGGTTTCCATCGAGTTGACCACTTTGAAGATGCCCGACTGTTCAGAGACCTGACACTCGATCATCAGGGGCACCTCGACGTGCGAATGCCAAAAAGCGCTGATCTGCTGCTCATCGGCATTAGCATCCAGCCAGCGATTCTCGAGGCCGATTTGCTTTTCGATGTCTCGCGCCAGCGTCTCGCCGATCTTCTTGCGGTGCTGACCCTGAGATAGACAACGAGAAATGTAGCCAGCGCTGCGACCAACCGCTTTGGCCAACCGCGTCTGTGATCCCTCAAAGCGCTCAACCATCAGGCGGCGCAGGTTGATTTGGCGAACGTCGCAAAGGCTCATGGCTAGCTTAGTTGGACTGTTTGGTCAGTATAACCATACACTTACATTAGACCATTGTAATGAGAATGAATTTACTCATACCAGTAAGTAAGTAATGACTTACCATCGCTTCATGTATAAGCTAAAGATGTCGGAACGCGAGTGTTCCGAATCACCACCGGAGCAATCCATGTCGAGTGAAGTTCAGAACCTGATCGATGCTCACCAGCTCAAGGCCGATGTCGCGTTCAACGCCACCGATCTCGATGCGATGTGGGCGAGCCAGGCCGCGCTCTACGTCCGCTATGGCGTTCTCGCAGCCCGCGCTGAACACCAAAGCAATGCGTTCAAGAACCGTCTTGCGATCGTCGAGGCGGAGTTGGGCAAGGAAGCTCGCGATGAGCTGCCGAAGTCCGGCGTGAAGGTCACTGAGGGCACGGTGACGGAATACGTGCAGAGTCACGATCGCCGTCTCAAGGCATTCAGCGACTACAATCGCTCGATCCTCGTCTTCAACCTGTCGAAGACCGCTCTCGAAGCCCTTCGCCAGCGGCGAGACATGATCGTGCAGGCATCCAAGCATCATCTGGAGCAGGCCGTCATGCGCGGAGACTTCAAGGGTGGCGCCGTTCCGGCCGCTCGTGCGGAAGAGCGCAAGGCGATGCTGGAAGGACTCGAACGCCAGTCCAAGCGCGAGCAGACTATGGAAGAGTCAGAGGGCTAAGAATCGGTCTTTTCTTATTCCTCTAGTAGTAAGTCATAACTTACTTACCATGCAGTAATGCCGCTATCGGCGGCTCGATATACCACCGACAACGCCGCTATCAGCGGCTCGATATCACTGAGGATTCACCAATGGCAGCAACAAGTTCACTGGCCGACCTGAAAGCCCGCATGGGTCAGCGCAAAGCCGATCAGGCCGCGAAAAAGGCTCAGTTCATCCGTCCCTTCCGCTTCCCCACCGGCAAGACCCGCGTTCGTCTGTTGCCGGGCTGGAATCCGACCGATCCGAACACGTTCTGGCATGACTTCGGCATGCACTACGTCAAGGACAAGGACAACAAGCTGGCTGCCGTCTACATCTGCGCCGACAAGACCTACCAGCGTGATTGCCCGGTTTGTTCCGCGATCTGGGAAGGCATCCGGGCATCCAAGGATACCGGCAACACCAGCATGGAGAAGCTGCTGGGTCAGGCCAAGTCGACCGCTCGCGTGCTCGTCAACGGTCTGGTTCGTGATGGCGAAGAGCCCAACAAGCCGCAAGTCATCGAACTGCCTTCTGGCGTGTTCGACGCAATGGTCGAGCAGATCACGACCTTCGCCGACGACGACGTCAACATGCTCGATCCGAAGGAAGGTCACGACTTCTTCGTCACAAAAACCGGTTCCGGCCTCGATACCGAATACTCCGTATCCACCGCACCGAAGGCGACGGAAGTCACCTATGACGTGGCCGCCGTCACCGATCTGAATGCCTACTGCTCCCAGGAATCGGATCAAGGTCTGCTCAAGGCGACGGGTGCCGTCACGGCTGTCACCGGTCTGGCTGCTCCGGTCGCGCTGACACATTCGTCCGTGAAGACCGGAACGACGGGCGCCTTCATGACACCGCCGACTGCTGCCGCTGCGGGTGCGGGAGCTGCGGGTGGCGCTGCGCTGCTGCACGAAGCATCCGAGCCCGACGAAGACCTGGCGGCCGATCTGGAAGGTGAGCTGGCTGATCTCGAGGGCGAGATCGAAGGCGAGCTGGTCGAGGACGACGTGCCGTTCGAAGTCGATGAGCCGAAGCCAACGCCCAAAGCGAAGGCGGAAGCCAAGCCGGCACCGAAGCCCGCCGAAGACCTGGCCGATGAGATTGCCGGCGTGCCTGATGATCTGGACGACATTCTCGACGGTCTCGACGGTATCTGATCCCGCCCATCCGAAAGGGGCTCTGCGGAGCCCCTTTTTTCTGGAGACTCTTCCATGCGCCAACTGTTGTTCGACAGTCACGCGATTGGTTACGCAGCACAGGATGGGACGAAGCTCACCGTCGGCGACCGCGAAGTGCAGTCCATCTTCGGATGCCTGCGTTCGGTGCGACGCTACGTGCGTGATCTCAAGGCCCGTCCGGTGCTGCTATGGGACGGCAAGGCCAAGTGGCGTTACGAGCTGTTCCCCGACTACAAGGCCAAGCGCGGCAAAGAACCAGACCCCCGTCTGCAACACATGCGTGCCTGTTTCCGCGATCAACGCGAAGACATCAAGCGCGGCCTCGGCCTGCTCGGGGTTCCCTCGATCTATGCCGAAGACTTCGAAGCCGACGATTTGGCCGGCTACATGGTCCGCCAATACAACGCAAAGGGCTTTCAGACGTTCCTCGTCACCGGCGATCACGACTGGAAACAGCTGATCGGCGAAAGCGTGACCTGGGTCAATCACAAGGATGGCCGAATGGTCCACGCCTCCACCTTTGCGGAGAACACGGGCTATCTGACGCCGGTGGCCTTCGTTCAGGGCAAGGCGCTAGTCGGCGATCAATCGGACGAGATCCCCGGCGTTGGCCGGATCGGCGAGAAGTCAGCGCCTACCGTGCTGGCGCAATACGGAGACGTGCCGAACTTCGTCGCCCGCATCCGTGATGACGTGGCCAACAAACGCAAGGTGCTGAAAGCCTACCGCGACTTCGCGATGGGTGTGCCGTCACCGAAAGAACCCGAGATGACCCGGCTGGAAGTGTTCAAGCGCAACGTCCGGCTGATGAATCTGCTGACCGGTCCCTCGCCGACCGGCGTGCAGGTGCTGCACCGCAATGCGATGGACCTGGATGCCTTTCGGGAGTTTTGTCGCGAATTCGCCTTTAACTCGATCCTCAACGACTTCGACAACTTCGTCGAACCGTTCGTGGACTTCGCCTCACCCTCTTCACTCAGGAAAGCCTCATGAGCCTCGATCTCGCCAAGGAAATCGCCGGTGCTATCGGCAAGAACGACGATGTCTCCACCGTCAGCATCTGGATCAATACCGGGTTCCCGCCCCTTAACCGGATCGTCAGCGGACGCTACGACGGCGGCATGCCATCGGGACGTGTCATCGAACTGTCCGGCCCGGAATCCTCGGGCAAGACGGCGATCGCTAACGAATGCATGAAAGCAGCCCAGGCTGCCGGCGGTATCGCTGCATTCTGGGACCACGAGCGCTCCTTCGACACCAACCAGGCAGAGCAGTCCGGTCTCGACGTGACCCCCGGCCGCTTCGTCTACAAGAAGGGAATCACCTACGAACAGACGGTGGTCGAAACCCGCAACCTGATGAAGATCGTGCGTGACAAGAAGCTGATCCCTAAGGAAGCGCCGATGGTCATCGTGTGGGACTCGCTGGCCTCGATGGTGCCGCAACAGATCGCCGAGAAGTCGGCTGACGCTCTCAACATGAACGACAACACCGCCCTGGCTCGCGCTACGTCGGCATCGTTCAAGCTAATCGCCCAGGCGGCGGACGATTACAACGCCCTGGTGATCGTGCTCAACCAGGTGCGCACGAAAATCGGGGTGATGTTCGGCGACCCGACAACGACCCCTGGTGGCGAGGCGATCAAATTCTACTCGTCAGTGCGTATCCGCCTGGGCCGCACGATGATCAAGAAGTCGGCCACGGACTCCACGAAGGTCGGCCAACAGATCGGCGCCGAGTGCATCAAGAACAAGGTCAGCGCCCCCTTCCGCAAGTGCAAATGGAACTTCATGTTCAACGAGGACGGCACCGGACACTTCGATGTCGAAGGTTCGCTGGTCGAGTATCTGTGCGAGCACGAAATCATCGAGGCCGGCGGCAAGAAGTCTGCCTACTGCCACTGGAACGGCGAGAAGATCACCAAGAAGAAACTGGCGGGCATGATCCGAACCGATCCGGCGACTCAGGTAGAGATTCAGAAGCTGTTGGACGGCGCAGCGGTCGACGACATCACCGTCGAGGATGATTCTTCTGATGAATAGGCGCTTAACGCCTTGATTCGCTAGCTGCCTCAATCACTGGGAACGTATAGTCATGCGAGTGCGACAACTGGGACATTGGCATGACTATCGAATTGAAACGCGCTCGTTGGGTGAAGCGCACGGAAGACAACCGCTTCACGATCGAGACTGCCGCGGAAAAGAAACGCGAGGTAATGCTGTGCGACACCTGCGGTATTCACGAGCAGTGCCCCGTCAAGCAGATGATGAACCGCGCCGAGCACTTCGTGACGCTGTCGGTTCGCCACTGCGAGAAGTATATCCCCAGCATCGGGTTCATGCCGCCCATCGTCGGTGTCGAGCGAGCGTTCAACACGCTGCGCGTCGGCCGGGGCTGGTTCGATCGACTGCGTGCCGGCGACAAGGTTGCTCTGGTCAACACCAGGACCGCCCTGCCCGAAGGCTACGCCGAAGTCGTGCGCCTGGATCATGGCGAGTATTCGCCCATGCTCAAGAAACACGCCTCGTTCAACCATGCTGCGCTGGAGAAGCCGGAAGGTGTAACGGCCATCGATCACATCGGCAAGATCATGCAGCAGGCACACGGGCACTTCCTCAACGAGCAATCGACCTTAACCGCTATCTATCTGCGGAGGCTTGTCGATGTTCGAGTTAGGACCAAAGCACAAGCTGGAGCTGGTCAAGAAGGGTAAGCGTCTCTACGGCGCCATCGTCACGCTCGACTCCGGTCAGCGCGTCTACATGGCGTATCGCAAGCATTCCGAAATCTACCGGGCCGGCGAGGCGCGTCTCTCAGAGGCGATGAAGAAAGGCATCGCCGCCTGGGCCATGGATAATGACACCCTGCGCGTCATGCGAGCCCACAGCATCAACGTCGTGGGCGTCTTTGTCCGCGACACCAATGAGCGCTACGTCACCGCGATCGACAACTACTTCGACCGCGACAAGATCAAGGTGCTCAACTACACCGCCCGTGGCGGTGCCCTCCAGCGATACCTGCCGCTGAGTTATTTCAGCCATCGAAAACCCGCAATTACCAAATTGCGCTGATTCAACCCCTCGATCCTTCGCGTGATACTTCATTCAGTAAACGTTGAATCACAAAACGATACGATCGAGGGAACCCCCATGAAACGCAAGAAACTCGCCATCATCACAGCATCCACCGTCGTTGCACTCGGCCTGGGGCTAGGCGCTGCTTACGGCGGACTGTTCATCTACGTCAAAGGGCTCTATCTCCCCTACACCAGCGACGAATCACGCCAGTGCCTTACGGTAGCCGAGCGCTTCGAGGACAAGAGCAGCTTGGATATCAACCAGATCATCGGGCCAGAAAATGGCAGCGAAATGGCGATGGTGCATTACCACACCGAAACCCAATTGGGCCTGCCTGCCGAGCGTGTCGCCGCGTGCTATTTCGATGGTCCGAATGGGATGCGTGCAGCGAACATATCGACCTTGAAGAACGGCAAGATCATCGACGACATCACTCTCGATCTCACCCGCTAATCTTCATCGATCAAGCTGCCTTGGGCGGCTTCGGTATCTCGCGCGCTATCAGTAAGCATTTACTTACTGACAACCTGTATAGAGTAAGTCATTATTTACTTACACATGCGCGAGAACCCTCCCAATGACATACGGCATCATTTCTGACACCCACTTTCACTCGTGGTCCCAGTTCTCAACGACCAACGAAACTCTGGTCAATTCGCGGCTCCAGATTCTCATCGACGAGACACGCAAAGCCGCACAGCACATGAAGGACCAGGGCTGCGAAGCGATCTTCCATTGCGGTGACATCTTCCATGTCCGGGGTCGCGTCGCCCCTTCCGTGCTGAATCCGGTCGCCGATCTGTTCCGCGAGATCATCATGGATATCGGCCTGCCGGTGTTCCTGCTCGCCGGCAATCACGACCTGGAGTTCGAGGATGCCAACCGCATCGGCAACAGTGGCGAAGCACTGTCTCGTGTGGGCCTGAAAGTCGTCTCCGAAGAGCCCTTCTTCGAACACACCCATCACGTCCTAATGGTGCCCTGGCATGCCAAGCAGAAGGCGCTGCTTTCAACCATCGAAGAAGCCAAAGCCCGATTGCTACCGAGCGAGGTCGCGGACTGGACATTGATGATCCATGCGCCAGTCAACGAGATCATCCCCGGCCTGCCCGATCACGGTATCGATCCTGACGTGTTGGCCGGTCTCGGCTTCAAGCACGTTTTCTCGGGGCACTATCACAACCACAAGGAAGTTCGCCCGAGCGTCTATTCCGTCGGCGCCATGACGCATCAGACCTGGGGCGACATCGGATCGATGGCCGGTTACCTGATGGTCGATGGTGATGGCGTTCGCCAATACGTCACCGATGCCCCGCAGTTCCTCGACATGGCCAATCTCGAAGAGGACGAATTCGACCGCATCGCCGGCAACTACGTGCGCGCCAAGATCGAGATCAGTAAGGAGCGCGAGATTGGCGAGTTCCGCGACATGCTGGTCAACGAGCTCGGCGCCACCGCTGCATTGATCCTGCCGACGCGCACCGGAGCCACCGTCACGCGCACCGGGGCGGTGAAGGCCAACATGGATCGCCTCGAAGATTCCATCACCCATTTCATCAAGGACAGCACCACGATCCACGCCGACATGAAGGACGACGTGAACGCCGAAGTGCTCAAGACTCTAGCGGAGACCGACCATGATCTTTGAGCGCCTGATTATCGAGAATTTCCTGTCGATCAAGGAGGCATCGGTCGAACTCAATGGCCGCGGCCTGCTGCTGATCCAGGGCGTGAACCGTGAGAACGGTGGCGCTTCGAGCAACGGTGCCGGCAAGAGCTCGGTGGTCGACGCCGTGTTCTGGACGCTCTACGGCAAGACCGCACGTGGAATCGGCACTGATGAAGTGGTCAACGACACGGTGGGCAAGGACTGTCGCGTCTCGCTGTTACTCAAGGATGGCGACGACGAATACCTGATCACGCGTCATCGCAAGCACGCCAAAGGCAAGAATCGTCTGGTCGTGTTCATGAACGGTAAGGAGATCACGTCCGGCACCGATAAGCAGACCCAGGAGCAGGTGAATAAGATCATCGGTTCGACCGAGTCCGTGTTCGCCAACTCCGTCTATGCCGGGCAGGAAGCGATGCCGGATCTTCCCAACCGCACCGACAAGGAACTCAAGTCGCTGGTCGAGGAAGCCGCCGGGATCGATCGTCTGAATCTCGCGTATCAAGCCCAGCTCAAGAAAGCCTCGACACTCAAGACCGAAGTGATCGCCTCGGAAGCGCAGCTCGACAAGCTCAACGATCGCCTCGTCAACGCCGAAAACCAGCTCACGCGCTATCGAGACGCCGACAATCAGTGGGGTATCGATCGCGGGATCAAGGCCAAGAAGATGCGCGGCGAAATCGAAGGTTGGAAAGCAGCCTTCGAAAAGCTCGAGGTGGCCAGCGTTCTCGCTCGCAAGAAAGACCTCGAGGCCCAGGCCGAAGCGATCAAGGCCAAGATTGCAGCCACCGATGCCGAGCGCGAGAAGCTGACCACGCTGGAACGCGAAGCCACCGCCGCAGATACCGCCGTGAAACTCGAACAGAGCAAGGTGACGTCCGCCGGCGAGCTGGTCAAGAAGCGCAAGGCCGAACTGGAGAACGTCGAGAAGCTGGTCGGCACGCCCTGCTCCGAATGCGGCAAGGATTATGCGGAACATGACCTCGACGACGTGCGCAAGCTGCGCAAGCAATCCCTGATCGACGCCGTCGCATCCTACAAAGCACTCAGGACATCGCTGGGAGACGTCGAGAATCGCTCCACAATCGCGCAGGAGACGCTTACCGACTTTAGAGCATCGATGACTAACGTCAGCGACGAAATCGACGCAGAGCGCAAAATTCGAAGCTCCCTGTTCGATATCCAAGGCGACATCACCAGCGCGACGAATCTCAAGTCACAGGTGACCAATGGCGTGAAGACGCTCAAGGCGCTGATCGCGGAGTCGAGCCCTTACGTCAAGATGATCGCCGACGAGGAAGTTGCCCTTGAGGGTCACAAACAGGCGATCGTCGATCACCAGGAAGCGTTAGATGCGCTGCGTCACCGGCATCTGGTCTCGATGAAGGCCGCCGAAGTGCTCTCCACCTCCGGCGTGCGGGCGCACATTCTCGATCACGTCACCCCGCTGCTCAACGATCGCACCAGTCACTATCTCGGCCAACTCTCCGAAGGCGAGATCGGCGCGACCTGGCAGACGATCAACGCCACCAAAGCGGGTGAGCTGCGCGAGAAATTCGCCATCAACGTCACCAACACCAAAGGCTCGCAGTCGTTCGGCGGACTCTCGGGTGGCGAGAAGCGCAAGGTTCGCATCGCAACGGCGATGGCCCTGCAAGACCTGGTGTCGACTCGAAGCTCCAAGGCATTGCCGCTGTTCATCTTCGACGAGATCGATCATGCGCTGGATGGCGACGGTCTCGAGCGGCTGATGTCGATCATCAAGGAGAAAGCCAGCAGCACGAGCACCGTGTTGGTGATCTCGCACAACGACCTGAACCACTACATCACCGACACCCTGACCGTCATCAAGGAAGACGGATTCAGCCGGGTCGAGGCGTGAGCGCGATGACACTGACCCAACCTCAACTTGCCGGGCTGAAATGCCTGGCATCCGGCCCCGGCGACTACTTCGACCTGGCACGCGTTGGCGTGCGAGGTCCGACGATTCATTGGCTGATCAATCAGGGCTTCGTCATGGTCGACATCAAGCAGGGCCTCAAGACCTACGTGATCACCGAGGCTGGCCGCGTGAAGCTGGCTGACATTCAGGTGGCAATACCATGACGACGACCCCTAAGCCCCACTGGCCAACCCTGCCCGCCGGCTCACTTCCCCGTCCCTTCGCGAAAGAGACTTCGATGGAGCCGTTTTTCTTTTCCCAGTCGCTGGGTGGCGCACCGACGGGCTATCGACATGATCCGCTGGATTACCTGACGCTTGTCGGCCACAAGCCCTCGGATCGCTTCTGCCACACCCTGGCTAGCGAGTTGGCCGACGATCGCTACAAGACCTACACCGTCGCCAGCTATTCGGACTTGAAGCGTGTGGGTGACATGAGCCCAGGTGAAATCGACGACTCTTCGACGATCACGACTCGAACCGTGGCCGTGGTGGATATGGCCAACGTCGTGAGCTTCACCTTCTCGGAGCATCGCGGGCAACTCCAGTTGGCCTACATCTGCGAAGACATCAATGGGGATCGGTTCATCATGTCGGAATCGGAGTTTCACCCGCAATTCACCAAGTTGTCGGCTCTGACGGGGCTGAGCATCGTTGACCTGATCTATGAGGAATTGCGCGCCAGTTTTCAGACTTGGATTCCGCCGACAGCCATGTCCAAGCCTTCGATCGAACCCTACACGATGCTGCCGCTGAACAACGCCCTCAAGAAAATTCCACCCGAAAGCCTGAAAGGCAATCCGGGTATGACCGCCTATGTGCTTCGTCATATCTGCGAGTTCAACGACTTCCCGTTCATCGCGGAAAGCGGCGCTGTCATGTTCATGTCACCGGAAACCGCCGGTAGGCGTGCAGCGGCGGCACTGGAGATCCCCGAGCTGATCGACACCGAGGCGGCCTTCAAGGAGGCGCAGCGTCTCAACCCTCACTTTGGCATTCTGAAACTGTAATGGAGAACACCATGGGACAAACCATCCAGGTCGTCGGGCTCGACCCGAGTCTGCGCAACTGGGGCATCTGCAAGGCAACGCTCGATCTCACCGCGCTCAAATTGACGGTGCATGAGGTCGATACCGTGCAGCCCACCAAGCTGACCGGTAAGCAGGTGCGCCAGAACTCCACGGACATCGATGCGGCGACTCAGCTATCGATTGGCGCTCAGGCCGCCATCAAGGGGGCTCAGGCGGTTTTCATCGAAGTCCCGGTCGGTAGTCAGTCAGCACGCGCAATGGCCTCCTACGGCATCTGTGTGGGCGTGCTGGGCGGTTTGCGTGCCGGTGGCGGTGCGTTTTTCGAGTTGACCCCGAAGGAAGTGAAAGTCGCCGCTACCGGCAAGGGCACCGCGACCAAGTCCGAGATGATCGCCTGGGCCACGAAGCATCACCCCGAGGCTAACTGGCCAACCTACATGCGCAAGGGTGAAATCCTGATCAGTGAAGGCACGGCGGAGCATCAGGCCGACGCACTCGGGGCGATCTATGCCGGAATCCAACTGCCTGAATTCCAGCGACTTATCACCTTCATGAAAGCCGCATGATGTAGTTCCCCACCCTTAGACCTACCAGATATAGGGCCGGCATCGAGACTCTTTCTCATGCCGGTTCTAGTAAGTAAGCACTTACTTAGCATAGACTGAACGACCCACCACTCGATACGGACACCTCCATGCAAGTCGTCAAACGCGATGGCTCGTTGCAGCCATTCTCGCTCGAAAAAATCGAGCGCATCTTGTTCTTCGCCGTGGGCGAACTCAAGACCGTCAGTGTCAGCATCATCGCCAAGATTGCCGCGGCCAACGCCTTCGACGGCATTTCCACCGCCCAGCTTCACACCGTCATGACTCAGGCCGCCGCTGACCTGATCGGTGTCGAGGAAGGCTTCCATCCTGACTACGCGCTTGTCGCCGGGCGTCTCGAGATGTTTCGGGCGCAGAAGGAAGCCTACGACACCTATGGCTACCCGCACCTCGGCGGCCACACCCAGAGCCTGATCGACGCCGGCATCTACGACAGCGAACTCCTGGCGCCCTTCTCCGAAGCCGAGATCGCCGAGCTCTCCGCCTATATCCGACCCGAGCGCGACATGCTGTTCCAGTATGCCGGCTCCAAGCAGATGACCTCGAAGTATCTGATCAAGAACCGCGTGACGGGTCGCATCTACGACGCCCCGCAGCATGCCGCCATGCTGATCGGTATGGCCGTGCTGCCGACGCACTACTCGGGTGAACGCCTGATCCGTGAGTGCAAGGACTTCTACGATGTCGTGACCACCTTCGAAGGCAGTCTGCCGACACCGATCTGGGGTGGTGTGCGCACACCGCTCAGGCAGTTCTCCAGCTGCGTGGTGGTGGAAGCCGGAGACTCGCTCAAGGAGATTAACGCGGCGTGTGACGTGGCGAGTCTCTATGGCGCGGCTCGTGCTGGTTTGGGCATCAATGTCGGCATGATTCGCGCCGAGGGATCGGAAGTCCGTGGTGGGCTCGCGTATCACACCGGCATCGTGCCGTTCATCAAGAAGGTCGAGGCGTCGGTCAAGGCGTGCTCCCAGGGTGGTATCCGCGGTGCCAGCGCGACGCTGTTCTATCCGCTGTGGCACCTGGAGTTCGACAACCTGGTCGTGCTCAAGAATAACAAGGGTCTGGAGCTCAACCGGGCGCGGCGCATGGATCACGCCTTCCAGATGAACACCTACCTCTGGCAGCGGCTCCAGCTGGGCCAGAACATCACCCTGTTCTCCCCGCATGACGTGCCGGGCCTCTACGATGCGTTCTTTGCCGATAACGAGAAATTCATCAGGCTCTATGAAGCCGCCGAGCGCAATCCGTCGATCCGCAAGATCACCAAGACCGCACTGGACGTGTTCAAGACGCTGATGATCGAGCGTGGCGAGACATCTCGGGACTACCTGATGAATGTCGACCACTGCAATACCCACTCGTCTTTCATCCCTGAGATCGCCCCGATCCGTCAGTCGAATCTCTGCATGGAGATCACCCTGCCGACGGTGTCGCTCCAGAACGAACAAGACCCCGAGGGTGAAGTGTCGCTCTGCACCCTGGCCGCCGTGAACATGGGCGTGGTCAAGACGCTCGCGTCTCTACGTCGTGTCGTGCGGGTGCTGTCGAACTACCTCGACGCCCTGCTCGACTATCAGGACTACCAGGTGCCGGCCGCCAAGAACGCGACCATGAAATACCGCCCGCTCGGTATCGGCTTGACCAATTTCGCCTACTGGCTGGCCGACCAGGGTCTGAAATACTCCGACGGCTCGGGCAACAACGCCACCCACCGCTACGCCGAGGCGTTCCAGTATTACCTGATCGAAGCGGCTGTCGACCGCGCCATCGAGTTTGGGCCGGCGCCTGGCTTCCACTCGACCAAGTATTCGCGTGGACTGCTGCCGATCGATCACTACAAGAAAGCGGTCGACGAGCTTCACACCGAGTCGCTGTTTCTCGATTGGGAATCCCTGCGCGCCCGCGTCATTCATCACGGCATGCGCAACTGCACCCTGTCCGCCCAGATGCCGTGCGAGTCATCCAGTCAGGTCTCGAACTCCACCAATGGCGTCGAGCCGCCTCGCGAGCTGGTCTCCGTGAAGGGCAATCAAACCATGACCATCACCCAGGTCGTGCCGGAGTATCACCGCTTGAAGGACGTCTACGAGACGTTGTGGGAGTGGCCGAACAACGAAGGCTATCTCCAACTGATGGCGATCATTCAGAAGTTCTTCGACCAGTCGATCTCGACGAACACCAACTACAACCCGGATGCCTACGAGGATGGAATGGTGCCGCTCCAGACGATGCTGCGCGAGCAACTGCTGGCTGTGCGCTGGGGCATCAAGACCATGTATTACTCCAACCTCCGCGACGGACAGGGTGACGAAGAAACGGTTGGGAAAGGGAAGGAAATCGCTTCTGTAGAGGACGCCAAGGCAGTTTCCCCAGCGATGGTGGCAGAGCCCGTCTTGGACATGGCCAGCGGCTGCGACAGCGGCGCCTGCTCACTTTAATCGACCCCGGAGAATCGACCATGGCATACACCACCTTCAATCAGAAGCAGACCGACACCCTGAGCCAACCGGCGTTCCTCGGTGAAGGGCTCAATGTCGCTCGCTTCGACCAGATGAAGCATCGCTTCATCGACCGCGCCACCATCGAACAGATCAGCCAGTTCTGGGTGCCGGAAGAGATCGACCTGTCGCAAGACCGGATCGACTTTCGCACCAAGCTGAACGACGGCCAGCGCTACATCTTCATGGCCAACCTGCGCTACCAGACCTTGCTCGACTCGATTCAGGAGCGAGCGCCGATGCTGGCGTTCGGCCCGCTGGTCTCGATCCCCGAGCTTGAGTCGTTCATCGACGCCTGGGCCTTCTTCGAGCTTATCCACTCTCGCAGCTACACCCACATTCTGCGCAACCTGGTGCCGAACCCGGACGAGATTTTCAACAACATCGTCAGCGACCCGGCAATCATCAGCCGTGCCGAGTCCCTGACCTCTGCCTACGACGATCTGATCGAGCTGGGCATGATCTACTCGGTCTATGGCTACGGCTTCCACATGGTGCCCTCCAAGGGCGAACACATGATGATCACGCCGAAGGTGATGCGTCGGGCGATCATTCGGGCACTGGCCACCGTCAACGCGCTGGAAGGCGTGCGCTTCTACGTCTCGTTCGCCACGTCGTTTGCCTTCGCCGAGAAGCTGGATGCGATGCAGGGCTCGGTCAAGGTGCTGCGCTTCATTGCTCGCGACGAAGCGATCCATCGCCAGACCGTCGGCAATATCCTCAAGGCGTTCGCCAGCGGCAAGGAGGGACCGGAGTGGAAAACCGACTTCGAGGACATGATCCCCGAGATGACCGCGATCTATCGGGAGACCTTCGAGCAGGAGATCGTGTGGGCTGAACACCTGTTCTCGGAAGGCCGCACCATGCCCGGTCTCAACACCGAGCTGCTGACCGGCTTCATGCAGCTGGTGACGAATCAGACGATGGCCGGTGGTGGTCTCGAGCCGATGTTCGACAAGCTCGGCGCCCACACCATCCCCTGGGTCAAAAAGTTCCTCTACTCCGGCAACGTGCAGGTGGCACCACAGGAAGCCGAGATCAGTTCCTACCTCGTCGGCCGCATCAACACGGTTGTCGATCTGCCTGCTCTGGCCGCGATCAAACTCGTGGACGCTGCATAGTAAGTAATCTTATACTTACTAGATCATAACAATGTATGACGGGATTACGCGTCCCGTCATTTTGTCTGCGATTCCCTGTAACGCATGCGTGACAATTCATCCTGTCAGCGCTTACTGAGTGACTTCACTACAGATAAGGGTTCTCAATGAAGACCATCTCTCACCAGCAAGTCCTCAATGCATTCGCCAAGACCCCGATGATGGTCCGTGAATTTCATGAAGTGTTCGAACACCCTGCCCGTCTTCATGATGATATGACGTGCAGCCTGGACGAGCGCCGCGCGATGGAGCGCGTCGGTTATGTGACAGAGGAATGTCTGGAAGGTCTGTTGGCTGCTCTCGCCGGCAATCGCGAGGAAGCGCTGGATGCGGTCGGCGATATTGCCTACTTCCTCGCCGGCAACCTGGTGGAATGCGGGGCTGCCTACCCCGGTGAGCTCGCAGGCATGATGACTGATTTGATGGATAGCAACGAGAACGACCTGTGCATCAAGCGGGTGCAGAAGCACCTCGAAAAAGCCGCCTGGGACCGCTATCTGGCGCAGTTCTTCATCGGCATGAATGCCAGTATCAGCAACCTCTTCATCGAAGCCGTGGACCCGGAAGCGCCGATCGAGACCTCTGTCGTCGAGACTCTGCAACCGTCCGCCGCAATGCTGATGAGTGCGCTGTTCGTGATGGGTGCCGTGTTCGAAGTCGACCCCCTCGAAGTGATGTCCGAAATTCATAGCGCAAACATGAGCAAGCTGCTGCCGGCCTACCTGCCGGACGAGACAGCCTGTCTGCAATACATGATCCACAATGGCACCCCGACGCCCTACACGGAGTTGGATTTCTACCGCATCGATGATGGTCGCTGGATCGCCAAGAACGTGAACACCCGGAAGGTCGTGAAGAACCCGTGCTTCGATAAGCCGGACATCAAGCAGTTCGTGACCTACCCGGAGAAGTCTGCTGCTGAGTTGTTGCAAGCTCACAGCGAAATGGCTTTTTCGATGCTTAAAGGGTAAGTCATAACTTACTTATAGCTAACGTTATAAAGGGCGATAACATGGTGATGAAATGCGTAGAGGGCATCGCTGTTATCGCCCTTCTGCTTCTGGCTTCCGCGGATTGGGAGCCTCTTATCCAACTACTGACCGCGAGTCTCTGATGAGCAACGTCGATGACGTCTACCTGGCGGTTGCCCGCCGCATCCTGAACAACGGGCACGAGAAGAGCGATCGCACCGGCACCGGCACGACCAGTGCCTTTGGCGAGTCAATGGTATTCAGTCTGATCGCCGGTGAAATGCCGCTGCTGACCACCAAGAAGCTGGTCTTGCGCTCGATCATTCATGAGCTGATCTGGTTTCTGCGTGGCGAGGGTAATATCCAATACCTGCGCGATAAAAATGTGGGTATCTGGGACGCGTGGGCTGATGAAAATGGCGATCTAGGGCCGGTCTACGGCGTCCAGTGGCGTCACTGGCAGGACACTCGCGTCATCGACGATACCCAAGTCGAGGCGTTCAAGGATCGCGGCTTCACGATCGAGGGTGAGATCGCCCAGGCCAAGACCATGACGGGGCGCTACGTCGCCACCCGAGAGATCGACCAGATTCAGGACGTGCTGAATCAGCTGCGCACCAACCCGGACTCCCGGCGCATCATCCTGACCGCCTGGAATCCGGCGGTCATCGAAGAGCAGGCGTTGCCGCCCTGCCACTCCTTCATTCAGTTCTACACCCACGAGCTCGACTGCACCCAGCGACAGGTGATCGCTCTGGAACGCATCAAGCACGCCATGAACGCCGGCTACGAGCTCAACACCATGCAGCACGCGCTGCTGACGGCGCTCCAGCAAGACAACCTCGACGAGAAGTTGCTGGACGACCTGGTGCCGAAGCGGGCGCTGTCGTGCCACTTGTATCAGCGCAGCGGTGACTTCTTCCTGGGTGTGCCCTTCAACATCGCCAGCTACGCCCTGCTGACGCACATGATTGCGGCTTGCGTCGGCATGGAGGCGTTCGAGCTGGTTCATACGATCGGCGACGGCCATCTCTACTCAAATCACCGAGACCAGATCGAGGAGCAGTTGAAGCGCTGCGCCATCCCCGGCACGACGACGGTTCGTTTCCTGCGCACAGCTTCCGATCCCGGCGAGTTCGCCTTCGAGGACATCGAGATCATCGGCTACAACAGCCACCCGCCGATCAAGGCGCCTATCTCTGTTTGATGGGGCGCTGTAGCCCCGTCGTCACGCGCTCGACAATGAATAAGCACACAACAGGAGTGACCCATGAACAACCCCAACTTCGGTGCGCTCGCTGGATTCGAAACGCCCAAGATCGAGCCGGTCGCAGCGTCTGGAACGCGCAAGACAGCCGATGGCCGAATTCTCGGCCTGCTTCAAGAGTCGAATCTGGAACGAGCCATGAGCCTCAAGCCAACCGAGCAGGGCTGGAAAGAGGCTCTGGATTTGAAGTGCTGGCTCGGTTCGAAAAGCGCTCAGCACATCCAACAGATGGCGCCGCACCACATCATGAATTCGATTCGCATGTTGCGTGAGGAACGCCACTCGACCTTGAAGGGCAATCAGGCCATTCGCGCCATCGAGATTCTGATCATCGAACTGGAAGAGCGATTGATCCGCGGCCATCTCGATGCAGAGAAAGAGCATGCCGACGTGGAGAAATTCCTGAAATGAGCGACTACACCTGCGCAGTCAGGAAGGTGACTCAACTCGCGATCAACCGCAACGGCGGCGCGACCCACGTTACCTTCCGCCCCTTCAAGGGTAGCGACGAGAGCCGCGTCAACGGCGGGACGCTGACGATCGATGGTGACTTCGGCCCCTTCTCGCACACCTGGACACACATCGGTGGTGAAGACTTCGTCGACTTTCTGGAAAGCCTCAGCTTCGATTACGCCATGAACAAGCTGTCACCGCAGCCCATCATGCAGTTCGACGGCGACAAGACTCGCGATCTGATCAAGCAGGCGATCATCGAGCGTCGCAAGGAGGGTGAGATCACCGCACCCCAGGCGCGCCACTTCTGGGACGAGATCGACCAACTCGACCTCCACTCGGAACACGATGCCTATCGCGATCTCTGCGACATCGAATGGAGTGGCATCGAACCCGACGGCGATCGTCTCTACCAGCATCTCACGCTGCTGGATGGCGTTTTCGGTGATGACCCCACAGCCATCCCGTTCGGCACGTCGATCCGCGGCAACCTCGAGTATTTCTGGCGCGAAGTTTGGCCAATCATCCTGGTCGAGATGCGCAAGGCTGTAGACGCCGAAAAGCTGGAGGTAGCGGCATGAGCCGGAAACCCTACGCCAGCGACTGGAAGGAGATCGAACCCGGTCTCGAGTATAGCGCCGAGCTCGATCGCTACTGGCACAACGGTCGTGTCTATGACGAGCGCTCCGCCCGTCACAACGGTCTGGTCGGCATGGGCGCGCAGCTGCGCCGGCTGCTCAAGGAGGAATAGGTCATGCGTAAACCTACCCATGCCCTGGTTCACTGGTCGGAGAGCACACGCTTTCCGGGCGAGAATGCCCTCATGACGTTCGCCACATTCGAGGAAACCGCCGCACGCGCCGCCTGGGCTAATCCGCCCAGGGGCTGCTACGACAAGACCCAAGTCACGATCCTTTTCAGCGACGGATCGAGCTACGGCTGCCGGATTGACCTGAAACAAGGCGACGAACGCGGCTTCCGTGACCACGTTGAGCAGTTCATTCGCGGCCACGAAGGCGGGTGTCACGACAACTGGCCTAACCGGGAGGCGTTCAACGAGCTCTGCACCTTCCTCAAGGATATCGACTTCGAAACGCCGCCGACCGACGAGGAACTGGCCAACCAGCCGCACCCGACCAAGCTCCAATTCGTCTTGGCACAGGCTCAGATCATGCCCATCGACTACAACCGCATCATCATGATCCGAGACTTCCGTCATGCTGATGGGCGTCCGTGGGTCGACAAAGGAGCCATCGGCACCATCAGGGCCAGGAATGGCAGTTACGTCGGCGTTCTCTTCGATGAGGGGCAGGACGTTCACATCGAGCGCGACGGCAGCGGCCGTCTGATTCAGGAGGTTCCGTTCGTCGATACCGCCGTCTATCGAGGGGATCAGTCATGAGCGGTCAGCTCTACCAGCTCCAGGTCAGCGGTAATCCCAAAGCGGGCGATGTCGTTCGAATCAGCGGCCCCTGGGATACGTGGGGCGTGATCCAGGCGCTGCGAGATAACGGCTACCACCTCATTCGTGGCGCCGGTCACCGCAAACCGCAGGAGAAGCTGTCATGTCTGACCAGCCGAAGTTCGTGACCATGATATGTGATGCGAGTCACTGTCCTCACACTCGTGCCACCGGCTGGGCGGTCTGGATCAAGCACGGATCGCCCGCGCAAACCGAGCGCCTGTCCGGGTCGGCGAAATCCAAGAACAGCACCAAGGCCGAACATCTCGCGCTGGAGAAAGGCACTCGTTACCTGATCGAGAACGTCGACCTGCAAGACGCCATCGTGATCGTTCAATCGGACTGCAAGGGGGCGCTGGAGAAGGTCGATGTCGGGCTTCTCAAGGAGCGCGGCGCCCAGCACGTCAAGCTCAAGTGGGTCCGTGGCCACCAGGGCGTCAAAGACCCTCGATCTGCCGTGAACACCTGGTGCGACATCGAAGCCAAGCGTCAGATGCGGCCGCTGCGAGACGCGATTCTCGCCGCACAAACCTCCCCATCAATCTACTCACCCAAGGAATCCGCATGAGCCTTCTATTCGAATCACCCGAAGCCAAAGCCATGACTGAGCCTCACGTCTACTATCGCTGCGAACCCACCGATGACGTCGGTCTGGATAGCAACGGCAACATCATCACGGGCTTCACGCTCAAACCCTACGCCATCTCCGGTCATGACTTCGTCGAGGGTGAAGTCGAGGCCGCCGGCCAAGACGTCAAGCTGTCGATCCTGGGGGATCTCGTGACCGGCGCCATCTACCGAGCCGGGATTACCGATATCGTATATGACTGCGAAACTGGCCAGGCGGATGACTGGAGCGTCACGCTGGCTCGCGTCGACAATGACGATGAGCTGGCCGAAGTCGAGCGGATTCGCCAAGCCGCTGAATCAGCTGAACAATCCGATGTGGGTGCTGACAGCACCTCAAATTGATCTGCCAGCCCTATTGCACCGGGAGCGGAATCGTTAATACTGTATGGATGAACAGCATCCCATGCAGGACCAATGATGACGCTCCCGACCTTCGAATACCCCGCCAAATCGCCCACTGAGACACTACTATCCCACCCGCCACAGCTAGCGCGGTGTGGCGTCTCAGGCTTCCCTTCGCCCGCCGAGGATTACCAGGGCGACAGGCTCGATCTTACCCGCTATTTCATCAAGCACCCTGCCGCCTCGTTCTTCATGACGGTCGTTGGTGATTCGATGCGCGAGTTCGGCATCATGGATGGCTCGAAAGTGCTGGTTGATCGAGCGGTGAAGGCCCGTGCCGGTCTGATCGCGGTGATCCTGATCGACGGGGAGATCGTGGTTAAATCGCTGGAGAAGCGGGCCGGGGTGCTGTGCCTGTGCAGCGGTGGCGATCGCTACCCGCCCATCCCCGCATCGACGATCGATGAGGGTGAGTCCTATGGCGTGGTGACTTCCGTTCACACCCAGCTCTACGCCCACCCGTCATGATCGGCATCGCAGACTGCAACAACTTCTACTGCTCGTGCGAAAGGGTATTTGACCCCTCGCTGCGCGGCCGGCCCGTTGGTGTCCTCTCGAATAACGATGGTTGTGTCGTTGCTCGGTCGAATGAGCTCAAAGCGCTGGGGGTGCCGATGGGCGCACCGGCGTTTCAGTTGCGTGATCAGGTTCGTCGCGGCGAGATCGTGCTGAAATCGTCCAACTACGAGCTCTATGGGGATCTCAGCCAGCGGGTGCAGACGATCCTCGCCGATCACTCGGCTGGGATAGAGCCGTATTCAATCGACGAATGTTTCCTGATGCTGGACGGCTTCGCCCCGGAAACCCTGGAAAGGCACTGTATTGACTTGAAGGCGCAAGTTCGCCAATGGACCGGCATTCCGATCTCCATCGGGGTGGCGCCAAGCCGGACCCTAGCCAAACTCGCCAACCGCCTGTCCAAGAAGATTGCCGCATTCGAGGGTGTCTGCGTGCTGGAGAAAGACAGCCAGGCGCTCAAGCAGGTTCTCGAGCGCACCGATCTCGATGATATCTGGGGCATCGCCCGCCGACAGCGCGACAAGCTCCACCGCATCAACGTGTTCAACGCCCTCGATCTGGCCCGCGTCGACCTGAAAACGATCCAGCGCCAATTCGGGGTGGTAATGGAAAGGACCGTGCTGGAGCTGCGCGGGATTCCGGCGATCGAGATGAATGACCACGACGAGCCGAAACAGCGGATCATGACCTCGAGGTCGTTCGGGCAATCGACGAGTGACAGGGGTGAAGTCGCCGCGGCGCTCACGAAGCATGGCCAGCGCGGTGCCGAGAAACTGAGACAGCAAGAGAGCACGGCGCGGGCGGTGATGGTGTTCATTCAGACCGATCGTTTCCGCCAAGACCTGCCGCAGTATTCGCAGAGCACGGTGATCGGTCTCGACCGGCCATCCTGCGACTCGCGGGTGATCCTGGCCGCCGTGAAGATAGGGTTCAATTCGATCTGGCGGGACGGCTATCGCTACAAGAAGGCTGGCGTGATGATGCTCGATCTGCGCGATACCAACCGGGCACAGCTATCGCTGCTGGACGAGTCGGAACACGCCACACGCGACGAGAAATCCCAGCGGCTGATGTCGACGCTGGACGAGCTCAACCAGAAGATGGGGCGCGGAACAGTCAATTTCGGTCTCCCCTCGAAGAACGCGCCATGGAAACTCAAGGCTGACAGTCGATCGCCGAGATGGACGACGCGCTGGGACGAGATACCCCGCGTGCGGGCAGGATGACACCACGATCCAGTGCGCTATACTTAGCTAAGCACTTAGCTAGGAGGCCATTCCATGAACTATAACGTCCACGACGCCAAGTCGCAGCTATCCAAGTTGATCGAGCAGGCACTGGCTGGCGAGGAAGTGATCATTGCCCGTCGCGGCAAGCCGGCAGTGAAGCTCGTGGCCTGCGAGCCGAAGGGTATCGATTCGATCTGGGGCGCGCTAAAGGGGGCAGCGCTGGAACCCGGATGGGACGCCCCGATGACCGAGGAAGAGCTGGCCGATTGGTATGAGGGTCAGGATGAGACGCTGCCGGAGAACGCACGATGAACCTGCTGCTCGATACCAACATCATCATCGGCATCTTGGAAGGCGATTCACGATTGATCCCACCGGCGGCCAGGGAGATTCTGTCAAATGCAACTCTCCACTACAGCGTAGCGGTGATCTGGGAGGTCTCGATCAAGCATTCGACCGGCAAGTTGGCCATCTCGCCGATGCAGATGTTCGACATGGTCAAGCGGGTCGGCATGATCGAAAAGCCAATCGCCACCTCTCACACTCTGATCGTCTCCACACTGAATCCGATCCACCGTGACCCGTTCGATCGCATTCAGATCGCTCAGGCGATCGGCGAACGACTGACCCTGGTCACAGCCGATAATCTGCTGCCCCGCTACGACAGCACCGGAAACGTCGTCAGGCACATTTCTTCTGTAGCCAGTAAGTCATAGCTTACTTATACTAACGATGAGCGCAGGGGCCATGAGCCCCTGTTTATTTGCGCTGACAATGAAAACTCCAAGTCGCAACGCACATCGAGAACACCATGCACAACATTCCCGTCCGTCTCGTCTATGAAGGGCTCGCGACATCGTTCGTCGAATCCCCGGACCTGATCGCCGTGCCCGTCAGTCCGATGGTTCGCCATCGTGAGCTGCGCTATGCCATCCTCGACCTGAACACCTGGCCCAGTGCAATCGACACTCGCGATCGAGCGACGGCCGTCGACAACGCGATTCGCAACCTGGGTGACCACCCGTTCCTCGAACTGGCCCCGGAAGATCCGCCCGAGCAGTGGAACATCCGACAGCATCCGAGCATCTCCGGAATGTGGCTCGTCATCGACGACGAAATCGACATCGTCTCAAGCTGGCCTTACCGCGAACAGGCAGTCTACGCCGCATGGTCCAAGGCTTATAGCAAGTGGAGTGAGACCGAGCACCACGCTCTGTTCCGCATCACCCTCGACGCGCCGCCGGGTTACCTCGTGTCTTTGAGTGCCATGACACGGGAGCCATGGATCGTTCATGTTGCTTCTGAAATGTTGCGACAAACGCACCCTAACGAGCTCGCCGCCAAGGCCGCCGCTTGGCAGGACTACCTGGCCAACGCCAAGTCCCGCGACACCGGCTTCGAGGCTGGCAACATCGAGGATGCCAACGAGTGTGGCAACTGGTGCGCTGGCATCCGTCAGGTCTACGAGACTTGGGTCTGGGAGAACCAGATCGAGGTTTACGGCAAGTCCGAGGCTGAAGCCACCGAGCTGCGCGACCGGATTCTGGCGTTCCTGCAAGGAGCGTCACGATGACCGCACACGTTCACGCCGAATCGATGGCGCAATATGCCGAGGACGCCCGCGAGACGGAAAAACCGTGGGAGCGGTGGGAGATAGAGATTGGCAAGGAGTGGTGGCCGCTAAGCAAAATGGCGGAATGGCACCCGCAGTTCAAATACCGCCGCAAGCCGCGCACGATCAATATCAACGGACATGAGGTGCCCGAGCCACTACGCGAGGAACCGGCGAACGGCCAGTCGCTATATAGCCCCGCCTTTTTCAATAGCGAATCCTTCCAGGTTACATACTGGCACGCAACGCGAGTCCAGCAAGATTGGCTGAGTCAAGGGCTGTTTCACCTCACCCGCGAAGCCGCCGAGCTGCACGCCAAAGCGCTGTTGTCGTTCACCAAATCGGGCGACTGACCAATGACTAACTTCGTATGGCCCAGCGATGCCGATCGTGCAGAGAGCGACGAGCTCAATCGTGTCTGTGAACAGCTCGAACGCGTAATGGATAACAGCCAAGCGATCATCGACGCCGGTAAACGCCTGCGCGAACTGGCCGACGACCTGATGCCCGGCCTCAAATACATCGTCTTGCAGGACTACGCGCTGCTAACCGCCTTCGACGAGTGGGACCGGGCGATGCGGCCGATGAAACAGGAAGGGGAGAACAACCAATGACCGTCCAAGAACGCATGAGCATGCAACTGACCATCGTCCGCGCTGCGGTTGAAGGGTTGATCGCCGCTGGCTACCGCGTCGGCTACCACGACGGCGACACACACTGCCACGAAGGTGAGATCGTGGCGCAGCATGAGAACGGCACGTTTTTCCTGACGCACAGCAACTGGGTGGGCAAAGGCGGTGCTAGCAAGCCAGGCAGTGATGACGAGAGGCCTGCCTACCAGTCGCTGCTGGATGCGGGCTATACACATTGGTTTCCACTCTCAGCCGTCAACGATGCAGAAGGTCGCGGCGATGCTTAACACCAACAGCCTCGCGGGCATGATGTGTCCGCACTGCAAGCAGACCAAGCGCTTCGAGATCGAGGTCAAAGCCTACGCCAGCGTCACCGATGAGGGCGTCGAGGACGTCAACAGCGGGGAGAACGAGTGGTTCAATCACACCCCGATCCGCTGCCCTGCCTGCCACACTCAGGGCGAGGTTGGGAGTTTCACCTACCCACGCGGATATCCCCTCAAGAGCCGCCGTCTCGAGGTCGACCACGACGAGAGAGATTGGCGTCGCGAGACACCGGCCGGCAGCACGTTCGAGGTTGATCAGATGGTGTCGCTGACCCGCCGGGTGATCGGGTGCCCTGCCACCGGTGCCACGCTGATCTTCGAAATCAACGACATCGACGACGGCTTCGAGGATATGACCGATGAGTGATCCAGGCTGGTATATCCACCCGTTCGCCCCGGCCAACAGCAAGTTCCACTACTACCGCAAGGATGGTGGGTCGCTGTGCCGGAAATACACCAAGCTCGGTGGTCAGGTCGACGACGATCCGAAGTATGACCAGGACGAGGCGAACTGCGCAGTCTGTAAGCGCCGCATTGCAGACCACCGCGCCAATCGCAAGAAGGAGGCGGTCAAATGAATCCGCACCTGTTCGGTAGAGCTAGGGCGTTCGCGATCGCCGCCCATGAAGCGGTCGGCCAGAAGCGCAAATACACCGGCGAGCCCTACTACTTCCATCCGCTGCAAGTCGCCACGATCGTGCAGTCATTCGGGGGCACCGACGAAATGGTCGTCGCGGCGCTGCTGCATGACACGGTCGAGGACACCGACATCACGCTCGACATCATCGAGCAAGAGTTCGGCGCGACGGTGGCCAAGCTGGTCGATGAGCTGACCGACAAGTTCGTCGACCCGGCGATCGGCAACCGAGCGCACCGAAAGACCCTGGAGCGCGAGCGACTGGCGACGATCTCCAAGGAGGCGCAGACGATCAAGCTGGCCGACCTGCTGCACAACACCAGCTCGATCGTGCGCTACGACCCCGGCTTCGCGAGAGTCTATCTGACCGAGAAGCGTGCCATCTTGGGAGGTATGAGACAGGGCAACAAAGCACTCGGCCAGGCGGTGCTGAACCAGCTCGTTCGCTGTGAAGCCAAGCTCAACATGACTCCGATGGCGTCTTGCGGCTGCGTCTACAGCCTGGCCAAGAACAGCCCGAGTTGCCGAGTGATCTGGCGTTGGCCGGGCATGTCGTGACACCCTGCCGAGATCATGACTTCGGCCATAAGCGATACCAGATCGTCTCGGCACCGGAAGGCGCCGACGAGGATGAGGTGCTGGAGTCGTTCGATAGCCAGGAGGAAGCTGAACTGCGTCTCGCAGCGATGATCAGTGACGGCGACGACTGTGAACTCTACCTCGTCGACATCGAGGACGAATGATGGCCGACTACCTGCTTAACTACGAGATGGACGACGACCCGCGTCAGGAGCATGAAGTCGAGTTTGAGGCTACTGACGACGACGAGGCTGTCGAGATCGGCATGAGTAAGCTGGGCGATCCCTCCATGGTGGCTTGGTTTACCATCACCGACCGACACGGCGAAATCATTAGAGATCAATGGTGAAACGATGAACGATACCCAGATCATGAATGCTGCCCGCGAGGCGGGAATCACGACGCTACCCGAAGGGCAAACTGACGAGAAGATCATGACCTTCGCCAAGACCGTCACCGCCGCTGACAGGACGATGATCGAGCAGCTGGCCAACTATCTGGCCAAGGTCAGCCAATACCTCGATATCAATCCCGAGGAAGCACAGGAACATAGCGGCGATGTAGCCGATGTGCTGATCGAGGCGATCCATCAGAAGAACGAAGAGATAGAGCGCCTGGAGGCCGAAGTCGAACGCCTCTCCAGCATGCAGTAATTCGAGGCCCGTTTCGGGCCTTTTCTTGGCGCTTGATAGTAAGTCATTACTTACTTATAGTAATAACAGATCGAAGACTGCCAGCGTGATCAGAATGACAATGATTGCAGTTCCAACACACAGAGATCGACTCCAATGACCATCATTGCAATCGCCACCGGCACGCAGAAGCCCATCGAGGCTTTCATGAACGAGAACGAGCGCCTTCGCGCTGAGCTCGGCATGGTGCTCAACGACAAGTTCAGTGCCGATCAGTCTCTCGACGAGATGATGGGCCGTTACCTCGACGACATGCAGCGCCTCAAAGACGCCGAGAAGCGCGTCGCCGAACTCGAGCAGGCTAACGCTGAGCTGTCGGCACAACTCGCCGCTACCACCGAACTCAAGGCCGAAGTCGAATCCTCCCTGGATTTCGCCGAGACCTTCCTCGACAAGCTGCGAGCCTATGTCGTCAAGGCAATCATCGAAGAAAGCCAGAGCAGCAACCCCGGTTCCAAGCCACCATCCATTGCGATCACTCCCAACTTCACGACTGATCTGACGGTCGCTCAGTTCATGGCGGAAAACGCCATGAACAAGGTTCGCGATGTGCATCGGGCTAACGCTCACCCCATCAACATCATCGCCGCCAGGATCAGACTGAAATGACCCTTCAAGACCTCGGAACGCCACTTCGTCGCCAGGATTTCTATGCCAGCACCGCCACGCCGACCAGCGGGCTCCGACAGTGGCTGGACAGACTCCGCCGCTTCGTCAGCCGCTTCAAATGACTAGAGGGCGCCCTGAGCGCCCTTCTTTCTGCCTTCTCATCGAGAACAACACCATGAAGATCATCGTCATCGCTGCCGCCGGGATGAACAACGAGATCGGCCGGAACAACCAGCTGCTTTGGAAGATCCCCGAAGACATGAAGCACTTTCGCGAGACCACCCTGTGTCACGCGGTGCTGATGGGACGCAAGACCTACGAGTCGATCGGCCAGGCGCTCCCTAACCGTCACAACTACATCATGAGCCGGTCGATCGAAGAGGAATCCGGAATCTTTGGCGGTGAGAGCTACAACCTCGTCGGCTCGCTGCCGGTGGCCGTGGATAACGCCAAGCGCTCCGGTTATCAGAAGCTGTTCGTGATCGGCGGTGGCGAGATTTACGACAGCGTAATCCGCAACGGTCTGGCCCACGAAATCATCCTGACGCGGATCGCGAAGACCGCCGAGGACGCCGATGCCTTCTTCCCCGAGATCGGTGCGTCGACGCTGTATCAGGAAACACACCTGCGCCCGCTGAATGACTATGCGGACGTTTACACCTACACCCGCACTGACCTGATCTGAGGTGACTATGGATCGCATCGGACTGAGTGGCCCGCACAAGTCGGGCAAGACGACACTGGCGAAAGCCTATGCCCGTCGCTGGAATCTTGACTACGTCGACATGAACATTCGGGGCGTGCTCAAGTCGTTCGGCGTCTCGCCCAACGAAGAGCTGAACTTCCCTCGGCGTCTCGAGATTCAGGAAAACCTGGTCAGTCACTTTCACAACATGCTGAGCTACCGGAACCGCTCCTACATCACCGACCGGACCTACATGGACATCGCGGCGATGACGCTGTCGTTCATGCCCCACACGATCACCGCGCTGGAGGGTGAATCGGTCGCCGCTCATCTCAATCGCTGCTATGACGGCCAGAGTCAGCTGTTCAACAACCTGATCGTGATGGGTAACGCCTTCGAGCCGCCGGTCGACACGTCCAATCCTCACAAGGCGACCTACAACTGGGCCTGGAACTTCCAGATCGAGGCGCTGATCAAGGGGCTGGTGCTGAACCAGCATAACCATTGCATCACCAATTTCCTGACCGACAAATACGACACCGTCGAGAAGCGCCTGGAGCGATTGGATTCGCTGCTGGAGCGCGACACGTCGGTGACGCACTGAGGACACAGAGATGATCATCAGAGGGAAGAACCCTACCCGCGTCATCGTGGATGGGCGCGACTTCGTGGGGCGCAACGTCACCATCAATGGCGATCGCGTGATCGTCGACGGTGTCACCCAGCCCGGTTCGCTCGTCAACCTGGTGCAAGTGGTCGTTCACGGCGATTGCGAGATGGCCGAAGTCACACGGGGCCACATCACGATCAACGGTAATGCTGGCCGGGTGAAGACAGCATCGGGCGATGTCGAGATCACCGGCAATGTCACCGGCAATGTCGAGACGATGTCAGGCGATGTTCAGGCGATGTCCATCCACGGCAGCACACGAACGATGTCGGGCGACATCATCCGGGGCTGAGCTTGCCATCGTGCGCTGCGAGACACTGAAAGCAGCGCGTTATTGGAGACATCACATGCACCCGGCACACGAGATACCCACCAAAGCCGAAGAGCTGGATCGCAAATCGATGACCGAACTGAGCCGCATCGTTCACCTCTACGAAACCCATCAGATCACCCATCGCGAGATGAACCTGATGCTCGACACGCTGTGGTCGTGCGTCTCGGGTCTCGTTAGCGAGGAATGGCGCGAGATGATCGAGGCCGCCCGGCGAGTAGCGAACACCCAGGCGCCCTGGAACCTGGTGATGATGCGCCCGGCCGCGAAACCCGGTGGTCTTGGGCTGTTCGTGCTGGCCAAGCGCGGCCAGGAAGAGATCGACATGAGCATCTATGCCGGCGACGGCAAGCTGATGCAGAAATCACACTTGCCCTTCACGGATCGGGAAGTTCCCTCCGTGGCGACTTCCGAGAACTTCGAACGGCTCCAGAAGAGCCTGACTGACAAGGGATATCAGACCACATGACAATCTGCACCGGGATCGACCTGGAGACCACCGGCCTCTCCGCAGAGAAGGGTCATCGCATCATCGAGATCGCGGCGACGATGCACGACTTCCACACTGGCAAGATGCTGGGAAAATGGGTCAAGCGGATCAATCCGAAGCGCGCCATCGATCCGAAGGCTCAGGCCGTTCACAAGATCAGCCTGGAAGACCTCAAGGACGAGCCATTGTGGGAAGACGTGGCGCCTTCGCTAGTCAAGCTGATCCAGCGCTCCGACATTCTGGTCGCTCACAACGGTATGGGGTTTGATTATCCCTTCATCCTGCATGAATTGGACCGCGTCGGACTGGCCATGCCCGACGTCGAGCTCTTCGACACCATGCTCGGCTGCTACTGGGCAACGCCGGATGGCAAGCCACCCAGTCTGCGCGAGCTGGCGCACTCGCTCGGCTACATCTACGACGAGAGCCAGGCTCACGGTGCTCTCTACGACACGGCGCTGATGATGCAGTGTTTCTTCCGGGCACGGCGTGAGTATCCGGGTTTCATCACGACGCGGTTCGATGAGAAGTCGGAGGTGACGCATGTCGTCTGATCATGACTTCCGCATGCTAGCCTTCCGTGTTTGTGCCGACGAGCGCGACTATCTCAAGTCGATTCGCTGGCTGTTCTGGCTGATCCTGAATCTGCCGTTGATCGCGATCGAGGCGATGGTCTTTTCCTGGAGGGTGTCGACCTCTCGCCGCATGTTCCGAGGTATCGCCCTGCCAGGCGCCCTGATGTTCTTCGGTCTCGTCACCATGGCCGTCGTGTCATTCATGCTCGCCGACATCGTGTTCAATGCACTGAATGGTCGACTCACCAATATCTGCTTCAAGACCGGCACACTGGAGGACATCGGCCTGCCACGAGAATGAGAAAGTTCAGTCTAGCCCCGCGATTCAGCGATCCAACGCCAGCGCTCGTGCTCTGACAATGGAATTGTAGCGAACACACTGCAAACCCAACGATCGGAGTTACCCTCATGAAGAACCAGAAAGCCCAACAGGACGAACTGGACCAGGTGCTGAGCGGGATGGACGCGCTGGATGACCTGGACGCGCTGGATTTCGAAGTCGAGGAAGTCACCGCCTCCGCCAACGATGAGCAGCAGGAAGTGGCTCATGCCGAGGACATCGTGCTGGAAGATGACGATGTTGCCGCCGAGCTCGAAGTGGAAGTCGAAGCCGCCGCTCAAGAGTCCGACGACGAGCCGGAAATCGACGACACGATCGAGGCTGAGATCAAGGCAGCGGAGCGCGAGCGCAAGCTGAAAGAAGCGACCATGAGCGAGGACGAGGTCGAAGCCGCCCAGGCCAAGTCTGCCAAGACCGGCAAGGCCGGCAAGAAGTCGCGTGCTCCAGTAACCGCTGCCCCCCGCGAGCCGAGCGAAGCCATCGATGTCGCTGCGCTGATCGCGTCCAAAGTGCAGCCGACGATGAGTCACTGGAAGATGATACCGGGCATGGACGAGGAAACGGCCGAACTCTTCAAGGCGGAACTCGAGGCACAGTTCGAGGCACTGCCCAAGAAGACTCGCGAGAAAGCCGTGAACCTGATGGATTGGTTCGTCCGCGGCCGCTCGCTCTCCGTCTTCGTCGGTATCGCCTTCGACGTGCTATCCAGCCAGGGCGAGATCACGCCGGCGGACCTGCGCAATCGCTATCAGTCGAATCCGGGCAAGTCGTATACCCAGGGCACGGCCAATGCGCAGACCGGCCAGGTGATGCAGATTCTGCGCACCTTCCAGATCATCGACAGCGACGGCAAGATCAACGAAAAGCACGCCATGATCAGCGCGTTCAAGGAGCGCGAGGTGGAAGACAAGGTCGCATGACCCAGTCATCAATAGGTCGCGGGGTCGCGTGCCCCGCTTCCTTCTAGGTCTTCGATGAGGGTCTAGCGGGAAGAGAGAGGTAGCTGTGTGTGCGCGGGGCTCCAAGTGAGCCCCATTTTTTTGGCCTGCAAAATTAAACCAAGGTGTTGATTCAAAACGGTTCGCTGAGACCAACGTGTTGAGATTAACCATCTGATAATTAGGGTCTTTTATTATGCAGGCTATCTCGATATGGTCCCGGTTAACAGGAGATCATTGCCATGCAATACACGCTGACCTATCACTTCGTGGACAAGGAAGGCCGGGTCTATGACACCTGGTTCGAAAGCAGCACCCGGACACAGCCGTGGGAATGTATCGACCTCTCATGGCGTGGCGAGATACCCGTAGCCGGAGACGAAATTAGCTTCTGGAAACACAGCGGGGAACAACAGCGCCATCGCGTCACGGCGATCATTCAAGATCGTCAATTCTGCTACGGATACCAGGACACCGAGGACGTCCAGCATGCATCCACCTGCGATGTGATGCTACGTGCGCGAGTGATCGACATCGACTAGCGTCGGGAAGCGCTCAATCTGCGCGTCTGAGAGCGTTACCTGCTCGACAGTTATCTCGTTACACGTCAGAGACTCCCAGCGACTCCAGCGCGTCTCTGGAGCAATCCCAGTAATCGCAACACCCCTCCCAAAAAGACGTTGTCGACCCCGGAAGAAAATGCAACTATAAGCAGTAAGTCAATACTTACTTACGGCTAATAGAAAATGTTCAACCTGGATCAGCTGTTCGTTCGCCGGCCACGAGCCGTCCACATCGAACCCTTCACCGTAAACAAGGCCGACGAGGTCATTCGTGACAGCGCTGGCCACCCGATCATTTTCTACATCAAGACCCGCGAAGGTCGTCGGCTGATCAACCCCGGAATGATGATTGCGACCAAAACTGACGACTATCGCCATCCGATGGACGCCGACGTGTTCAATCGCGATTACGTCGCGCTGCTGGGCTACGAGAGCGCACTGGTCGAAGAGTTCAAGCGTCAGATCGCCGCTCAGCTCAGCACGGCTCTCGCTAGCGAGGCACCGATCGCAGCGATTACCAACCTGGTGGCCATGATCGAGCCGCCGAAATCACTCGAAGTCACGGAGTAACCGCATGTCCGAACAGACGACCAATATCGTGCAGGGCCAGTTCATCGAGCTTTCACCCGAAGAGCGAGTTCGATTCATGGCTCACCTGACACTCGGCTTTGGTATCCAGCCCCAGATGTCGTTCCAGATGCTCGGCACGGTCATGCTGCTGCGTAACGCCCGCCGGATGCCGGATCACGATGAGAGCCAGATGATCCAGATGATGGTTGATCAGGCAAACAACGAGCTGAGCGTCCCGGCGGAGAATCTGCGAGCGGTCATCGAGCGCACACTGGCACATGCCGAGAGCGTTGTCGTTGCCTATGAGTCAGCGGTGATCGACGCACGCCAATCCGACACCCCGGTGGATTGGACGCAAGTGGACGATCTGATGAGTGAGCGTGGGGAAGTCATCGGCAGCGACTTCGTGACCCAGTCAGCGAACGATGAGCAAGCCGAGTTCAAGGCTTGACCCCCGAGCGCTCGCTTCTAGCCCTGACGCGACGTGATATGATTGTCTTGTTGCAGAGATGCGATCTACCTTTTTGTGAGAGAGAAGGTTAGTTCTTGAAGCCGCCCCACTAGGGCGGTTTTTTTTGTCTGCTGTCACAGTCGTCACGCCGATGATCACGCTTGTGACTCGTAGAATCACCTCAAGGTTAAAATTTTCTTGGCCATTTTGGTCCGTTTCAAAACCTCTGTTGCGAAACATTCTTATCTTGAAAAGACCATATCGCTCTTTCCTACCGCATATCAGTGACTTAACCAAAACCCGTCACAACATGAGAAACATTCTCAATAGAGGTTTCGTGAAGGAACCTGGCGGGACCAGGTCACTCGCGCCTCCCACCCCGAAACCCATGTGACGTCTGTGACGTTTGAGGTCAAAACATAAGGATCGAGGTGACAACACGAATCACGACCCGGTCACGCGATAAACCCTACGGATCAAGCGGTTCCGCGCACACCCCGCCCTAGCGTCACGACTCCTACCCCGGCATCACGACAACGTCACGCGAATCAGATATCGGGATTCGCTCCACAAAGCGCTCTAAAGCGTTCCCGAGCATGAAGCGCTACGTCGACTCAAGTTGATCAGGGAACGCGCTCAAAACGAAGCGCTGACGTCTTCCCGAGCATGATGGATCGCTCGAATCGCTCGAATCGCTCGACAGCACGAAATCGACAGGGATCGACTCCAGAGACACAGATCACGGACCCCGATCCGAGTGAGACGGTCTCTCGAGCACCAGGCTAGCCGCGCCCGACACCATGATCAGCCAGATCCCATGCGGCAGACCTATATCTCTGTTGTCTGTGTTTTCAGAGAGTGATGGATTTATAGATGGAGACAGGCACCCGAGCTAAAAACAAAACCTCACTCGGGAGAGACGAAATCCCTGGAAACCTGGAATGGGAAACACCTCGGAACCGGGGTTTCTCCCAACTCACAAAGCCTGATCACCAGGAGTCCGGGGCTGCGCCGCGTCTAGGCTTCCCGGATCACCATGAAAAAGGGTCTCGCTCTGACCAGGCTCAGGCAACGGGTCTTTCCCAACCAGGCTCCCGAACACCACGGAATCAGGAAACCAAGTGCCAGGACTCAGCCAGCCGGATTCCGGGAACACCAAGAAAATGGGTGAAATGTTTCCAGGGCTCAGGCTCGGGGGAAAGAGAAACCAGAGTGAGGAAACCGAATCGACCAGGAGAAAGACAATCCGGGAGAGAAAGCGAACCTGAACCTCAAGGGAACAGAGAGAGCCTGATGAGCATGGGAGAGAATGAATCCAAGGAGATCATGAGTGTGGGAGTGATAGAGCTGTGGAAAAGGCAGAGAGACGGGAGAGGACGGATAGACGGGAAGAGGTATGGAAACGGGGAAAGCGGAGAGAATAGAGGTAGAGAAAAACGGGAGAGAGATGGTGACGGGGAAACGGGGACATAAGGGGCCGGGGCATTGCCGCCTCTGCCAATCACTCGCCTGGCCGCCTAACCTTGGTCACAGCCTCCACAGCCATCCCGAGCGCCCATCTCCCTTTCTCTCCCAGGCATCGCCGATTCGCACCATACTCGGGAAAGGGAAGCTATCCACATAGACACCGACACCAAGGGAGAATCGGGAAAGGCGAGCGATGCACCTATAGAGCGACGCCAAGGGATTGAGCCCGTGGTCGATCGCAAAGTGAAGGCACCGGGAGAGACCTTGCTAATGCCGGTCATGGGGATTTTTCGCCTCCCGAATCGGTGACGCTCGCGAGGGTCATGGTGCTCGAGGAACGACCTCGGTGGACACGCCGCGACACCACTCGGCGAGGCGAATGTAACCGTCGGTTACCTTGTCTGAATAGCCGCTGAAAACAGGGTTATTTCACGGCTTAAAATTGGTGAGTGCAAATAGGCCAGAGGGCAGTGCGTTTTTTCGAGACGGATTTACAGACATAACACCGCGCCGGACCAGAGCTCATTTTTTCGAGCAGCATCGCAAGTATAAGACCGCAGGTGCGACCTGGCCGTCAAGGGCTTCCTCGGAGCCCAGCATCCACGGGGGTTCGTTCCTCTACCTCACCTGACGACTCGATTCGCTTCCCCATTAAAAATCGGAGTTATTATAATAAGAAAAAAACTATCGTTCTTCAGCGTAGAAATTAGTTTCACTCGGTTACAGCTTTAAATTGCAGGGTTTTGCCCCTGCTGTGCTCGCCCTTTAAATTCTTTACTTAAATATTAATCCAAACTTTAAAATAATATCGCGGTTACACATTCTGAGGTGCTTCTCTGCAAGCTCATCCTTCCCCTCACCCCGCGTGGCTGGGCGCTTGTAGCCACAAATGCACACGCAAGAGGTGGTAGTAGATCGGATGACAACACATGGCAATACATGATCAGGAACCCGAGAGTCGGTCATCGCTCAAAAATGAGCGATATGAAAAAAAGTGGCTCCGAAAGCAAATAAGGGCTTGCCTGCATCGCAAGGGCAATATAAGTTTTAAATCGTCGACGTTACGCGTTGGCAATGAAACCCACACGCAACAACACACGCCCACTACACGGCGTGACGAGAGAGGTATGCCTGATGGAAACGCAGAGACTGGAAGCGGTAACGAGAATGACAGAGGGAGAGATCGAGATCGTCAAGTGCGGCGATGAAACGATTGTCTGCCACTACGATGCGCCGTCCGTGACGCTCTATGGTGATGTGCAGCACCTGGCGGTGTTCAACGTGACGCTGACCGATCCGGATCGCTTCCCTGACCACCTGCTCTACCGTAGCTATGTGGTGACGCTGTGGCAGGAACCTGGAAATGATCCGTTCTACCAGACGTCTATCAAAGCCGTGGTGTGTCCGGTGAAGAGTCAGCGAAGGATCGAGGCGCCGAAGATGTGGTGGTCTATGCCCCTCATGTCGAAGATGAATTTGCTGCCCGATAACTCGACGGCCGAGCTGAGCGAAGACATGCTGGAAGCCATTGCGAATCGAGCGGCGAAGGAAATGGTATTGGGAGCTTGTGCGCCTGTGCATCCGGTAACGACTGCATGGTCTTCGGCGCATTCTTCGCTGGTATGAAACGAACCCTCTCCAGTGCGACCTAGTTTGCAGACCGGAGAGCACACGGGAAAGGGTTTGAGCAGGACTATACCGCTAAGGGAGGGTCAGGGGGAAACCCTGACTCTCTCGTAGTCTAGGAGAACACCATGGCAAAGAAATCACTGAATGGCTGGATGCGGCTGTGGATCGGTATCTCGAGCTTGTGGATCGGCCTATGGGTCGCCTTGGGCATTACCGTCAGCATGACAGCCACAAACCCAAATTTTGACTACACCGACATGACACCCACGCTTCTGGTAACCCTCGCTCCACCCGCCGTTCTCTTCGGCCTCGGTCATTTCGTGGCCTGGATTCGCCGCGGCTTCTCTCACGACTGAGATTCCGCCCACTCTTTTGCCGACAGCCAGGCGTCTTGCGGACGGGACTCTTCGGCGATCTGCTGAGCGTTCGGTAACACCACGGCGTAGAGCGTGCGGCCGTATCTCGAGGTCTTGATGCACTTGGTGCCGGCAGGCAACAGCGCCATGGCTTGGTCTTTGTGCGAGGGGGTCGGTTTCTTGTCGAAGGTAATCATGGCTATTTCCTAACGCTCATCTACAAGATAGCTCTGGGCGACTTTGAACGAACAACATGAAGGCGCTTGGGGCATTGGTAACCGGGCTGATCTGCTCCGATGTCTGGAGATACTCCCAGAACTGATCAAAGATTCCCTCTATATTGGCGGTAGAACTCATACAGACGGGTAAATCTAGACCTGCGTTGACGTTGTAGAACGAAAAGGCCTTTTGCATATCCAGCATGCCGCGCACATAGGCTTGGTAGACAATGGGGGACTGAGCATGGAATTGGATTAACCTCCCCACCGTCTGTCCATTCAAATTTTGAGAATCCGCTGACGCGTCATCTGCCTGAGAAACCGGAGCCATGCATAAGGCTAAGCTGACCAGAACCAATCTTGCAAAAATTCTCATCGAAAATCTCTCCGTGGTTATCATACAAATATCGGCCATCATGACGGTCTCATTAAGCAAAAAAATGGCCCTGGCGTCGTAGGGGAGACGGCCAGGGCCACAACCGAGAGGGTGGGACTCTCGGGTGTTACGCAGGGAACAAGACGAACGAGTGGTGAACTCAAATCCGCCTTGAGAACCGATACTCGCCGAGAGCTAACCATAAGTCAATGGTTACTTACCCATAAGAATAAAAAACCAGAAACGACAACGCCCGAGGGGTAGTCACGATCTCGTCGGGAAGACCGTTCTATGCCCACGGGCGCTTTGCAGTATTGGCGTCCTGGCAGAGACGACAAACATGATGGGGATCGGCTTATCGACGAGCACCCCGCCAGGACGCTCCCAGTATAAGCACGCTTTCGAGAGCACGCCAAGCGGCGGTGTGACGGGCTTGGACTGATTTTCCTGGTCATGAATCGTCAATCGCTTACAGACCGTGTTAGAGCGGCTCGATCGAGAATCCAGAGAGAACAGTCGATCGCCGTCGAGGCACGCGAGACACTGTCTCTCGCAGCGCATGAGTCTCTTCGGCTCAGGCTAGTAAGTCATTGGTTACTGACTAAAGTCATTGACAGACAGGCCGTTCTATAAGAACACTAGGAGTTAGAGGCAGTCAGTAAACGCTGATACCGGCCTTCCAATAACGAGTGATTTTCTCTCTCCCGCAGTCGCAACAATTCGAAGGTGATGTATGGCACTCTCCGCACTGTCGTTCGTTCCCGCCCACAATCGCGACCAGATCGACATGGAATACGTCGAGACCATGGCGCAGTTCATGGGTATCGATCTCTCCCAGATACGCCAGGACATGAAAGACCGTGCCGAACGTAACCAGGAGCTCCACGAGATCGCCTGGCGGGAACGCGAAAACCCCAATTGGGAAACGTCGAAAGCCTTTCACCGCTACGAGCAGGTCTTCTCTCATGGCTCGGCACAGGTCTTTTACAACGACTGGTTCGATCGCTATGCGGTCTATGGGCTCAAGAAAGGCACCCAGGAGCCGAAATCTTTGGAAGAGGCGATACGGCTCGTCTACGAGAACAATTAACCCATAGAGGCGAAACTGATGGCGGTTGGCATGCTGACCATAGAAGACAGCTACGTAGACCATGAGAACGGTGAGGTCTTCCTGTTACTGGTCAGGAAGGATTATCAAGGCGAAATAATTTCGGTGGACATTGGCGTGGTGGAGAGCGATCGCGATGTTCTGCCGAGAGACCTGGACTTTCTCAAGCCCGATTTGATCTCTCGCTCCGCAAAGCATGGCAAGAACTGCGTAATGAACCAGTTCTCTGCCATCAAACGGGGCATCCCCTCGCATGAAGCCCTCAAACTCCACGCTCCAAAGAAAATCAGACCATCATGGGCTCCCAATCTGTCGGATGCTTTGTGGCTACCGAAAAAGCCGGATAGCTGATTTCGTGAAAGGTTAGCTATCAACACGTAGAGCGCATCGCCGAGATAATGACCATAGCCAAGGGTCTCTCCCGCTCAGGCTAAGGGTCTCTCTTCGCCAGGCTACCGAGGGGTCTTTTTCTCGCAGGCTACCAGCACTCACCAAAACGACTCACCGTGGTGGAAATCTCCCATAAAGCGCCATCTGACGGGTCGACCAGGATCTCACTGTGGTCCTCTCACCGGGGGTGACGTGTCGAACTCGCCCTGCCGCTCACTGACCTTGAGAGCGTGATTCCCGCCCTACCACTGCCAGTGTCACCCGCTCGCCTGCACACCACGGTCACAGCCACCCAGAATCGCCCCAGGAGCCATTCTCCACTCGGAACCGGGCTTGGTGCTGTCTTGCCATGGGGAAAGGGAGACGGGGCTGTCTGGGGCTCGTCTGACCGAGGGTAACGCTGACCAGCACCAGGATTGACTGCCGGGATGACGAATTGACGGTGATCGCCACGCAACCGACTCACCATGGGGAAAGGGAAACGGGTCCGGTGAGAATCCGGGTGCCACGGTCACAGGGAAAGGCTGGCGATCCACTGCTCTCGGTGAGAACCAAGGTCACTGGGAACGGGAAAGGCTGGCGATCCAACCGGGAACGGGAAAGGCTGGCTTTGCATTTTTGGGAAAGGCTGGCGATCCATAGACCGTGGTGGATAGCCGTGGTGCGGGGTGCTGCCAGCCGCGATTTTTGGCGGCGGCGACGTTGCCACGACGGGTTTTTGCCGCTGGTTACTTTGCCACCCAACGATTTTGTGGCTAACGACTTGGTGATGTTTTCGCCAGCCTGCTAATGATTAGCCACCCAATCGTTTCTTTGCTGGTCAATCCTCCGGTTCGTTCGCGTCATATCCATTAGCAGCATACGCGTTAATTCTAAGCGTGATTTGCTCGGGGAAATCAATCTTTTTTTGGTCAAATTCCCTCATAGCGGGAATTTATAGGGTGTTTACGCGTCATAGTTTTATTTGTGTTTACGCGTTAACAGTAAATCGATAATCTGGATACGTGCTCAAGACGAAGCACACAAAAAAAAGTCTCTCTCTCATTAAGGAAATCATCATGAAAATCACAGCTAACGATCGCACTATTGCTACTAACTCCAACGAAAAGAAAGTTTCGTTGTCTGAAAAATTCAATCTTGTCAAGACGCACGTTTCTTCTCTTGCTATCACGTCTAAGCAAACGAAGATTAAGGAGACGCAAAGCGCAATTATCGACGCATCCAAAAAGCGCGTCGAGAACTACGAAGCGAAAGCGCAGCGCAACGAAACAGACTATCGCGAATTAACAGTCGAAGTGACTCACGCAAAATATAACGCGTCGTTGCTCGACTTGGACGCAAAAGCGATGAAATACACTATCGACAAGAACATCAATCTCGCATCCGCTGTTAATGAGTCGCGCGAATATAAGAAACGTCTCAAGTCGTTTTTGGAAGCGTGCGCGAACAACGACGCATCCAAACTCGACAAAGCGCTAGCGAAGCTACAAGCGCACATGAAAGCGTCCAGCGCATCCGCTATCACTGTCGCGCAAGTCGCGACAATCATGGAACACAGCACGACGACGCAAGCGAGCTACTTTAAGAAATTCGCGACAATCCTCGGAGTTGTATCGTCCGAACGCTCTAATCAGTCTCCTATGACAATCAATAAAGAAAGCGATGTTTATAAAGACTTCGTTTCACTCTAATTGATCGACACATAAGCGCACTCCTTAGAGTGCGCTTTCTCACTGGATTCCGAGGACAATTCGACATGATTAAATTCATTATCCGCAATAACACAAAGCGCTTTTACAATGCGCACGCTGTCGCGCAAGTCGACGCGCAGATGATAAACACTCGCATCGTCTACTTCGTTCGCGCTGGATATATCATCGACACGAAAGCGCATCCATCATGCGCAGACTTTGAGCGTCAGCACGTCGCAACATATGCGACACGACAGGATGCGGAACACGCAGCGTATGACGCAATTGACGGAATCGCTAACGAAGTCGACTTCGACGTGATCGAAGCGTATTTTTATCGCTATCATGTCCAGCAATTCAAAGCAGCGTAGCGCGTCCAGCAGCGCGCAGAGAGCGCGTTAACGTCAATCCGCTGTCATGATATGGATTCGATGTTAGCGCGTCTCTGAGGACGAAATAGAGCGATTGAGGATTAGCTAATGAAAGCGAGGACGATGGAGACATTAGGACGACATGAATTAGCAAAGTCTTAGAAATTCCCGACTTAGTGGCTGGGCATAGCCGCCTCAATTTCCCATTCCCGGCACTCCCCTTATACCACCAGGCCCCAGCCCCAGAGCCCCGCCCTTATACCACCGGCTACGAGTTCCCCGCGTCCCAAGCGTCCCCGCATCCCGAGTCCGACCGCCTGCCGTGAATCACCGAGCCCCATCGCCACCCCTGACCGACGTGAACCCGTGCCTTATACGACCGCGACCACCCGGCGTTGCCGGCAGTCTCAGCCCGCTCACAAGCCCTGGGCGTTGCCAGGGCTCCAAGTCGACCCTAGCTCCCTTCTCTAACGATCTTTTGAGGCGTAATTCCGCACCAGGTGTTCAAGCCCACCAAGTCTGCAAGCTCTTCTGCCGTCGACTCGCAGGCTTTCACAGAGGTCGTGGACTTGATCGAAACGTAGCTACCCATGAAGGTGATCGACGTCGGGGTAGCTTTGCTCAAATCTTCGTTCATATCTGGCAGCACGACAGCCTCTGTCTTGACGCAGCGAAACTCTGCGTCCGCGTTAGGCCCTTTCACATCGCCAACTACCTCGGAAAGCTTGGTCGCAATCTCGACGCAATAATCCTCGTCATCCGCGATTTTATCGCCCTGCAAAACCACGTTGATAGGTGGCGTATCGTCAAAAGCGTGGTGCCCTACTATTGTCCATCGAAAATCGGCAAGCGCCGTCGATGAAAAGAGCAAGGTGCTCGCGGCGATTAAAAACAACTTCATGATTTCCCCTTTGTCATGACTCGGCTAATCGGCCGGCACTTCTGTGTTATCGGCTGAAACCTAGAATTCTGCTGTTTGCTCGATAGTCCCCCCACGCTGAAATCCTTACAATGCGCTCTCTCTCAAAACGAAAAATGGGATGACCATGCTCGACCCCAAGCTACTGCGCAGCGACCCGGAGTTTGTCGCCAAGCGCCTCGCAACCCGTGGATACCAGCTCGATCTGAACGCGCTCCAGTCGCTGGAGTCCCGTCGTCGCGAGCTGATGTCCCGAACCGAGCAGCTACAGGCCGAGCGCAACACACGCTCCCAGGAGATCGGCAAGGCCAAGCAGGCGGGAGAGGACATCGAGCCATTGCGTGCAGCCGTTGGCGAACTCGGTGATCAGCTCAAGCAGGCCAAAATCGATCTGGAAGCCGTTCAGAGCGAGTGGGACGACTTCGCTATGGGTTTGCCCAACCTGCCGCACGAAAGCGTCCCAGAGGGCGCTGACGAGACGGATAACGTCGAATTGCATCGAGTAGGCGAACCGCGCGTTTTCACGTTCACCCCGAAAGACCACGTCGATCTGGGTGCCCAGGGCGGGCAACTCGATTTCGACCTGGCCACGAAGCTCACCGGCTCGCGCTTCGCGGTGATGTGCGGGCAGCTCGCCAGACTCAATCGGGCGCTGACCCAGTTCATGCTCGATACCCAGACCGAGCGTCACGGCTACACCGAGTGCTACGTGCCCTATATGGTCAATCGCGAGTCGCTGACCGGCACGGGTCAATTGCCCAAGTTCGGGGAAGACCTTTTTCACCTGGAAGGCACGGAATACAGCCTGATTCCGACCGCGGAAGTGCCGCTGACCAATTTCGTGCGTGACGAGATTCTGAATCAGGCCGATCTACCCTTGAAGCTGACCGCGCATACGCCCTGCTTTCGCAGCGAGGCCGGCTCGCATGGTCGCGACACGCGAGGCATGATCCGGCAGCACCAGTTCGACAAGGTCGAGATGGTCCAGATCGTCGATCCCGCGACGAGTTATGACGTGCTCGAAGAGATGCGCGGTCACGCCGAAGCGGTCCTGAGCGCTTTGGATCTTCCCTTTCGCACCGTCACGCTCTGCACCGGCGACATGGGCTTCGGGGCGACCAAGACCTATGACATCGAGGTCTGGGTTCCCAGCCAGGAGACCTACCGGGAGATTTCGTCGGTTTCGAACTGCGAAGACTTCCAGGCACGCCGTCTGCAAGCTCGTTTCCGTCACCCAGACCAGAAAAAACCGATCCTGGTTCACACCCTGAACGGCTCTGGCCTGGCGGTGGGCCGATGCCTGCTGGCGATCATGGAGAACTACCAGAACGAGGATGGCTCCATTGATGTGCCCGAGGCCCTGCGCCCCTACATGAGCGGTCTGACACGTCTCGATTTCACCTGATTTGGTCTGTGCGCCTGAGTGATCGGGCGCTTTTCACGTTGCGACGTGTAAGGGTTTCGCCCTATAGTAAGTAAATACTTACTTACTGCAAGGTAATCTGCGCATGGCCACTCTCTTCTCGAAATCCCCGGTTGCTGATCAGCACGCCAAGACCGCTTTTGATCATGCCGACAAGGCTATTGCCTCGCTCACCAACGCTCACACAAGCGCCGTGGAGGAAATGGCAACGATCGAAAGTCAGATCGCCGCCCTCGAGGATCGCCGCGCAGAGTTGACCGTGCGTCGTGACAATATCGGTCGAGTCATCGAGTCGCTGGATAACAGCCTGTTCTTCCAGATGATTCAGGGCGAGGTTTACTCCACGACCAAGACGCCGTTCGATTTTGTGCCTCCGACGAAACCGGTCAAGCCTATCGACCCGTCCGCAGACCCGATTGGACCGACGCCAGAAGTTCGTCTCTACACCGACGCCACGATGACCAAGGAGCTCTGATCATGCGCACCCTGCTCCAAGCCATCGGCCTGTTCTTCCTGTGCCTTAACGCCGTCGTGTTGATTGGAGGCTACTTCCTGATCATGCATTTCGGATGGGGCTTGTCTGTCCAGAACTGGAACTGGATCGTGATGGGTCCGATCTCGATCATGATCCTGTCCCTGATCTTCAAGACAATCGGGAAAGCCCTGTCGAGATAATATCGAGACAAAGAATCCCCAGCAGAGTTATTAACCTGCTAAAGAAAAAGGCGCCTTGTGCGCCTTTTTCATTCCTTGGCGTTGTCGCTGCCTGGATCGTTTTCTTTACTCTCTGACTCGCCGTTTTGGGCGCGGGTGATCTCGCTAAGCAGCTGGCGCACGCGGTCAACCGTCAAGTTTCGCTCGGGCACGACGGTCGACGTATTCATTCGACGAGTCTGGCTCTGCCGGCGCTTCTCTGCCAGCAACCGCTTCTTCTCAAGCATCTTCTCATTGAGCATTTTGAGCGCGGTATCGTGACTAATGTGGCGGAGTAGTTCGGACACCACCACCTCGTTGGTCAGCCCGGTGGCCACTGCCAGCTTGCGCAGGTTCTCATGCGCCTTGGGCTCAAGTTTCAGATTGACGGCAATCTGTTTCGAATCGTTGGTGATCATTCCTACGTCTCTAACTAGCCGGTTGTTATACCCATCGTCCCGAGATCGAAATCCCGAGGACCATAGACGATATTCTCGTTGAATCCCGGTGTGTTCTGGACGATCGCTAACCGCTCAAGCGAGTGTTGCCGCAAGTGGTTGTTCGACTGATCAATAAAGTCGATGATCAGCGCCACGTTGGCACCCTGCTTCTTCGCCCGCAGTCCGCGACCGATACGTTGTCTCAGTGCTACTTCTGCCTTCCCACCACCGGCCAGGATCACGCACCCTACCGCTGGCACGTCCACACCGACATCCATGATCGTCGAGCCAATCAGCACTTGGGTATTGCCGTCACGGAGATCGTTGAGCGCATCTTGCCGAGTCTGCTTCGATGATTCGCCGAAGACGAAATTAACCCGAAGGCCGGCTTCGGACATACGTTTTTCGAGCAGTCGCCCGTGCGCCTTCTGGAGCACCAAGAGCATGACGGGTAAACCGAGCTCGGCAGCACGCAAAGCCTCCTTCACAATTAAGGCATTGCGCGTAGCGTTATATATGATGCCGAGCTTATACGCTCGCTGCCATCCGGTGCCATTCCCCAGCACCGTGCTTTTCACACCAGTCTCATTCATCTGTTTCAGGCCGAGCCTGTCGGGACTATAACCGACGGTGTGATATCGAAAATAGGGGCGCGCCAAAACACCGCGCTCGATGAGCTCTTTTTCGGTAACGCGAGCCATGACCGGACCCGTGCAAGCCAGCAGTCGCATGTTGGCTTCCTGGTCGTCCTTCATGAACGGTGTCGCTGTCAGCGCGAGTCTGAAATGCGCGTTGCGACAGGCATCCATGATGGCGTAATACGAGTTGCCCGAGACCTCGTGCGCTTCTTCCAAGATCACGAATTCGACCATCTCCAGATATTTGAGCGTTGCTGCTCTGACCTTCGCCTGGCGTTCCTGTTCCGCTTTCGGCTTCGAACGATCCGGCTCCTTGAGCCGCTGCACCAGCGTCTGAACCATTGCCACCGTGACGGCACGACGCGGCGCGAACTCGCCGTCTCCAATGACGCCGACCTGCTTGCCCTTGAAGAACGTATCGCCGTTGTCCAACTGGAACGTGAACGATTCTTCGAAGGCTCTCTGCATCTGATACATCAGCACAAATCGGGTGGTGATGAACAGCGTCGGCCGGCGAATCCTCGAGACCGCCATGTTGGCCACCCGACTCTTGCCGCCACCCGTCGCGATCTGCGCGATCCCCGCCCCTTCCCGCACTAGCGTGCGCACGACCTTCGGCTGGTAGTCGTATTGAGCGGTGTAGCCGAAACCGTCGATTCGAGGCATGTCCGGGCCGAGTGCTTCCGGCAGAGGCTTCTGGATCACCTGGGGCACAAAACCGCGTTTCTTGAGCTCTGCGCACAGCGGCTTGGTGAATCCCGCCGGGAACGTCGCATTACCCCATTCGAAAAACGTCGAGACGCCATCCCAGTCGTCGTTCCTGGCAGCGTATGAGTATTCCGATCCGGCTGACTTATACGAGGTCAAGGATTGGACAATTTCTTTCACCTTGACGCTGTCGTCGACCAGCTTGGCGACCCTGGCATTACGGGCGATTCGAATGATCTGCCCCATGTGATTGCTCTCCGTGTGGCGATTGCCTTACACTGCCTGTAAGTAAGTGCTTACTTACCTTTAATGCGGGAAAAAATGTCCACGCGTAAGTATAAGTGAAGACTAACACGATGAGCGAAATCCAGAAAGTAGACCCTCGGGAACTCCGCAAAAATTCTTGGAATACCAACAAGATGACGGCGGAAAACGAGGAAAAGCTGAGAACCAGCGTCCGGCGCAATGGCTTGCTCGGCGTGGTGCTGGTTCGAGAGCTGAAAGACGGCTCTATGGAGATCGTCGGCGGCGAACACCGCGTCGATATCGCTATCGAGGACGGTCAGTCAACGGTCAACGTCCAAAACCTGGGCAAGATCAGCGATGCTCGCGCCAAGGAAATGATGCTGCTGGACAACGGCCGCTACGGACAGGATGACCCATTCGAACTGGCCGGCATTCTGGACGAGCTCGCCGCCGGCGGCGACGTGGATCTCTCCACCTTCATGCCCTTCGCCAGCGAGGACATGGACAAGCTGCTAAGCACCACCGACATCGACCTCGACAGTCTCGATTACCTCGACGAGCCGGACTACACCGGCGTCGAAGTCACCACCGAGAAGCGTGAGTCGAAAGTCCAGTCGCATCAGGTGCTGCGCTTCAAGGTCACGATGGACGACGCCGCGGCCGTGAAGCGCGTGATCGACAAGATCATGGAGTCACGGGGCTTCACCGAAGAGGACTCGCTGACCAACGCCGGTGATGCCCTGGTCTACCTGGCGGGGGAATACGCCAATGAGTAACGACCGCGGCGGCCAGGAGATCGTCTACCTCGATCCCAAGACCCTTATTCCCTACGAGAACAACGTCAAGCGCCACCCGCGCAAGCACATCGAGGCGCTGAAAGCTCTGATGCTGCGTCACGGCTTCTCGAAGGGAAACCCCATCCAGGTCGACCGCAACATGGTCATCATCGCTGGACACGGCCGCACGGAAGCCGCGTGCGAGCTTGAGATGCCGGTGGTGCCGGTTGTCATCCGTTCGGACCTGTCCGACGACGAGGTGAAGCGCTGGCGTCTGGAAGAGAACAAGTCGGTCTCCAACGACTACGACGTGGTCGGCATGAAGGCCGAGATTGCCGATCTACTGGATCTCGATGGGCCGTTGGTCGGCTTCGACGAGAAAGAGTGGGCGGTGCTGACCGAAGACCTCACGGCTGACTTCGATGCCGACTCGATGATCGCCGATCTCGAGGCCGAGATGGAATCCGCCGCGAAGCATCACGACGAGACCACCGAGAAGGCTCGCACCGAACAGGTGGCGATCACCGATCTTCTGGGATTCCGGCATGTGCCGGCGGCGCAGCAGCGCAAGATCGTCAAGTTCGTGGCGCGCCTCGAAGCTGAAACCGGCAAGACCGGCGCTGATGCCTTCCTGGCTCACATCGATCAGAGCGAGGGCGCGGCATGAGCGACATCGTCATCGACAAGCGATTCAGCTCCCGCGTGACGCGCACCGATCGTGTGCTCGAAGTGGCCGAAGCCTTCGGGCTGGGCCTTGAGGATCGCGAGTTCGTGATCTACGACCAGCTGTCCGTCCAGGTCGAGCGTGGTGATGTCGTCTACATCAACGGGCAGTCCGGTTCCGGCAAGTCGTTGGCGCTGCGCGAGATCGCTCGCCAGTTGGCCGACCAGGGCATGCGCGTCGCCAACATCGACGAGATCGCCCTGGAAGACGTCCCGTTGATCGATCAGATCGGCACCGACACCAACGACGCGGTTCGCCTGCTGTCGCTGGCTGGGCTCAACGATGCCTATCTGCTGGTGCGATCCCCTGCCGAGCTTTCCGATGGTCAGAAATATCGCTTCCGGCTGGCCAAGGTCATCGAGTCCGGCGCCGACGTGTGGGTCGCCGACGAGTTCTGCGCGGTCTTGGATCGCGAAACCGCAAAGGTCGTCTCGTTCAACGTCCAGCGCACGGCACGCAAGGCTGGCGCCACGGTGATCGTGGCCACCACCCATACCGACTTGGTAGAAGACCTCAAGCCAAGTCTGGTGATCGAGAAGTATTACAAGGCCAAAGTCAGCATGGAGAGACCCGCATGAGTGATGCTTCGACAACAGACGGACCCGCTACCGATACCTCTACGGTCGACCATGCGAAGACCATTCAGATCGTCGAGAAGCGCTGCAAGAAGCACGGTGTGGCGATCGTCACGATCCAGCCGTTCAGTGCGCGCCTGTTCGTGTTCAGAGGTCTCGATACCTACAGCGACAAGCTCAAGGCGATCTTCGGCGTCGAGACGCAGATGGGCTGCATCCTGCAAGACCTGAACGTCGGTGGTTTCTTCGGCTCCGAGTTGGACGTCAACGGCTGCCCGATTCTGGTGCTGGCGATCGATGGCACGACGAAATACCCGGAAGAAGCCATCTGGCACGAAGCGCTGCACGCGACCTTCGTCATCCTGGACCTCTACGGGGTCGAGTTCGACGTCGATAACCACGAAATCTACACCTACACCCAGGGCTACATCGTCAGTCAGATTCGCCAGCAACTCTACGGGCGAGAGTCGTTTCGATGATCCCGAATGACGTCGCGATCCGCCGGCCGGCCGCCTCTGAGTGGTCGGAGGGCTTCTCGTTGCTGTCGCGAATGGTCCTCGAGCGCGGCACCCGCGAAGACTGGCTGGCGCTGCACGATCTTCACTACAAGACCGAGACTGACTCCTTCGGCCAGACCTACTACCGCTGCACGCTCGACGGCACGCTGATCGGCGTGGTCGTCACGGCCTACCCGAAGCTGTTGCTGGAACCGCGTCATCGCATGTTCCCGAAGATCAAGCCGACCGGCGGCTCCAAGCTCACCAATACGGCGCGGGCGAAGTTCGTGAATGACCTGTTCGCGATCGTCAACCGCTCGGTCGTTGACACGCTCTACCGCGGTGTCGGCGTCTCCTATCGGATGCTCAACCTGGCCGCCCGGATGCATCCACGCCAGGTGGTGGAGATCCAATCGGCCATGTCGAAATTCTCGCCCTTCGCCATGAAGGCAGGGTTCCTCTTCGCCAAGCCGATCCCGAACAAGAACTACGCCAAAGGCGTAGCGATGGTCACTCGTTTCTTCGATAGCCATCCGATGGACACCGTCGGCCTGCTCGAAGAGATCGACGCCATGCCGGACTCGCTCAAGCTCAAGACCCTGCGTGAGCTCACGGCGTTCTATTACAAGTGCTCGGCGCTTGAGAAGACCGGTCGCAACCTGGGTCGCGGCCTGGCTGACCTGGATTACGAGCCTGCCGAGCTGATCGCCAAGATTCAGGGACTGATCTTCGCCTCCCCGCTCTATGGCGCCTATCGCAATCCTGACTTTGGCCGTGCGCTGCCCGACCGGCTACCGCTGGCCGCGTTCGATCTCCAAAGTCCCAACGAACCGCTGAACCTCGCTGCCCTGGAAACCCTGATTGGAAGCGTCCCCGATGAGTGAATACCGCATGACCCAGAAGCAGCTCCAGATCATCACCGCGATCCACGAGCACCAGAAGAACCACAAGCAGGACATCGACCTGGATCAGCTGCTGGGCTCTCTGCCCTACGAGACGACCAAGGAATCGATGCAGTTCAGCCTGCGAGCCCTGATCAAGAAGGGTCTGCTGGCGAAGGTAGGCGACGCCGTGATTCGTCGTGGACGGGCTCGTCGGACCTATCGGCTGACGCTGATGGCCAAGGAAATGTTCCGGCTGGGGTCAGAAAAATCACACACACCAGCTTAAAGTATTGATACAATCGGCAGAAGCTGTGCCAAGCAAATATCACTGATACCACCGATAAAACTCATACCACCGAACGCCCACTCGACACCGATATCACCGACTCCCCGCGACTCACACCTGCCGACATGACCGCTATCACCTGGCTTCACCTCCGCTAAGACCGACTGCACGCGATACCCAGGTTCAAGACCGAGACCACCGAGACAACCGATCGCTGACAGACCGCGCTGAAAGCGCAACGACGACGCACTGAACGAACCGACAGTCACCCGGCGCCACGATCACCGATATCACCGCCCTATTCCGACGGCCAAGAGATCCGACCATCCCCAGAATGGTCCCAGGTGGGAAGCGAGTCCGGTATGTGTCCGCATCATGTTCTGGAAATTCAGGTCGGTCCCGTCCGACAAGGTCAATATCTATCGGCCTCATTGGCACAAACTCTCCAGACATAGAGCGCAGTTGGCGCGAAAAATCGTCGTCTGGGAGACGGGGAAGTTGCGCCTTCTCCCTTTGTGCGTTTCTGGCGAAAAATTCTGAGAGCACAGGATAACGCGAAATAATGCTTTCTAATCAATGCTTTACAGAGAAAACGCAACCCCGCTCATCCGAGGATATTGGGATCAAAAACACCCCTTCATCCGAGGCATCCAAATTCTCTCTAAAGTATTGTTTTGAAACGAGAAAAGAGTTTTTAGCTCCGATGCCTCAGTCCCTCTATAAATACACTCTCAAAACAAGAACCCCTAAAAACAGAATATTCAGTTTACGCAAAGTTAACGCGTAAACGTAAACGAAAAACCATCTGATATACGCGTAAAAATTCGGCCAGCGCGGGCCGCCGACCCTGACGACGGGAAACCTCGGAACGGATCGGAACCTGGCGGCGACCACCCGCCCAATGACTCTCTGAAAATCTGATCTTCGTGCCCCTGCTCAAATTTGCGTTCTAAGCGACGATATCGCTCCGATCCACCCCGACATACAGGGTAGCTTCGGAAAATCGCTGAGAACGCATCCCTGATCGATTGGGAGCGATTTATGAGCGACACGAAGACTGCACGAAAGCGAATGTCTCCGAGCCAGTGGGCAGAAGCGCGTGCGATGTGGGCGTCGGGCGAGTTCACGCTGGAACAGATCGCCGAGAAATACGGCGTCGCCCGCGAAACCCTGTCGCGCCGGTTCGCCAAGGACGGGGTCAAGAAGGGTCAGAGCCAGATCGATCGCAAGGTCGAGCAGGAGCTGATCGAGAAAGCCGTCCAGGCTGCCGACAAGTGGGCGGAGCGCGGCGAACAAGCCCGCGAATCGTTCTTCAAGATGAACAAGATGGTCGTCGCGCTGACCGGCAAGGTCTTGCAAGACGCGATCGCCGGGGGCAAGGGGCTCTACACCGCCCAGGCCGACCTCAAGGCACTCCAGATGACATCGATCATTCTGGAGAAGACTCGGGCGAATCAGTGGGCCGTCGTGGGTCTCGACAAGGAAACCGACAACGACGACGAAATCCCCCAGCTGCTGGTGCGCACGCTGACCCCGGATCAGGTCGTCGAACTCCAGCGCATGCAGCATCAGGTAACGCCGGAAGACGAGATCGAGGTCGGCGACGCCGAACCCTACCTCGAAGACATCGATGTTCTCGATGACGAAGACGACGATGCGGTTATCGTCGAAGAGGCCGACGACTAATGGCCGCCGTCATCGATCTCAGCCTTCACGACAAGCAGATGGAAGTCTTCTCCGACCCGGCGCGATTCAAGGTCGTCGTGGCCGGCCGGCGCTGGGGCAAGTCTCGTCTGTCGCTGACCTCGATGCTGCGCGCCGCCCGGATGCCCCGCTCTCGGGTCTGGTATATCGCGCCGACCTTCCGCATGGCCAAGCAGATCATGTGGGACGAGCTGCTGGAGATGATCCCCAAGCAGTGGGTCAGGAAGACCAACCACTCGACCCTTACGGTGGTGCTCAAGAACAAGACCGAAATCTCGCTCAAGGGTGCCGACCGCCCCGATACCCTGCGCGGTGTCGCGCTGAACTACGTGGTCCTCGACGAATTTCAGGACATGAAGGCCGACGTCTGGGTCAAGGTGCTTCGCCCGACGCTGTCGTCAACCGGCGGACACGCACTGATCATCGGCACCCCGAAGGCGTTCAACTACCTCTACGAGCTGTGGAAGCTCGGTCAGGATGGCCGCTCGAAGCAGTGGAAGTCCTGGCAGTTCGAAACCGCCTCATCGCCCTTCATCCCGGCATCCGAAATCGAAGCAGCCCGCGAGGACATGGACCCCAAGTCGTTCGCACAGGAATACCTGGCGAGCTTCGCCACCATGTCGGGCCGAGTCTACTACCCGTTCGATCGCATGGAGCATGTCGGCACCTATGCGTTCAACCCCGCCCTGCCGATCTGGGTGGGCCAGGATTTCAACATCGACCCGATGTCCTCGGTGGTCATGCAGCCGCAGAGCAACGGCGATATCTGGATCGTCGACGAGATGATTTTGCCATCCTCGAATACGGCCGAAGTGTGTGACGAGCTGGAGCGCAAGTTCTGGCGCTGGCAGTCCAATTTGACGGTTTACCCCGATCCAGCCGGAGGCCAGCGCCAACACGCCCGCGGCGAAACCGATATGGACATCTTTCGGGAACGCGGCTTCAAGCGGCTCAAATACAAGCGCCGGCACCCGGCGATCGCCGACCGCGTCAACGCGGTCAACTCGATGCTGATGAGTGCATCCGGCCAGGTTCGCCTGCGCGTGGACGCGAGCTGCCGTCAAACGATCTCGGCCTTCGAACAGACGCTTTACAAGCCAGGCAGTCGGGACATCGACAAGGCCGCCGGTGTGGAGCACCCGGCCGATGCGCTGGGCTACTGCATCGACCTCGAACGTCCGGTGCGGAAATTCAAGCCGATGGGCGCTTCTTTCTGACCTATGGAGTAAGTAAGTATTTACTTACTCTCTAATTTATGGTTACATTCCACACTAGGCAAAAGAGTGAACCGCATGGATCTCAAGAAACTCGTCAAGCGTCGCCATCCCGAGTTCGCGGGAAAGCTGACTCACTGGCAGTTCCTCCATGCCACTTATCAGGGTGGACGGGATTGGTTTGACCAACACATCTTCCGCTATCTGAAAGAAGGCGATTGCGAGTTCAAGGATCGCAAGTCACGCGCCTACCGTTTCAACCACACCCGAGAAATCGTCAACCTGGTCAACAAATACGTCTTTCGCGGTGACATCACCCGCAAGAAGGACGCTGACAAGGCGATTCTCGACTTCTGGAAACGAACCACTCGCGACGGCATCTGCATCGACGAATTCATGCGTCAGGCAGATATCGAATCCTCGATCTACGGTCGCGTCTGGATCGTCGTCGACTCCACCCACAAAGGCGAAGCGGTATCCAAGGCCGACGAGCGTTTGAACGGCTCGAAGACCTACGCCTACGTGGTGCCACCGACCCACATGCTCGATATGGGCACTGACGATGACGGCCAACTGCTGTGGATGTTGTTCTACGAACCGACCCGAGACGACGATGACCCGTTTACGTCCTCCGGTGCGATCGAGGACCGCTGGCGTCTCTGGACCCGAACGAGCTGGTCTCTGTATGCCCTGAGTGAAGAGAAAGGGCCGGACGGCGAGCCCCTGGTCATCGAGATGGATAAGGGCGACAACCACCTGGGCGAAGTGCCGGTGGTGCCGCTCGACGCGATGGTCTGTCATGAGTCGCGCTACTCGTCACCGGCGCTGATCAATGACATCGCCTACCTGGATCGAGCGGTCGCCAACTACCTCTCGAACCTCGACGCGATCATCCAGGACCAGACGTTTTCGCAGCTGGCGATTCCGGCGCAGAACATGATGCCGGGCGACAAGGAATACAACCAGATGGTCGCGATGGGCACCAACCGGGTGTTCGTCTTCGACGGTGGCGAAGGTGGTTCAGGCCCCTTCTTCCTCTCGCCTGACGTCAAGCAGGCGCATCTGATCCTCGAAGTGGTCAGCAAGATCATCAACGAAATCTACCACTCGGTAGGTGTCGCCGGTGAGCGGACCAAAGAGGACAACTCGAAGGGTATCGACAACAGCTCTGGCGTCGCCAAAGCCTACGACTTCGAGCGGGTCAACAGCCTGCTTGCATCGAAGTCGAGCGCCCTGCAACGCGCGGAGAACCGAATTTCCCGACTGGCGGCGATGTATGCCGGAGTCGAGATGGACGCGGATGACCGCGTCGTGGATTACCCGAAGTCGTATGACGTTCGGGGTCTGACGGATGAATTCGCTGTGGCCGAGCAACTGAGCCTCATCGACGCGCCGGAAACCGTCAGACGCGAGCAGATGCGCTCGCTGGTCGACAAGCTCTTCCCGAACCTCACGGACGATGTGCGTGCGGCGATCGAGAAGGAACTGGAGAAGTTCCCCGCGTCACCCGAAGCCTTGCCTGGCATGCCGCCACTTCCGCAGCAGCCGGCACAGCAAGAGGATGACGCCCCTACCCAGCAGGACCAGTGGACCGCCGAGTGACCGGCGCCCACACCACCCGATAGGCCAAGAGACCGGCCATAGGAGCTTGAGATGAAGAAGTCGAAGTCGAAGTCGCGATTCTGGTTTGCGCGCTTCAACCAACTGAGCGTTCCCCTGATGGCCGAAGCCGATGACGGCAGTAACGGCGGTGACGGTGGCGGCGCAGCCGGTGGTAGCGGTGAAAGCAAGCCGAACGAAAAGCCCGATGGCGAAGGCGCTGGTGATACCGGTGGCGACGACAAAGGCGCTGGAGACGGTGACAAAGGCGGTGACGACAAGGGTGGCGAAGGTAAGCCCTCCGAGTCCGAGGCGAAGCTGCTCAAAGAGGTCATGACGCGCAAACAGGCGCAGAAAGACTTGGAGAACAAGCTGAAAGCCTTCGGGGAAGTGACCCCGGAACAGGTCAAGGCGCTGCTGGATGCCGAAGCAACCCGCAAGGCTGCCGAAGCGGATGCGCAGAAGTCCGACCTGGAGAAGCGTGGCGAGTTCGATCGGCTCAAGCAGGTAATGCTCGATGAGCACGAGAAGACGGTCGGCACGAAAGATACGCGGATTGGCGAGCTGGAAACGACCAATCAGTCCCTGATCAAGCAGATCGAGGACATGACGGTCGGTGCGAGCTTCGCGAGTTCGAAGTTTATCGGCGAAGAGATGCTGCTGACCCCGAGCAAGGCTCGTGTGGTTTACGGCACTCACTTCGACGTGAAGGACGGCAAGGTTGTCGGTTACGACAAACCTGCCGGCGCCCCGGAGCGGACCACGCTGGTGAATGGTCGCGGCGAGCCGCTGAGCTTCGAGGACGCCATGAAGAAACTGGTCGAGATAGACCCGGAACGCGACAGTCTGCTTCGCAGCAAGTCAAAGCCCGGCTCTGGATCGAATCAGCCCGCGGGCGGGCCAAAGGATGAGAAGGTGTCGAAAGGCATCGGTCGAATTTCCGCTGGTCTTGCCTCTGAACTGTAGGGTTTTTCAGAGAGGTCATTGCCATGCCTTTGCTAGTTGAAGAGGCCGCCAAACTGTCCGAAGCGGACGTCAAACGCGGCATCATCGAAGAGATTATCGACAAGGAAGACCTGCTCGCCGTTCTGCCGTTCGTGCAGACCGCCGGCAAGTCTTACGACTACAACCGCGAGAAGACGCTGAGCGAAGCCGAGTTCCTCGATCCGTATGACGCAGTGCCGGAAGGCGGCGCCACGTTCGAAGAAGTCACGACCAAGCTGCGCATCCTCGCTGGCGACGTCGACATCGACAACTTCCTCGCCGAAACCCAGTCCGATCTGAACGACCAGGTGGCCATTCAGGTTCAGGCAAAGGCCAAGGCAATCACCCGCAAGTTCCGTCGTCATCTGGTCCAGGGCGACAGCGTTACCGAAGCCAAAGGCTTCGACGGCGTGTTCAAGCTGGTGAACGCCGATCAGCGTATCGCCGGTGGCGAGAACGCCATGTCGTTCACGCTGCTCGACGAGCTGCTGGACGCTGTGCCGAACGGTGCCGACGTGCTGTTCATGCACTCCAGCCACATTCGTGCCCTGCGTGCGCTTCTGCGTGCGACCGGCGGCCTGGAGCCGGCCCACGTCATGATGCAGAACTTCGGTCGCCCGATGCTGACGCACAACGGCGTGCCGATCCTGGTCAACGACTTCATGCCGGTGACTGATAACGCTGGCGTCAAGTCCGCGTCCATCATCGCCACCCGCCTGAACGAGTCTGACGGCCTGCACGGTCTGTTCGGTGGCACGTCTGCCGGTGTCCGCTTCGAGAAAGTCGGCACCGTCCAGAACAAGGATGCGACTCGCTACCGCGTCAAGTGGTATGCCGGTCTCGCCCTCAAGTCCACTAAGTCGCTCGCGACTGCGGACGCTGTGAAGCTGAGCTGATTTTTTTCGGCGACAGCTGGTAAGTCATAACTTACTTACCGAAGGGGCGGATGGGGAAACTCACCGCCCCTTTTTACCATCAGGAGACTGCCATGAAAGTTCGTATCGTCGATAAAGTCCTCGCCGGCTACACCGGCATGCTCTATCAGTTCGAATTCCTCGATGGCGTCAACCTCACCGACCTGACAGATGCTCAGGCGGCGATGATCGGCGCTGTCATGCGTGTCGAGAACGTGGAATCCGGCCAACAGGTCGGTGCAGGCGTCGACGCGATCAATGCTCGGAACGTGACCCTGTCCGACGCCCAGGCCAAGGAGCAGATCACCGCGGATCAGACCGCAGTGGATAACGCCTCAGTCATCAAATCCCCCAGTGAGATCGACGACGATGCGACCCATGACAGCGTTGTCGTGATCAACGAAGACACACTCGCGGCAACTACTCCGGTGGTGACGCTGAGCGAACCGACGGCTGCCGAAGTCTGGACGGCCGATTCTCTGGCCGCTGTCGCAGATGCCAAAGGGATTGCCGGTCTTCGCGCCATCGCTGAGCCGAAAGGCATCAAGGGTCGCTCGATCAACGAGCTGATCCGCGAAATCCTCGCGGCCCAAGCGGAGAAGTAAGCCATGATCATCCGTGACGCCGGCGATGCTATCACCCTGTCCTTGAGCACAGCCGACTTCGGCACCGTCTCCGAGGTCAACTACCGCATCATCAACGCCTCCGGCGTCACGGTGCAGGAATCCGTGGCTGCAACTCTCGATGCCCTGTCCCAGATGGCCGTCGTCGAGATTCCGCAGTCTCTGACCGCCCTGCCCGATGACATGGACCGGATGCTGCTGATCGTTCGTTTGGACGTCCTGGGTAGCCAGGGCTCGTTCGTTGACGAACACCTGGTCATGGTCCGTCAGCGCAAGACCCTGGTGATTCCGGCCGAGTCCTTTCAGACGGTCAACGACGCCATCCTGCGCTCGATGGACATCATCGACATCGACAACTGGCATACAGCCGACGCGGACGCCCGCCGTCTCGCGCTGATCGAAGCCGGTGCCCGCCTCAAGCGGATTCGCTACCTGGTCTTTGGCGATCGCACCTACGTGCCGATGAACCGGATCACGATCTATCCCGACCTGACCGATGACGATGATGACTTCGGCGCACATCTGTTCGAATACATGAATCGAGACCAGTTCCTCGCCCTGCCCCGTTCGTTCCTGCGCGATCTCTACCGCGCCCAGATCATGGAAGCCGACGTGATCCTGGGACCGGAGACCGCCGAGCAGAAACGTCTGTCCGGGATCATGTCCGATACCGTCGGCGAGACCTCGCAGATGTTCCGCACTGGTCGCCCGGTCGAGCTGCCGGTTTCCAAGCGGGCATTCCGTGAGATCTGCCGCTGGATCGACAACGTCTGGAGAATTGGTCGTGGATGATCGCCTGGCGCTGCACGACAGCTATGCCGAGCAGGCGCGGCAGTTGGAGCAGCACTTCGCGTTCACCGTCACCGGCGTCAAGGAGACGGCTGTGCAACGGGCTCGCCTCATGGGTGGGCTCGCTCGCATGATCGACGACGTGCAAAGCGGCCTGAACCTGGCGGCGGACATGCGTCGCAAGGGCTATCGCCAGCTGGTCGACGAGATCACGTCCAGCTCTCCACGGACAGGCGCCTATTTTGCAGGCAGCTCCTATTCACACGACTTCGACGGGTATTTCAGCTTCGCGGCTGAACTGGCCACGACCCGGCTTGAGCAGGACGTGAGCAACCGGATCGCGCAAGTCATGCGTGACATTCGTCAAATCGCGCTGATGTCTCGCTCCATGCGCGACAACAGACGCTGGGATCAATCCGCAGCGCTCCTACGAGCGCGTGAGAGCGTCGAAAATCGTCTTTCCATATCAGCGGATAGACGCGGACGCGAACAGCGCACAGAGCGCTTTTCTGCGCTGCTGGTGCGAGGTCTGTCCGTGGGAATGATGGTTGACTCGACAGTGCTGCACGGGGCGACCGATCGCTACAAGCTGTTCAGCTACGACGCCGATGACCTGGGTGAACTGACTGCCGCCGAGTTCCAGGAGCGCCGGGAAGAGATTTTCCATCCACAGAGCCGTCGATTTCTTGTGCCCATATCGTAAGTAAGTGCTTACTTACAAGGTCTCAGAGGGTAGAATGACCATGTTTCGAGCCAACACGATGTGTCAGTTGCAGGCGAGAGCGGGTTTCGACGAATACGGCGATCCGCAGTTTGGTCCGTCAAAACGAATCAAGTGCTCCGTGGTTCGTCTGGCTAGATCGAGCGCTCCCTCTTCGGTTCGAGCGGACAGCTCAGGGTCACGCGGCAAGGCGGATCAGATGGAGTCCGACGCCGTTATCCTGATGCCGCCTTCCTGGGAGCCCTCGATGGGGGCAAAGGTCGCGATCCTCGGGATGACCCTCGAGATCGTCGGTATGCATCCGCGGCTCAACATCATGGGGCGCCTGGATCACTACGAGGTGAGTCTGAACGCATGGCCATCAGCGTCAAGGGCATAGGCACTCTCAATCGGCGTCTGGAGACAATCTCCGAGCGCACCGATCGCGAACTATCCCTGCTGCTCAAGAAGGCGGCCATGGAGATGAAGCACCGCGTCGAGCAACAGACGCACCGCGACACCGGCGCGCTGGAGTCGGCGATTCGTCTCAAGGAGACGCGAACTGGCATCAACGGTCGGCGTGCCTACGAGGTTTTCGTCGATCCCGAAAAGCGCCGTAGGGTAAAGCGCAAGGGTTCCTGGTCTCGCCAGCGTGTCGCGACCTACGCCCGGCGTCTCGAGAATGGAGACTGGGGCGATAAGCTCGGGCCTCGCTCTCGCGCCAAGAACAATGAGATCGCTGGCAGTGGCATGCGAGTGGGACCAGGGTTTTTCTCGCGTAGCGCAGCCTACGTCTACGACCGGTATATCGGCCAGATGCGCCGAGCTGTGAAGCGCATAACGCGCAGGAGGCGGTGATGATCGCGATGGCAATTGCCAACCGGCTGCGCGGCGTGATCGACGACGCCCCGGTCCACTTCAACTTCATTCCGGCGGATGAGCAGATCGCCATCATGGTCGATTCGCCAATCCCCGGATTCGAGCTCGATCCCGAACTACCGGGCTACTTCAACGATATGTTCGAGGTCGTGATTCGGCACACCACAGCGCGTCATGGGCTGGAACTGTGCCGACAGGCCGTCGACAAGCTGGTCATCACAAACCAGCGGTTCGGCGATTATCACTTCAACTTCATCCGTGCGATCACCGAGCCCGCGGTATACCCAACGGCCAAAAGTGGACTCCGAGAGTTCGCGGTTCGCTTCGAGTTCAGTTGTTACCAAGCCATCTGACACAGGAGAGACACAATGGCTCGCGAAAACATCAAACTGGGTGCGTGCAATGTCACGTTCAAAGACACTGCGTTGGGTCTGACCAAGGGTGGCGTCGAGGTCGCAGTCGAAACCACCACTTACGAAGTCAACGTCGATCAGCACGGTGATGCGGCCGTTGACGAGTGGATCACCAAGCGTGCATTCACCGTCACAGTGCCGCTGGCCGAAACCACACTGGAACTACTCGGCCTGGCCCTGCCCGGCTCAACCGTCATTGCCGGGCAACTGGTCGTCAAGAATGCGGTCGGTCTGTCTCTCATCGACGGCGCCGGCGAGCTTTCGCTGATGCCGCAGAACGGCACCGCCGATGACAAGGTGGTCTTTCCGAAGGCGAACACCGCCGGCAACTTCTCGTTCGCGTATCGCCACAACGAAGAGCGCGTCTACTCGGTGGAATTCAAGGTCTACCCGGATGACGAGCAGGTGTTGGCCATGTTCGGCACTGCTGTATGATTTGAGGCTAGACAGTAAGTCAGCACTTACTTACTATTAGGGGCCTGAGATGGCCCCTTTTTCGTTCCCCGGAGCAACACCCATGGAAATCCTCAACCTCGACGAAATGAGCAATGTGGTGAAGCAGTTCACCTACAAAGGCGAGACCTACGACATCTGCGAGATCAGCCTGGACGGCTTCATCGAGATGACGACAGCTCAGAAAGACGCAGAGGCGAAGGAAGCCGCCGGGGAGATGACCCAGAAAGACCTGATCGTGTCCTACCGCGACATGATCAAACGGATGATTCCGGCGATCACCAACGAGACGCTGGGCTCGATGTCGATGCGTCAGCTCAAGACCCTGATGGATTTCATCAACACCGGCGAGATCGACCAGGACATCATCGAGCAGGCCAAAGCCGAAGCTGACGCAAAAAAGTAAGCGGGTCAGATGAGCCGGAAATCGAGGCGATAGACCTCGGTTTTTACCTGTCCCGCGTGATGCGGTTCTACGCCATGAACTACAGGGAAGTCCTCGCGCTTCCCTTGCACACGTTCTGGATGCTGAACCGAAATGTTTCCCGAATCCAAGCCGAAGAAGACCTTCGCGCATTCCGCCTCCTGGTAGCTGCACAGCATGGGGAAGGTGCCGCCGAGACGTTCCGTGATCTCCAGACAGAGATCGGCACGCCGGTCGTCACTGTTGCCCGCATGCAAACCGGTGCGATCCAGCGCCTAAAGCAGTTGGCGGGAGCAGGGAATGAACGACGATGACATTCAGGTAGTCCTGACCCTCGAGGACCAGGAATTCACTCTCGGCATCAAGAATGCCAAGCGGCTCATCAACGAATTTCGAGGCAGCGTCCACTCAGCCGCTTCATCGAACAAGAAGCTCGATACCTCCTTCGAGCACCTGGTCAGTCGAACCCGCGATTTCACCGTCATTCTAGCCGGCGCCCAAGCCGCCCTTCGCACGATCTGGGATACCACTGTCGGTTGGCAGATGCAGATCATGCGCGCAGCCGGCGACATCGAAAAATTCCAGGTGATGATGAAGGGTATGTCGCAGGAGACCAGCAACGCCTCCCGCGAGCTGGAAGCTCTCAGCAATACCAAGTTCATTACCACGTTCGCTCAAAACGCTCCCTTCAAGATGGACGCGCTGATCGACACCTTCGTCAAACTCAAGACGGTCGGCATCGATCCCACCAACGGCAGCATGAAGTCGCTCACCGACTCGGTGGCGGCCTTCGGCGGCAACTCCGACATCCTTCACCGCGCCTCGATCGCTATCCAGCAGATGGTCGGTAAAGGCGTCATCTCGATGGAAGAACTTCGCCAGCAATTGGGTGAAGCCGTCCCGCGTGCCATGGAAATCATGGCTCGATCGATGGACCTGTCGATGGGCGAACTGGTCGGAAAGATCCAGACCGGCACCGTGGAGTCGCGTTCAGCCATCTCCAAGATGCTGTCAGAGATGACATTGGTCTTTGGCGGTGCCGGCGATCGCATGATGACGACCTGGGACGGCGTGCTCCAGTCACTTGAGGTGAAGTGGAAGCTGTTCCTCAAGGAAGTCGCTGGTGATGGTGACGATGCCAGCAGCTATTTCAGCACGATCAAGGAAATGGGCCGAGACCTGTCTGACTGGCTCTCTTCTCCCGAAGGATTGCAGTTCGCCAAGGACATGAGCGCTGCCCTCGCCGACATGGCTATCAAAGCGCAGGAGCTCTTCACCTGGGTCTATCAGAACCGCGACGCCATCATTCAGCTCGGCAAGGCAATGCTGACCTATTTCGTTGCCTCGCGCATCACGATGGGTATCGCCAACATCATCGGTGCGCTGCGCAACATGAGCGTATCGACTGGCATGGTGGCGACAGGCATGCGGGACTTCTCTTCGCAGATCGGGAAAGTCCGGGCGGCAAATAGCGCTATGCAGGCATCGCTTGCCACCTCGAACAGCGCGATGATGAACCTCAGCACCCGCGCCACGACACTGGTCGGCAACGTCGGTCGCATCGGCCTGGCTTTTGCGGGCCTCGCGGGGCCGATCGGTATTGCTGTGTCGATTATCGGCACCGCAGCGATGGCATTCATCAACATGCGCCGGGAGAGTAACGAGCTCGCGGCCAGCATCATTCGAACGCGAGGTGTTGCAGCCACCGACAAGACGCTTGATGAGCTGGCCGAGCAGCGCGAGGAACTGGATCGTCAGTTGGCCAACCAGCAGAAGACTCTCCAGAACATCGAGGGCGGAAGCGGTCAAAATCTTCTCGCGAGACTACTCGGCTCTGACAATGAGAGCAGCAGCGAGATCGTTAAGGGTCAGCTTGAGAAGACCCAGAATGAAATTCAGAAAAACCTCGAGGCCACCCGGCTATCGACAGAGGCCATGACGCAGCGTCAGGTCGATTTGGCGGTGTCTGCGACGCAGCGAATCGTCAGTGACGGCATGTCACCACTACAGGCAGCTTTCGATAAACGAAGTGTCGAGCTGTCGAAGCAGCTCAATGACGCCAAGGGCGACGCCAAAGTCGTGAAGCAGATTCACGACGATCGCCTGTCGGCCGCAGAGAATCTGCGCGACGGTCAGGTAGAAATCCTTGATCAGCAGATTGTGGCTGAGCGTGGTCGCCTGGCGAAATTGCAGGAGCTCAATGGCGCGATCACGGATGAAGAACAGGCGTCCAGCAACGCTGTCGTCAACTACCTGAACGATCGCAAGACTCAGGTAGCCCAAGCATTCGAGAATTTCCGGCAGACCTACAACGCGGCGAACCAGTTCGTCGTCAAGCCGACGAAGCCGACGAAGCTATCCAAGGCAGACGACCCCGCTTATATCGCCAAGCAGCAATCGGATGCGGCGATCAATTCCGCCGAACGTCTTTTCAAGTCGCTGGATGTTCAGGCAGCGAAGGCGCAGGGTCAGCTGGCAGAGACTAACCCCATTCTCGAACAAACCAACGAGAAACTTCGACAGCTCTGGTCACAGGTCAGAGTCGAGGACATGCCAGCGTTCGAAGCGTTCAGCGAAAGCGCCCGCGAAGCCGCCGAAAACCTCTATCAGTTGCAGCAGCAGAAGAAGGCAACCGATGAGAGCGATCGCGCCTACATGAAGATGTTGGGCGACACTGCCGGCGCTCTGGACGACACCGAAGAGGGACGACTGCTTCGCGCTAAGGTGCAAACCCTCGAGATCGCCGAGCAGGTCAAAGAATACGACAAGCTGATCGCCCGGATGCGCGAGTTCAACGTCGCGCCGGAAGAGATTCAGAAACTCGAGGCTGCCAAAGCCGCCTATCAGTCATCGGCCATGGACAAGGTCTCTCGCGATGCCGAATCGTCCTGGCAGTCGATGCTGCGCAGCATGCGCGAGTTCAAGACCGACTGGGCGGGCATGTGGCAGGACTCGTCCAACATGGCGATCGACGAGATGGTCCGGTTCGCCAAGTCGGGCAAGCTCTCCATGACCGGACTCATCGACCACGTCCTCGAGCAGCTTCTTCGCATCCAGTTGCAGAAGAGCATGGTTACGCCTCTGAGCAATCTGCTCGATGCCGGCGTCAACGCGGCGGTGGGTTACTACACCGGCGGCATGGGCGGTGCGCAATCCTATACCGGATCATTCGGCGCCAACCTCGGCACCGGCTCTCAGACCCAATCCTACGGCGGCAACTTCGGCTCCTACCTCAAGACCACCGCAAGCGCGATGGGCAACATCATGACCGAGTGGGGGCCGGCCAAGCTCAACAAATACGCCAAGGGTGGCATCGCCAAGTCACCACAGATTTCCGTATTCGGCGAGGGCGCCACGCCGGAAGCCTACGTCCCCCTGCCCGACGGCCGCTCGATCCCGGTGACGATGTCCGGCGGCGGCCAGGGCACACCGAATGTCCAGTTCAACCTGATCAACCAGTCCGGCCAAGAAGTCTCCGCAGAGCAGCAGGGAGGCGGCCGATTCGATGGCGAAACCTTCGTGCTCGATGTGGTCCTCAAGGCGGTCAATCGACCCGGCGATTTCCGTGATGGCATGAAAGGAGCAATGCGCTAATGGCCTACGAAACGATGCCTAACTTCGGGGCGATGCCGGGCACCACCCAGGAGGACTCGGAGAAGTTCGCAACCTCTCGCGAAGACAACGCCGTCGGTCAGAACACCGAAGGCGGCTACACCATTTCACGCCCGAAGAATGGTCAGCCGGCGCGCCGCCTGTTCGAGACGGGCTTCGGCCCGCTCAACAACGTCCAGAAGGAACAGCTTGAAGAGTTCGACAACCGCGTCGGCACCATCAAGCCCTTCTACTACCAGCATCCACGCAACGGCGAGCTGATCCTTTGCCAACTTCAGGAGCGCTTGAAGTTCTCCTATATCGGCAAAGGCACCACGGCACGGTGGAACGTCACCCTCATCAAGCTGCGAGAAGTCTAATGGCCAACCACCACTCCATCGCTACCGTGATCGACAAGAACCGCGTCGCCTCCCTGGAGGCGTTTGTGCCGATGATGGTGATCGAGGTCATCAACGACAAGACCGGCGCTCATGTCGATACCCTGCGAGTCTGCAAAAACGGCAACGCTGACCTGACCTATCGGGGTGACCTCTACGTGTCGACGGACTTCAAGATGTCGTTCACGACCGAAGCCGACCGCCCTTCCGAATGCAACATCAATTTCTTCGATCGCACCAGTGTCGTCACCCGCTACATGGAGACCTATCGCGGCGGCATCGGCTTCAAGATCGATCTGTTCTTCGTCAACACCGGTGACATGAGCCAGCCGCCCGAGTTCAAGGAAACCTTCTCGGTGCGCAGCGCATCAGCGGACACCGGCACCTACATGATCACCTTCACCCTGGGCATGGAAAACCCTTTGTCACTGCGCGTGCCGCGCCGGACTCAGCGTCGAGACCGGTGTCAGTGGCGCTACAAGGGCGACGAGTGTCGCTACTCCGGGAGTCTGAAATCGTGCGACTACACTTTGCAGGGCGATAACGGCTGCGCCGCCCACAACAACGTGAAGTATTTCGGTGGATTCCCTGGCATTAACCCCGCATAATGAGTAAGTAAATGCTTACTTACTCTGATCTCCTAACTGCGACTTTCCGCTACAACGCACGCGGCCCCAGCCATTTCGATTGCTATGGCCTTTGCATGGAGGTGTCCCGCCGACTCGGCAGGACGCTACCCGAAATTCTGACCCCCAACGGACTGCTGAACATGCAGGAGTTGCTGCGCGAAGAGACCGAAAACGGCATTCGCTGGCGTCCTGTCCCGGCAACCGAAGGCGAATGGGGTGTCATGACGGGCCATCCACGCATCGGTCCACCCATCGAATACGGGATCAAGTCGGGCGCGATCGCCTACTTCCGAGTCAAGGGCTTGCTGGCGCACGTCGGAATCATCATCGGCCCTGACAGGTTTCTACACGCCTGGGAAAGGGCCGGTGGGGTTTGTTGCGAAAGGCTGTCCGCCTGGGAACCTCGCTTGGTAGGAATCTATGAGCACAAGTCTGATCCCCGTTGTCCAGATTGAGCCGCAGCACGTCAACCTGATCGTGGTTTACAACGCGCTGGACCTGCGCGACCGCGAGACCGCCAAGCTCAACTTCGATCCCTCCAAAACCCTCGCCGATTACATGCAGGGTCTCGAAGACGTCGATCAGTGGTCGGTATCGATCAACGGCGAGTCCTACTCTCCCGATGACTGGGTATTGATCAATCCCGCGCCTGACGACTACATCACGGTCGTTCCGATCCCCTATGGCGGCGGCGGCGGCAGCAAGAACATCATGCGCATGGTTGCCCTGGTAGCCATCGCCGTCGTGGCGCCCTACGCCGCGGCCTACATGCTCGGCACCACCGTCGCGGCGATGGGTATTGCCGGCGCAGCACTGACCGGCGTGATCACCATGGCCGGCGGCATGCTGGTCAACGCCCTGCTGCCGCCATCAGTGCCCTCAGCCAACAACTCGGTCAGTCAGAGCGAGTCGCCCACCTACGGCATCGACGGTTCGAAGAACACCCAGACCGAAGACACGATCATTCCGCTGATCTACGGCTCATACCGTTACGCCGGCAACATCGTCAATCTCTCGACCGATAACGAGGGCAAGACACAGATCGTGAAAGCGATGATGGTCGTCTCGGAGGGTGAGATCGACGGTATCTCCGACTTCCAGGTCAACGATCAGCCTTTCGACAACTACGAAGACGTCGAAACCGACTGGCGCCCAGGCGCTGCCAACCAGACCGCTTATGGCTGGTTCCAGGACACCAAGCGGATGGTCAACAAGGCCATCACGCTGTCGACCGAAGAGTGGGCGCAACACACCACCGAAGGTGAGATCGATCGTTTCCGTCTCGACTACCTCTGGCCGCAGGGTCTGGTCAGTATCAACGACAAGGGCAAGCGGACGGTCTATCAGGCCGAGATGAAAGCTCAGTATCGCAAGGCAGGCACGACAGCCTGGATCGATCTGCCACAGCGAATCTACACCGAAGCCGCGACCAGTCAGCCCTACCGTGTGTCTTTCGAGTCGCCGAAGCTCGCTGAAGGCATCTACGAGATTCGCACCCGTCGCCTGAACAACAAGGCCACCGAGGTCAACGTCTCTGACACGGTGCAGCTGGCCGATATCGTCGAGATCATCGACGACCGGGTGCCCTACAACCACACGGCCTCCTTCGCCATCCGAGTTCGCCTGACCGATCAGCTCGGCAGCCTGCCGAAGATGACCGCGAAAATCCGCGGTATCAAGGTCGCCAAATACACCTACAACGGCGAACTCATCACTCGCGAGTGGTCAAACAACCCGGCCTGGATCGCAGTCGACCTGCTGACCAACAAGCGCTATGGCGCCGGCCTGGTGCTGTCTCGCATCGACTGGCGAGCATTCAACGACTGGGCGCAGTTCTGCCTCGACAATGAGCTGACCTTCAACGGCGTGTTCGACACATTCAGCAACGCCTGGGATGCCGCTCAGGTTGTGCTGCGCGTGGGCCACGCTCGATTCACCACTATCGGCACAACGCTCTCCCTCGCGATCTACCGCGCCAGCGAACCGGTGATGATGTTCGGCAACGGCAACATCATAGAGGGCTCGCTGAAACTCAACTGGTCGAGCATCGAAGATCGCTCCAACGAATTCGAGATCGAGTTCTACGACAAGGAGCTGGACAACAAGCAGAACACCGTCCGCCTGATCAACGAAGACTCAATCGCTCGCGGCGACATGCAACGCATCTCGACGACCCGCATGGTGGGTATCGACAACGAGAAGCAGGCATACAACGAGGCACTGTTCCAGAAGGCGATGAACGAAGGGCTGGTGATGTCCGGTCAGCTCGAAGCGCCAATCGAAGCGATGGTGTGTGGTGTGGGCGACGTGGTGCTGGTGCAGCACGACATGCCGCAGTGGGGCGAGTCCGGCCGCATACGTCCGGGTTCGACAGCGAAGATCATCAAGATAGACCGCACGCTCGAGATCGGCGCATCACCGGTGAATATGTCGATGATGGTTCACCACTCGGTTGTGAAGCGCGCCAGCCCGACAGTGGCAATTGTCAACCACAACTCGGGCAGCGTGTTCATCCAGGGAGTGCCGGCGTCTGTCGCGGCCACACGCCTGGTCTTCGGCGACCAGGATCGCCGGATTCTCTCGATCCGCTCGGCCAACGGCTACACCGAGATCCAATTGGCGGACACCGATGGCTTGGCTGTCGGCACCGGATTCGAGCTCTGGGATACCGATGTCATCGAAGCGCGTCAGATCGCGTCCTACGATGCGGAAACCTCGCAGATCACGCTGGTCAGCGCGCTCGGCCAAGTGCCGGCTGATCTGAGCAATTACATGATCGGTGTCACCGACAAGGCCGCGAAGCCATTCACGGTCGTTGGCGTATCGGGCGACGGCGATTATTCCCGCGTGCTCAAGCTGATCGAATACAACGAGACCATCTTCGATCCGGCCAACTTCCAGCCGACGCCGATCTATTCACGTCCGGTCCAGACAGTTCAGCATGTCCGCGATCTGACGGTGATCGAAGACAGTATCATCAAGTCCGCCTCGCTGATCAGCAGCCTTATCGTGAGCTGGAGCCTGCCGGAAGATGGCAACTACGCCGGCGCCAAGGTCTATATCGCTCGCAACGGCGGAGAGATGGAGATCCACGGTATCGCCGGCGCGGGCGTGACCTCCTACCACCTGCAAGCCAAGTTCGGCGAAGAGCTAGTGATCCGCGTGGTGGCATACGACGGCGGTGGACGCACGGCGAACTACAACACCGCCCCGCAGGTCACCTACAACGTCACGGGCAGTCTCGATGTGCCAGCCAACGTCACCGGCTTCACGGCGCGCCTGGATCGTGACGGTGTCGAGCTGAACTGGATCAAGCTCGCTGATCCTGATGTCGTTGGCTACGAGATTCGCGAAGGCGAGGATTGGGAGACCGGCACCCTGATCGTCGAGGATCACGCCGGCACCCGTTTCTTCACCACCCTGAAAGAGAACGGCGTCTACTCCTACTGGATCAAGGCCATCGATCTCCGCGGCGCCATGTCTCGCGTCGCGACAACCGCCTCCGTGCGCGAGCTGATTACCCCGCCCGTGCCGGATGGCGTGTCCATCACGGTGACGGCGTTCACGGCGACCATCGTCATCGCTGCCGCCCCGTTCGGTATCACCTGGGAAGTCTGGCGTTCCAACGCGCCGCTGCTAAACGGTCAAATTCTGTCGAATGCTGTCCTGGCCGGCACCGGCGACACCGTGCAGATCGTGGGTCTGGACTACGACACGACCTACTACCTGTATATTCGCGGCCGTTCGGCGTTCGGTGTCAGCGCCTGGTATCCGACACAGTTCCAGACCAGCGCCGATCCTGCCGAGATTATGGAGTTCATCGCTGGTCAGATCGATGAGTCGGCACTGGCCCAGGAGCTGGCTAAAGAGATCGAGAAAATCTCTGCGCCCGAGGGAATCGTTGGCTCCGTCAATGAGCGCCTTGCCGGCGTCCGTGATGACCTAGCCGATGAGGCTGTGCGCGTCGACGGTTTGATCAACGAGGCGAACGAGTCGACCAACAAGGTGCAGCAGAACCTGTTGGACGAAACCGTCAGACTCGACGGCCGTGTAGACGGTATTTCACTGTCGATTGATGCCACCCAACTGACTCTCTCTCAACGAGACGATGAGCTGGCACAACGCCTTCTCGAAGCCGAGACTTCCATCGTCGACGAGGCCAGGGCCAGTAAGGATCGCGATTCTGCGCTGACCGAGACTGTCCAGGGCATCACGGCCACCTTCGAAGATAATAACGCCTACCTGGGCGAGCTCCGTCGGGTCGAGGCTGAGCGTGACGCGATTCAGGCTATCCAGTTCGAAGCTCTTGCCGTCACCGCAGCCAACCGAACCGCATCGATCCGCACCGAGAAGCAGATTCGTATCGATGGCGACACGGCAGAGGCTAGTGAGCGCTCCGCCCTCGAGGTTCGGGTTAACGACAACGAAGGCGCCATCGTCACCGAGTCTTTGACTCGCGCCGACGAGCTATCTGTCATCTCATCCCGGATCGGTGAGCTGTCTGCGAAGCTGGATGCCGTTCCGCAGTTCGGCTCAGGGTTCGAGCCCGGCACTGATTTGACGCAGTGGCAAGTGCCGACGACTGACACCCTGACGGTCCAGTCAGTCGACATTTACCAGGGCACGCAATCAGCCCTGCTGACGTCATCCTCGGCTACCCCGACGCCTGGCACCGACGGTATCGGTGTAACGCGTGCGTTGATCCCCTCCGGGGCGGCGGAAGCGTTCGAGGGCTACGAGATCGTGGTTCAGATCGCGGCCAAGCAGCCGGCGGACAATCCCACTGCCGAGTTCGCAATTGCCTTCGCTACCAACGGTGTCGGCAGCAGCACCTGGCGCATGTTCACGCCGACGCCGTCCTGGGACGTCTACCAGTTCACTTGGCAGGTGCCGGAAGGCTCGACGGTTGGTGTCAACAACATCGCGATCTGGGCGGACACCTCCGGCTCAGGAAAGGGGCTTCTGGTGGATGGCGTCACGGTTCGCCGTGCGAATGCCGAGATCAGCGAGATCACCGCCGCGATCACCACCGAGCAGGAAGCTCGCGTCAGCGCCGATGAAGCGCTGTCCACGGATATCCAAGCGACCACTGCGCGTCTGGGACTCGCCGAAGCCGCCATTCTCGAAGAGATCACCGCTCGCGCGACCGCCGAGGAAGCGACCACCGGTCAGATCACCGCCATCACGACGCGGGTGGGTGACAACGAGACTCGGATCGCCGAAGAGACGCAAGCACGAACCACCCAGACCGACGCCCTGGCCACCCGCACGACCGCCATGGAGACGCGGATGGGTGAAGCCGAAGGCGCCATCACCTCAGAGACCGAAACACGGGCCACGGCGGATGAAGCACTCGGTCTCCAGATCGAAGAGATCAAGGCTGAGATGGGTGGCGATACCGCCGCAGTGGTCGAGGAACGTCAGGCGCGTGTCACGGCCGACAGCGCCCTCGCCTACCAAATCTCGAGCGTATCGGCACGCGTCGACGACGCAGCGGCACAGCTTCTCAACGAGCAGCGAGTTCAGATCGAGCAGGCAAGCCTCGACGCGGTGCAATTCGAGGCGATCGAAGCCTCACGCGCCGGAAGCACGGCATCCATTCGCACCGAGCAAAACATTCGCCTGGAAGATGACCTGGCCGAAGCCTCCCGACGCGAGTCGATCGAGACACAAGTCGGCGATCTGGAGTCGACGATTACCGAGGAAGCGGTAGCCCGAAGCACCGCCGATATGACCCTGGCCGACCAGATCAGCCAGGTTTCAAGCAAGGTCGATCAGAACCAGGCCAGCGTCTCCGAACAGATCAAGACCTCGATCACCGGTAATTCGTTGATTCGTGATGGTTCGTTTGAGCTGGGTGATCTGGCCCTCTGGGGCGGCAGCGCCGTCAGTATTTCGAATATCAGAGAACGCCGTGACAGCACCTCGCCACTGAACCAAAACGCGCCGGCACGTTACTTCGTGGAGCTTGATGACGTAAACCACGACACCACAGCCTACCTGCATAACCAAGGTATGGTTCCTGTCACGCCAGGTGCGCAATACACCTTCGATGCTTCCTATGCAGTCAGAGGCGAAGGCGACATCAGTATCGAGTTCTCGGTGCGATTTTTCGACCAAGATGGCAATCAGGTTTCTTGGCCGTCGATCAAGCGTGTCAACCATGCAGAGACCGTTGCGTGGCTGAAACTCGGGCCGGTAACGCTCACCGCTCCGGCAGATGGCGTCCAAGCGATGATTATCATCGGTCGGATCTCGGGTGGCTCCGGCAGCCTGCTCGTGACCAACATCCGCGGCTATCGGGTGGATGAGGCGCTGGCTTCCAAGATCGATCAGGTCCAGGCATCGATCGGCCCCAACATCGCCACCGCGATGACAGCCTACGAAACCAAAATCGATGCTAATTCGTCACGTTCGTCGCTTTCCACGAACCTGACCAGCCAGTATCAGAGCTTCGTCGCGAGTCAGCTCACCAAATACGAAACCACGTCCACCGCCAACCTGGCGCGATCCACCCTACAGACCGACGTTCAGGCGTATACCGACAACAAGTTTTCGGCGGTTCAGCTCACCGCGTCGGCGACCGCCTCGGGCACCAGTCTCGTTACCAACGGACTGTTCGCCAACGGTTCGATCGAGGGCTGGGGCGATTCCACGCTGGTCAGGATTCTCAACAAATCAGACAGCGCGTCGGTCATCTACAAGAACTGCCCCACCAATTACTTCGCCGAGTTCGGTGACGATCAGCACGACCTCGACCGCTACTTCGTCGGCGAGTGGAAAGACTGCGCCGCCCACGAAGAGTTTGCCGGCAAGTTCAGTTGTTGTCGGGGTAGTAGTTCCGGCGGCCGGCTGGATATCGCGATTCAGTGGCGAGACGTCGATGGCGTGCTTTTCTTAGGCGAAACCATGCAAACGGTGACGTTGACCGATGAGGCTGCCGGCTCCTGGCAAACCTCGGAGGTCAGCTCGACCATCTCCCCCGGTGGAGCGGTGAGAGCCCGCGTTCTCATTACCCGCAAGGCCGGGAGTTTCGGAAAGCTCTATTTCACCAACGTGGTGATGGTGCGCAACGACCCGGCACTGAACGCCTTCTACACCGCCAAGGTCAGCTCGAATGGCCTTATCGGAGGCTTTGGCATCTACAACAACGGTCTGACTGTTGACGCCGGATTCGAGGTCGACAAGTTCTGGATCGGCCGCACGGAGGGCAAGGTCAAACCCTTCGTCGTGATGAACGGCAGCGTCTACATGGACGACGCCATGATCAACACCGTGACGATCGGCAAGCTGCGCTCGGCGACAGGCGGCGTCATCATTTCCGGCGGCAAGATCAAGGCGGAATTTATCGACGCTGACAATCTGGTCGTGAAATCAGCTGCGACGTTCACCGGTCAGGGCTCGCTATCCAAGAAAAACTCGCTGGGCTATTCGGAGGTTACAGGCACCAAGCCGCCGACCGATGCTGACCGCACGGCTTCGAACATCTCGTATGACACCAAGCGCGCCGGCGGTCGAAATATCGGCGACGTGCTCGAGGACGTGGCTGTCACTCGAAACCGGACGAACTACTGGATTCGTCCAGGCGAGACGACGATCAATGGCAACGCCATCTACACCGGGGACGCATACGTCGACACCCTTCAGATCAAGGGCGGAGCCATCATCGTGCCGCGTCAGGCGTTCGGTGTGGGTCAGGCTTCGGCTTCGCTCAGCATCGGCTCAGGCGTCTTCCCAGGCCCGATGGTGACGCTGATCTGCATGGCGTCGTTCACCAAACTCGGCGATGGCGACCAGCGGGTGATCATCGAGTATCGCAATCGCGAGCAGTTGAACGAGTGGATCAAGCTGGTGACGGAATGGCCGGACACCTACACGATCTCAACCATCATGGGCTTTCGTCAGATCGGCAACACCGGCGTTCACGATGTCCGTGCGCGCTTCACCGACTCGAACAGTGACGGTCGAGTGTCACTGGTCTTCTTCCTGGGGCAACGCTAATGGCAGATGAAACGACGGCAACGACCGAGATCGAAGCCGATGACGAGGAATACGGGGTGGTGTCGTCAAAGGACGACCTGCCCTTCGTGATGCCGATGGAAGAGTTCCCCGAACTCCCGGAAGGCGGTATTCAGGAGCCAGTGCCGCTGGTGAAGTTCACGGTCTACAACAACGAGACCGGTCGAGTCACCCAGTTTGGGGAATGCGCTGCCGATGAGCTGGAATTTCAGGACCAGGACGAACCTCACCTGACCGTCATCGAGGGCGTTTACCATTTCGACGACTACTACGTCGACCTGGCCACCCATGAACCTCGCGAGAAGCAAAACTACCTCTACCGGCTCGAGACCACGCCGCTGACGCTGACGATCATTGGCCTGCCCGCCGGAACGAAACTGGCAGTTGCCGGTATGGCTCTTGTGACCGACGAAGAGGCAACGGAGATCGACTTCGACGTGCCCGGCACGCACGAAATCAGCCTGTCGGGACTGGTCTCTCATCACAACACCAGCTTCGAGGTGACGATCGATGGCTAAACTGTCCGTCCGCAAATTCGAGTGCCAGGATGCGGCGATCGCCGATCACTGTCTCAAGGTCGATCAGGCTGCCGAAGAGGCACGCTCGCGGTTTCTGACCTCCGGCACCGGCCAAGCCATGGCCTATCAGTCGAAGTTCGAGGATGCCTCGCGCTTTCTCGCCAATGAGGCTGGCGCCTTCCCATGGCTCGGGGCGGAAGCCGAGATTCGGGACAAGACGATGCGCGAGGTGGCGACAGTCATCGTAGAGACCCGCAAAAAGTGGGACATGATCGGTTCCACTATAGAGATCCATCGTCTCCAGGCGAAACAGGCAATTCGCGATGCCAAGACACCGGCAATCATGCATGCGATCGCCGAAAGCACCGTCAAAGCTCTCTCAGAACTCGCGTGAGGGCTTGACAAAATAGTAAGTAAGCGCTTACTTACCATGATATGATTGCCCGGTCATTAACCTTTGGCGGGGAGATTGCGACGTGAAGGATACGATCACTGAGGAAGTGGTTTCGACCCTTGCCTCTCAACCTATTGGCGATGCGATCCCCGAACCGGTGCTGAACTGGGCCGACAAAAGTCTCTGGATCGTCATGGGCTTCATTCTGTTGGGTCATGTCGCACGCAATCTCGTCTCCGACGAGCCATTCAATATCCGCAAGTTCATCGGGGAAATGATCCTCGCCGCCATCGGGGCTGTCTCGATCTACGTGATGGGACTGCTACAGGGGCTGCCCGAGCCACAGATCATCTTCATCGGCCTACTGACTAGCCTGGGCGGTCTGCGAGCTCTCGAATGGGCCGCGAAGATCACTCGTGCGGTCAAGAAAATCTCGTAAGGAGATAGACCCATGCAATTCGCACTCAACTTCCCCCGTCGTGAGTTCGAGCTTTCCCAGACTGCCGTTCGCAAGGGTATCGATAACACGGTCCCCGACGAGCTCGTGCCGAATGCCGCTCGCCTTTCCTGGTGGCTGCAAGAGCTTCGCAACAAGATCAACCGGCTTCACCGCCAAGAGTCTCGCTCGCGTGAGCTGCCGATCGTCATCACCTCCGGTTATCGCTGCCCGGCGCTGAACGAAGCCATCGGCGGCGCCGAGAATTCGCAGCACTCCAAGGCAGAAGCCGTCGACATTCACGTCCCTGGCATGACCTCGCGTCAGCTCGTCGACTTCATCGTGGCCAACCAACCCGGCTACGACCAGATGATCGAAGAGTTCGGCCAGTGGGTGCATGTCAGCGTGACCACTCGCCCGCGTGGGGAAGTGCTCGTTGCCAAGCGCAACTCTCGGGGCAAGGTCAGCTACGCCCCTCTCGTGACGCAAGAAGAAGCCTAATCCTGGGCCGGCTCCGGCCGGCTTTTCGAGGTGAATCATGACCGACACCGATGCAATCGCCACGATCTCTGGCTTGACCACGGAGGCCAATAACGAGACCACCGCGATCCAGACCGCTTATTCGAATTTCGACGCGTCCAAAGCGGCATTGACCCAGGCCGAAGCGGAAGTTTCTGCGCGACTAACGCTCATGGACAAGCGGGTTCGCTACGTCATCAATCGATATGGGGAAGGCAATGGCGCTTGATCCGAATCTACAGGTCTCGATCGACAGTCTCCAGACCGCTCATACCAGCGTGATCGAAGCCGTTCGGGGCTACACCGGTGGCAGTATCGCCAAGAGCACCAATGATCTGCTGCTGAAACACGCCAGCGCCAATCGCGGAATCGATGAAGCCGAGTCCGGGTTAATCAATCAGATTCTGGCTCTCGACAATGCCCCGGTGCCTTCTTTCCTAGCTGGTTTCATCCGTCGCTCGTTCATGAAAGGCGAAGCCTCCATCGATCATGGCTATACGGCCAATCAACTCCTTGGATTCAAACGAGCCTCGGTGAAATGGGCGTTTGGTCCCGGCGGCAATATCACTCAGGTGCCGGTCGACACCCTGGCCTATGCCTATGACCCCCTGACCGGTTATCCGATTGGCGCGCTTTTGGAAGGCGCAGCGACGAACATTCGCCCCTACTCACATGAGTTCAGCCGCTGGCCCGTTGCCAATGGCTCGACCTTCTCAACCTCATCTGAATCGACCGTCATCGACGGCATTGGCCCGTGGAAATTCAACGAGGGCACACAGACTGACGTTCAGCACTACTTCCTCCACGGCGCAAGGCTGACTGCTGGATTCTGGACCGACTCGATCATCGTCAAAGCCGGTGAGCGTTCCAAGATCGAGATCAGAGTCACCGACTATGGACCCTCAAGCCAAGCCGGGTTTGATCTCGAGAATGGTCAGATTTTCAACCAGCCATCGCCGTCGCAATCCTCAGCCAAGATGACCAAGTTGCCCAATGGCTACTGGCTCTGCGAGGTGACTTTCTACGTCGATGCCGAGGCCGACGGCAACGTGCTCTACATGCTGAGCAAGGACGGTGGCGTCAACGAAGCGTATGCCGGTGAGGGAGACAAGGGCGTCTACATGCTTCATGCCCAGCTTGAGGCCAACTCATGCTCTACATCTCGAATTCTTTGCGCCGGAACGCCAACCTCTCGCGCTGCCGATGATCCGACCTGGGAGTTGGATGATTCTCACAACAAGGAAGGGTTCTCGTTCTATCTGGAGGGCGTCCAGGGTTCCCGTCAGGGAACCGCGTTGTTCTATTCGAATGTCGGAGGTCTCGATAGTCATCTTCGCGTCGGCTTCCCGGACAACAACAGCGCGGCGGTGTGGTTCAACCAGAACAACGCCGGTGCCCGCAGCATTCCGCTTTCCGATTTCCCCTCCTACGTCCCAGGCACTCCATTCAAATTGGCAGTCAGCGTAGGGCCGACCAAGATCGCAGTCGCCCTCAACGGTGAGCTGTCGAGGATGGATATCAGCAGCCGCGGCGTCCCCGCCGTCAATCGTGCGCGGCTCGGCGCCATTTCGGATACCAACAATGGCATCAATGGGCAAATCGTCGAGTTTCGCGAGTTCCCCATGGTGCTCAGTGAAGAGCAGGTTTTGGAGATGACCACATGACGCAGACGCTCGATACCGCCCATGCCGCGTCAATCACCGAGCTACAGACGCGTCACGCCAAACTGATGACCTCGGTGCGCAACTATACCGACACCAGCGTCACGGCATCGACAGCCGAGCTCACCGCCGCCCGCTCTGCCCTGATGGATAACATCGACGCCAAGGAGCAATCGCTGCTGGGCCTGGCACAGAGAAAGGCGACGAAGCCACTCCCCTCGATGATTCTGGACTTCCGAGAGCAGGTGTTTCTCCAAGGCAATCGTATCATCGAGCGCGGCCGTGACGTTGCCGATCTGCTCCAGGTGCTGCGTGGCTCGTCGAAGTGGTGCTTTGGCCCTACCGGCAATGTCCGTGAATTCCCGGCGAACACCGTTGCCTACGCCTACGATCCGACGACCGGAGAGGCAAAAGGTATTTCCCTGGAAGGTGCCGGCACCAACCTGCACCCCTACAGCACGGACATGACCAACGCGAATGTAACTCGCCTGAGATGCGATGTTGCGGTCTCAAGCGAAACCTCTCCTATTACGGGTCAAAAAGCTTTCAAGCTGACCTGCCTTGAGAACAACACGACAGGCTTAGATCCCGGCACGTTCAGCGTCACCAATGGAACGAAATACACCACCACCGTCATCGCCAAAGCGGGATCGGCAAACGGCATTACGCTGGTCTTCAAGTCATTTCAGTCGGGCTGGCAAGCGGGTGAGATTCGATTCGATGGGTCTGTCGATTCCTCGACGGGATCGGGTTGGAAACTCGAAGAGCAATGCGATCTGCGCGATGGATGGGTAATGGCGCGCGTGTCCTGCACGGCAAGTCAGGATTCGACCGCAGCCTCGGTTGAGTATCGCATCACCCACAATGACGCGAACCCAGCCGTTGGACAGACTATCCATCTCGCCCACTGGCAGATCGAGACCGGCAACGGATCGACGATCATTCCGACAGCCGCAACGGCCGTTACCCGTGCAGCCGACAACATGCTGCGCGACCTGTCGTTCGAGCATAACCCCAACGGCTTCACCTTCTATGTCGAAGGTGTGCAGACCTCCGACACCGGATCGCTGGTGTTCTATTCCCTGAACAACAGCACAAGCAAGAGTATCCGAGTGGGTGTGCCGTCCAACAATAACGCGATCTTCTGGGTGAATTACGATCGCCTGGCCAATATCTCTACGACCAACTTCCCGGTAGTGAAAGGCGGCAGCAACAAGATTGCGGTGTCCGTGAATGCCACGCGCTTCGCGGTCGCCTGCAATGGTTCTGTCAGCTATACCAGCACGCCTCCCCAGGGTATCCCGATCTTCAACCGCGCCAAGCTTGGTGCTATCTCCGACACCAACAACGCCATCAACGGCACCATCGCTGAGTTCCGCGCCTACCCGATGGCGATGGAAGCGGCCGATCTGATCGTTCTTACTACCTGATACGAGACCCTGCCCATGCGTGATGCTCTGCTCTATGTCGCCACTTTCAAAACTCTGGTTAATCACCTGGCGATCCACTATCCCAACATGCTCGAGCGTGATGGGAACGGCGCGATCGTTACTCCCCCGGTGGTCACAGGATTCGCTCGCACCCCGGCGATCACCGATGGCACCGCCGTGATGGTCTACGTCCGTCTCCAGGATGAAGAGGTCGAGGATTGGCGCGGTATGCCGGGCGTCGAGATCATGGCCGAGACCGTATTCACCGGCCCCGGCACGGCTCAGCGCATCTATGACCAGGTGTTTGCCGACGAAGTGAAGTATGCACGCTACAAAGCGCTCTATCCGCACGACCCATACGCGATCGAGACAGGGCTTCTCGCCTACACCCTGACTGCCGAATTCAGCGAGCCGACCGAAGTCGTGGTTCAGCTCGACGACGAGCCGCAAACACTGATCATGACCGACGTCTACAAGCTGTCCGTGACGCCGGACGTCAGTGTAAGCGTGGACCACGAGGGTGTCGTGCTGAGCGAACCCGTCGTGGAGACCCGCACCATCACGCCCTCGGCGTGGATCGGTGTTCTTGCTGGAGCCTGACACATGGGACTCTTTGCCAGGTTGTTCGGTAGTGACAACGTCATCCAGAAAGCCGCGGATGGCATCTACAATGGCGTCGACAAGGCGATCTACACCCAGGAAGAGAAAGCGATTGGCTTCCTCAACCTGCTGAAAGCCTACGAGCCGTTCAAATTGGCCCAGCGACTGCTCGCGCTGACCGTCACGGTGCCCTATGTGACCGTGTGGCTCTGTTGCGCGCTGATGCTGGTGATCGCGGGCTTCGTTGAGCCGGCTTATGGCAAACAGCTCGATGAGGCGGCGCGCACGCTCGGGGAGTTGAATAACGACACGCTGGGCATGCCAGTCGCCTTAGTGCTGTCGTTTTACTTCGCCGGCGGTGCGCTCGAGGGAGTCGTCGACAAGATTCGCTCCAAGCAGGTGAAATCCTAGAGAAAAGGCGGACAAAGCATATGGTTTTGCCTTCGTCCGCCTGATAGAGTAAGTAATCGCTTACTTACTGGATTTTAGGCCGATGCTGTCATGCCAACGACCCTACGATCTGGATCGACCGCCCTGTCTCGCGACAGGTGCGTGGCGTGAACGGGTGTCTCTGACTGTGTGATTGAAGGCGGGCTTCGGCTCGCCTTTCCTTTTAAGGGTCGACCGATGTCTCGAAGCTATAACGGCAAGCAGCAGAAGCGTCAGGAACGACGGTCCAGCAAGCGTAGGGATCGAGCCGATGTCGTGGCCCTGTTCGACAACCATCGCGAACAGGCAGGCGCCGAGATCCAGCGCGATCTGATGCGTTTCATGTCCACGGCCAACGCCAAACGCTCCAGCGAGCCCGTCCAGGCACGCAACGAGACTCAGGGTCACTACATCATCTCGATCCAGGGGAACGATGTCACCGTCGGCACTGGCCCTGCGGGGGCCGGCAAGACCTGGGTAGCTACCGCACTGGCCTGTGAGGCGCTGATGGCCAAGGACGTCGAGAAGATCATCGTCACCCGCCCGGTGGTCGAGGCGGAAGAATCACTCGGGTTCCTTCCTGGCGAGATCATGGATAAGTTCGCGCCCTACTTCGTCCCGATCCGTGAGGTCATGGACGAGCGCCTGGGTAAGGGCTTCGTCGACTATCTGATCGGGACCGGCAAGATCGAGATCGCCCCTCTGGCCTACATGCGGGGCCGAACGCACAAGAACGCTTTCGTGATTCTCGACGAAGCGCAGAACACCACGCCTAAGCAGATGAAGTTGTTCCTCACCCGTCTCGGCGAGAACACGCGTGTCGTCATCAATGGTGACGCCTCGCAGCAGGACATTCGCGCAAAGCTCAACGGCTTGGATGATGTCGTTCAACGGTTCAGCCGGACCCCTGGCTTTGGGGTGATCGCGTTCGACCGGGCAGACGTTGTCCGCTCGGCGTTGGCGCAGATCATTGTGTCGAACTACGAAGACAATCCAGTCGCAGCTTAGCGCAGTGTAGCGATGCTATCCCTGATAGCGTCAGAATCGACCCAGAAAGCGTCCCTGAGCGCGTTCGAGCTTCACGACACAAGATGACGCTTGGAAACTCGGAACGGAGCGCACACGCAAACAGGGAGCGATTCACCCCCAGCCCTCGATCAGACGATCGGGGGCTTTTCATTGCGCGGTTCGCCGGGTCCGAGCAGCTGTGAGGCAGACCTATAACTCTATTATCTGTGTTTATCTGGAAATGTATTTATAGATGGAAGCAGGCACCCGAGCTAAAAACAAAACCTCTCCGGTCCCGACAAGGTTTCCGACACCCTGGAGCTGAGGAAAGGCAGGAAAGGGAGTGATCCCGGCCCTGGGGTTTCCCCGTCAGCAGTTCCAGATGGTCAACGTAGTGAAGCCGGGCGTGTTGCGCATGCCGCCGCCGCGCCAGGAGCCGGCCCTCTCGAACATACCCCTCCCCCAACGCGAAGATTTGATTGCTGCCCCGGATCAGAGAGTGCTAACTTATGCAGTCACTAAGCACTTACTTACTGTTAGAGAAAACAATGAACTCTCCCGCGAAACGCGTCGTGCATACCAGCACGAGCAAGCCGCCTAAAAGCGTGCCAATGGCGAAGCTCCCAGACAATTTGGTCGAGCGCTATCGGGCACGTCGTGACGGCAGTTTCGAGTTCTATGATCAATTCTCTTCCGTCGAGCTCGACGCGGTCATGTCCGATGGTATCCCGCGAGACCTGCTGGAGAAGGAAGCAGACCTGCTGCTCTCCAAATGGTTCGATTATCGCCCGTATCACCTGTGGCGCGCCGCCGCGATCTTCCTCGAAGCCTACCGCTCCGAACACGCCTGGGTGATGCGCAAGCGCGAGGACATCTCCAGCCACTGGTTTCACAAGGGTATCAAGGCGAAGACGCTCCACACCCTCGGATCACAACAGCTGATCGCCCTTTGGAAGTCGCGTCAGGCTGCCGACTCGATCGGCGCCCCCTACGACTTCTACTGCCGCGAGCTCTTGAATTGGGCTGAGCATCGCAACTGGACTCACCTGCCGCGGATCAATCAGCTCTACACAGAGGATCACGTCGAGGTCGTCAAGGACTTGCTGGCCAAGGATCGCGTCGCTCGGCTGCGCTACGCCACCGAGCCTTGCTTCGGCAACGAGCAGTTCGCCGGCGAGCTTCACCAGAACGATTACCACCGCTATCTGATCGCACAGATCAAGCAGAGAGCACATCCCGTTTTCTCACTAGGTGGCGCGGTCTTTCGCCGTTGCCATCTACCCGAAGCCGTTGCCAGAGATCACTTTGGCGATGCGCTAGTGGATGAAGCTCTACGTCTCGCCGACCAGCTCTATCCGAACGACACCCTGTGATCGTCAGCACACACTGACATCGCATTCAAAGCACACACGGAGCAATCAACCATGAAACCAGTTACAACCATCACCTCAGTCGAATCCCGCTCTCGTCGTGTGGACGCTGCCACCGGTCACAAGCCGTCTTTTAGCAGCAAGCCGGGGACCGAGAAGCGTCCGCCGACACGTCGCAACCTGGAGCAGCACGAAGCCGCCCTGATTCCCTCGATCCGCTCGCGATCGCCGATCAGACTGGTGCTGATTGACGGCACCTGCATGGAAGGCGTGATCGCCATCGGCTTTGACCGCTATTCCATCGGCATCGAATATCAGGGCAATCGCGAAAGCGTGTTCAAGTCCTCGATCGCCCGCATCATTACGCCGATCGGAGCCTGATGCATGACTGCTGCCGCCGTTATCGCAGGTATCGGTGGCGCAGCCGGCTCAGCCAGTGCAGCGCCGCCCTCTCCGTTCGACCCTGACTATGAGGTCAAGGTGGTCGCGCATATCCTGCGCGACACCCATTTCATGCGTCAGTGTGATGATCTAGTCGACCGAGAGTATTTCGAATCGGCCTCGACCCGCTTCCTGGTCGGTGTGGCAAAGAACCACTTCAAGAAATACGGCTCCGCGCCCGATATTCGAACGCTCGCGATCTACATCAAGAAGGCCAGCGCAACCGGCCGACTCAAGTCGGGTATGATCGATGACATCAAGGAAACACTCGGTCAGGCGTTTCGGGAGTCACTGGGCGACGTCAATTACGTCGTCGAGCAGGTGTCATCTTTCGCACGTCACAAAGCGCTGCAATCGTCGATCATGCGGGTCATCGACGACATGGAGAAAGCCGAAAAGCTGGGCCAAGATTTCGATTTCAGCCAGGCAGAGAAGGAATTCTCCAAGGCGCTGATGATCGGCACCAACGACGCGAACAACGGCTATGACTACTTCGAGTCGATCAGCTCCCGCACCGAAGCCCGAGAAGAACGCAAAGCTGGTGTGGCGCCGGATCAGGGTATTACCTCCGGCTATCCAGCGATCGACACCCTGCTCTATCACAAGGGCTGGGGTCGCGGCGAAATGGTGCTGTTCATGGGTCCACCCAAGAGCGGAAAATCGACAGCGCTGGGGCAGTTCGGAATCAATGCGGCACTGGCGGGCTTCGATGTCCTCTACGTGACCCTAGAGGTCGCCGATCTGATCATGGCCGATCGTATCGATGCCACCCTGGCGGATACTAAGGTGCATGAGTTGACCGATAAGTCGGGCTCGGTGAAAGATGAGATCGAGAAGCTGGCTTCATCGTCCGGCAAATTCATCATCCATCAGTATCCGACGGGGAGTTTTACCCCCAAGCAGCTGTGTCGTCTCATAGAGCACTACAAAGCTCGCGGAATCGTCTTCGACCAAGTGGTCGTCGACTACGGAGACATCATGGCGCCAGACTTTCGCTCAACGGACCCGATCGAGAACAGCAAGAGCATCTACGTGGGTTTGCGCGCCGCTGCCATGACGTATGACGTCGCCCTTTTGTCAGCGACTCAGACCAACCGCGACGGAGCCAGAAATGCGACCGCCGGCATGACCGACGTCGCCGAGGATTTCAACAAAATTCGAATTGCCGATCTGGTGATCTCGATCAACAAAACAGAAGAAGAAAAGGCCGCCGGGGAAGCCCGCCTGTATTTCGCTGCGTCGCGAAACCAGCGCAGCGACATCACGGTGCGGATCGGCCAAGACCTGGAAAAGATGAAGTTCCTAACCAAAATTCTGGACATTACCTGATGAGCAACGAAAAGCCCCCGAAGAACCGCACGGACTATCAGCGGGACTACCAGCGCGACATGCGAGCCAAGAAGGTGACGGTGAGCTTTCTGACCGACCCGGATATCAAGGATGACATGAAGCAGATGGCCTCCGATCACGGGTTCAGCTCCATCAAGGCGTTCATGGAAGACCTGACCCGGAAATACAACGTGATCAGGGCGGAAGAAGTTGGTAAGAGCGACGATGAAAGCAAGGAGTGAGCGATGGAAGGCACCAACCCGTTTCGATTGAAGAAACCCTGTGCCAACTGTCCGTTCCGATCCGACGCAGGGGCTATTGATTTAGCCCCTGGTCGTTTGGAAGAGATCGCACGGGACATCACCGAAGGCGAAGGCAAGACCTTCTTCTGCCACAAGACCCTCTCAGGCAGTCATACCGAAGACGATGAAGGCAACGAGCTCAGCTATGAGCGCGGCGATAAAGACTCCCTCTGCATCGGCTCTGTCATCTTCCAGCTCAAATACGGACGGCTCCCCATCGGCGCCAGACTCGGATTCATGAGTAAGGATTACGACTACGAGAAACTAATGGCTCAGTTCGACAGCGTCGTCGACCCCGAAGATGTCTTTACCCCTCGTGCGCATGGCAGATATTGGCTCAAGGACAACGGGGAGTGGATCATCGGGTCTTGGGATGGTCACTGCTGGGAGACCGATCAACACTTAGGGCTCACCGATAGCGATTACGATGAGATCGGGTCTGCCCTGGTGAACCCGCATGAGTGATCTCAAGACCATGCTCGATGACCTGGATATTCGGGACTATCTCGACACCCAGGGGATCGAATACAAGACCAGCCGCTCGCGCAAAGGAACCCAGCTGATCCTCAAGGATTGTCCGGTCTGTGGCGGCGACGGCTGGAAGGTCTATCTCAACGAAGAAACGGGGCTGGGAAATTGTTTCCAAGGCGACCATCCTCCCGGCGAGAACTTCAACAAGTGGTCGTTCATCCGCGCCCATCTCGACAATCCCGCCCCGCGGATGGTGATCGAGCACATCGAGGGATATCTGGACTCGGTCGGCTTCACCATCGAGCGTGAGCGCAAGGTGGCCACCTACGAGGCGCTGAGCGAGCTTCCCGAAGATGCCGTTGCATTGCCCACCCCGAGTGGACAGATCGTCTCCTACCTCCACGATAGAGGCGTCACGGCCAAGCAGTGCGAATACTTTCGCCTGCATTTCTGCGAAAGGGGTGTTTTTCGCTTCAAGACCGACAGCCGCGAACATAGCCAGGATTTTACCGGTCGCGTGATCATTCCGGTGTTCGACCTGGCTGGCGATTTCAAGACGTTCCAGGGTCGAGACATCACCGGCACTGCCGACGACAAATACCGATTCGCCACCGGGCTGCCGGCAGCCGGCGCCTTCCTTTACAACGGCAATAACGCCGTCGGCAAAAGGCATGTCGTCGTAGGCGAAGGCGCCTTCGATGTCTGGGCGATTCAGAAGACGCTATGGAGCCGCGAACTCGATGAGATTGAAGCGGTGGGCACCTTCGGCAAGCACCTATCTCACCTGAGCGCCGGTGACGACGACCAACTGGGGGCGTTTCTGAACCTCAAGGCTGCCGGTCTCGAGACCATCACCATGCTGTGGGATTCCGAGACCGCCGCGATTCGAGATGCGCTCGGGGCCTGCGATCTGCTCCAGCAGCACGGCTTCAAGACCCGTCTGGCCACCCTGCCGCCGGGACAAGACCCAGGTGAGTCCACGGAAATTCAGATAAATCAGGCGATTATCAAAGCGCAGCCCTATTCACGCTCGCTTGCAACAAAAATGCGTTTGCAAATGCTTCACTCCCGATAATCTTATAGCTACACTATAGTAAGTAAGTGCTTAGTTACCCTAAGAGGAAATCATGAACGCTTCCCAAATCGACGCCGAGATGGACAATGAAGAATCCCACGTCGTGCCCTACGTCTCCGGCAGCATCAAGCTTGCCAACATCGACAGTATCGGCAAACTGGGGTTTTTCTCGCTGAACAACAACATCGGCACCAACCGCTCGGTTGCCATTCCGTTCATCGACATCCCCAGCGAGAGCACCCTGCGCTGCATCGCCGAGATCGACAGACTTCCACGAGACTTCGCCGAAGCCTTTGGTGTGGGTCTGACCATCGGGGGGGTTCGTGACGTCAATTCGGCTTTCTCCAAAGCCTTCCCGGATAGCGACGATATCAGCTGTTCGGTCAGCGACTACCAGGTCAATATTCTGGTCCCTAAGAAGAGCGAAGTGGGCTCCCAGATCGACAACCGCATCAGAACCTACCACTACGAAATCCTGACGGGTGCAGCGAAGACCGATATCGCGACCTTCCGAAGCTGCATCAAAGCCGGCGGGTTTCTCCAGAACGGACACATCGTCGAAGCCATTCTCTCCAACACGGTCTTTTCTGTCTGGAACACCAAGGAATTCGACATGCCCAACGGCATCGTCAATCAGGTGAAGTGGCTGGGTGCGAGCTATCTGACGAAGAACACCCGCGGAAACTTGTTCCCGCAGCTATCCCCTCTCGTTGCCGAGCTCCAACGTAGCCACGCCAACAAGGGCATGCGTGACTCCAACCCCAATTGGGGTGCGCTGGCTGGCCTGGGCAGCCTGTCATGAAATCCCCCTCCATGAGCGGCGACAACATGCACGCCGTGGAGTGTGCTCAGACGAGCCGCTGCGCCTCCTACGCCGTGTGTCAGCACACGGTGTGGGCCTACAAGCAGAGTCGCCTCAAGGGCTTCGATGACTGCCGTGCGGCGATCAATTCGCGAACCTGCCCCGCCATCAAAATGATGCTGGAGGAAAAGAAGGCAGGGGGACCGATCTACTTCGAATCCTACGCCGAGAGTGTGGTGGCAAGGCAGGCCCGAGAAGAGGCAGCGGCGGCAGAACGTGTCGCGCTGACCCGCCGGCCACGCAAGGCAATGGTGACGTCGAGAACGGTCGATCCTGGCCGTGACGCGCAGATTGCCGCCGGCTGGAATGAGGCTGACGACACAGTCGCCAAGCGGCTGGCTAAGCAGCGAAAGTCCAAGCCTGAACTGCCGCCGGTCAGTGACAACCTGTTTGAAGCGGTGGTCAACGAGTTGGCCGCTCAGGAGGCATCCTCCGGCTGAGAAAAAGCATATTTCAGCCCTAGCGTGTTCGCTCGACACTAGAGAATCACGCAACGAGAGAGCGAACGATGGTCAAGTTTCTGGACGGACTGATGACGCTGTTTCAGGTGGGGGAAAAGCTGATCTTGCTGGTGCTGGTGATGCTGCCGGTTTTACCGATGTTGTTCGTGCTGTTTTGGCTGATCAAAGGACTCTGGTCCCTCTAACCGAGAAGAAAGACATGACCCAATCCAACAAAGGCATCATCCACAGCATCAAGCTGATGCACTACCGCCGCAAAGCGCGAGTCTTGATTGCCTCGATCTATGCCCGGCTGGATAAATCACCCGGCGGCACTCATATCACGGTTCAGACGAGCCCAAGTCTCCAGCGCGACATCATCCGCGCCGACAAGTATCTGGAAGCCTTGCGCGAACTCGACCCGGACAATGCCCCGGATACCAATCTGAGCGTATTGATGGGCTTGGAAACCGTCAGGGCGACCGCATGAACCGTTCGATACTGATGCGCGCTGATCGCGCCGTGCGCATGGGTCAGTTTCAGAAGGTATTCCTCATCTGCCTTCTGGTCCTGGCGCTGATGGCAACAGTGGTCCTGGCGCTGATTGCGTGCGCCGTCGTCATCGTTCTTCGCACGTTTTGAACGCTATTACCCCATAGCGAAACGCACTATTTTTGTGTCTGTAGTAGTAAGTAAATAGTTACTTATCCCTAATCATGAGGAAGCACTATGGCTAAGCAATCAATCCCCTCCGTCCGACTGAACGCCAACATTCGCAAGCTGATCACAGCCAGCGTCATCGAAAAGACCATCTGGCCTTTGATGGTCAAGCTCGAAAGCCAACTCGATGCCGTCATCGAGAAAATACGCCTGGAATCAGTAGGGGGTGAAGCAAACGAGAAAATCATTCAGGAGGCGATTAATCAAGTCACCCGATTGAACAAGAAGGTCGGCGCGCTTGGTGGTCACGAGATGACGATCAAATGCCACAATCTCACCGACTATCGTATGCAGGTGAATGTTCGCGGCATGCATATGAGCCTCTATTTCTATGGCAAACAGGGAGAGTTCCCAGGGATTAATTGGGACCGGCTGGCCATTTATGAAGGCGCACGTTACACCCAGAAAATCTGTTACGCGACAGACTACGCCACGCGCTACGTCATCAAGGACGAGGCGTTGATCGACAGCTACCTCAGCCTTCGCGGACAGATCGAAAAGCTCGAAGAAGAGGTCAAGTCAGTCTGTCTGACCGTTCGAGGAACACTCGACTCGGTCACGACACTCAACAAGCTCCGCGAAGCCTGGCCCGAGTGCGAAGAATACCTGCCCGCCAACATCGAGAACCCGTCGACGCAGATGAAGTTGAACCTGCCGGTCTCGATCGACGCCCTTAACAAGAAACTCACTTCGTTCAAGAAGGCCGCTTAAAGCGACCGTCTCGATGCGGAGAGCCATGGAATTTCTATGAGTCGGCTCAAGAAATACGCGGTAATTGCAGGAATTGTTCTGGTCGCATTCATCACGCTAATCGTGATGTTTGCGGCCTGGATCAAGAAGGTGTTGTTCATATTGACGGTCATTATGATCGTGACCGTCGCGATCCGCTACCTGGCAAAGAAAGTCAGAATGCTACCGAGGAAGAAAGTATGAAACGAACCATCAGTCGCGGCCTTATGTTGGCCTCCCTCATCGTCTTCGGACTGGGGTTATCCGCATCAGTCATGGCGGACAACTTGCGCATCTCTACCGGCGCGTCGGGCGGCACCTATCACAACGTCTTCGGGGTGAATCTCGCCGACATCATGCGCGAGCAAGGATTCCAGCCGCAAACCCTGACGTCCAAAGGTAGCGCGGAGAATCTGGATCGCATTGCCAGTGGCGAGACAGACGTGGGCTTCACTCAGGCCGACGCACTCGCACTATGGCTGACCAAGAACCCCGGTGCCGGCGTCGAAATCCTGGGAAAGCTCGGGCAGGAATGCGTCTACCTCGCCGTGTCCGATAGTGGCGACGTGCAGGATGAATCGGATCTCGATAACGCCGGAGCCAGCATCGCCGTCGGTGATCAGGGATCGGGCTCGGCCATGACCTGGGACTACCTGCGAACGCTCAACGAGGACTACCAGAGCGCGTCGACCTACTACCAGGGCGGTATTCGTGCGCTGGCAAAGGTCAAGACTGGCGAACTGGATGCGTTCCTGTGGGTGACGTCACCCGAGAACCTGAATCACAAGTTCCTCCAGGCAGTGCGCACCAGCGGGTCCGGCATGCATCTGGTCGATGTGGACGACTACGGGCTCAACAACAAGCTGCCCAACGGCGAGCAGGTCTACGAGTTCCGTGATGTCGAGCTTGAAGACGCTATGTTCGCCGACACGGTCGAAGTCCCCTGCACCTCCGTGCTGGTCGTTGCCAGTCGCGATCTCAATGACAACGCCCTCGAGACCGTCGCCACCGCCGTGATGATGAACGGCAACCGCATCAAGGGTCAGTAACGACCCAACCCGGAGCCGCTGTCCGGCGGCTCTACCAAACATCTTTCTACCAATCCCGACGCCTCCCCGATGGCGTCACAACCAAGTTACGTCCTGAAATCGACAACTGAGGGTATCCCCATGAGACACGAAATCGGTGATCGCGTCGGCGCCATCCAGAGCGCCAACAAAGAGGAAGTCCGACTGCTCGGCTACGGCACCTTCGGTGGCTACAAAGTGCCGCCTCTCGAGAGCGGTGGTATGGGCGCCGGACTGCATCACGCCGGCTATGCCAACCCTTTCATCAAGCTCGACAGCGGTGAGGAAGTCTTCGGCTGTGAGTGCTGGTGGGGGCCGGAAGACAAGGTCAAGGAGATGATCGGCGAGCGTCCGGTGATCAACGTAACTGTCGCGGAAATGCGCCAGTCGGAAGAGGTCTCCGAGGAATGAATCTGATTGAAAACCACCCGATGCTCGGCGTGACGGTGGACTACGAGCATGACGGTTCCACGATCACGGGCGTCGTCACCGGCGTCCGTAAAGGCAATCCCATTCTCAACGTCCGCACCGGGAGCGAGAACAGCGATGCCTATCGCCTGAGAATCAAGCCGGATGACGGTAGCCGTGCGATCTGGACCGAAAGTCTCGCGGCAGGCGGAGATATCACGGCATGAGCGTCGTCGCCCTCTTCCTGATCGGGAATCTCGTCTCCGTGTCCTGTGTGATTGCCGCTCTGCTAATCGCGCTTCGCCAACTTCCCGGCTGGGGCTGGTTCCTGTTCATCGCCGTCATCTGTCATGCATCGATCAAAACTGACGATCTGGACCCCGCGAAATCGCTGTCGAGTGCCAGCGTCATCGGATCGACACTGGACGAAGAGAACAAAGAGTAATCGCCATGAACGATGCACACACCCCCAACAAGCCTCACGACGCCGACAAGCTCGTCTCGATGATGAAAGACCTGGAGCTGATCCTTCGCATCGTCAGCACCATGCAGGAGCGCGCCTACACCGCCAACAAAGCGAAGCGCGAGGCTCAGGAAAAAACACTCAGCGAGGAACGCGGCAGGATCGCGCTCGACATCATCTGTCACTGGCTCAATCACGGCGACGTGCGTCAGTTCCAGATGGCCAATGCCCGGCTGACGATGATGCTCCACATTCACCCGTCGCGGGTTGAGAAGACCGTCGAAGAGCTGGCCAACGTCTACGAGCGCCATCTCACCCGATTGCTGTCCGGCGCCATCAAGCGCGAGCAGACAGCTCATAACCAGCACGTCGAGCAATTCGCTCAACGCCTCAAGAAATTGCCATTCACAGGAGCCGCGCCATGTGGATTGTTGCGCTGATCTTCGGGGCCATCCCAGCAATGATTTTCTTCGACTGGACCGACTACGAAGACCCGATCTCGCTCGCTCTCACCCTGACCTACTGGACCTTCCTGATGATGTCGGTCTTCTACCTGTTCTGGGCGACGTTGATCGGCTATCGCCGGCACCACAAGGCAGGACGAGATAACCCGCTTCGCTATCGCATCAACTACGCCATCATCATCGGCTCCGTAATGGGCGCCGGTATCGGTCCCATCTTTGGCTCAGCCGGGACGATGATGGCCATTCTCCCCACCATCGCTTTCAACCTCTAAGGGAAACTCATGACTGCTATGCCCGCCATCGAACGTTGCCCCGGCGACACCGTTTACGAACTGATCATCAAAGCCAAGCTGGCCAACCTGGTCACACGAAAGGCGCTGATCGCCGAACTACTTAACGTCGAGGGGGATGCCTTTGCTCGACGCCAGGAGGTGATGCATTTTCTCTACTCGCCTCTTGTGCGCTTCAACGTGAAGCCGAAGAAAGACTGGATCGTCGGCACTGATGTGCCAACCGCTACATGGCCACAAGCCCGAGAACTGCTGCTTCAACTGTCGAAGCGCGAGATCACCGGCAACGCTGCCAAGGAAGCGGCGGAGAACATGATGGCTACACTCAGCCCAGTCTACGCCGACCTGTTCAAGCGATGCCTCGAGAAACGGCCAGACGCGGGTATGGGGGCCACGATCGTCAACAAAGAGCTGCCGCGCTATATCCCCCAGTTTAAATGCTCTCTGGCGGCCCCGTTCGAACTTCAACGCTGCAAATGGCCAATGATCGTTCAGCCCAAACTGGATGGCGTTCGAACCCTGGCACACGTCGACATGACTCAGGGCACCGTGAAGCACTACAGCCGCGAGGGACTGGAGTTCACCTCCAACGCTCACCTGAACGAAGACCTGATTCGCCTGGCTCACGCCATCGGCCAGATCATCGGTGAGACGAACGGTATCGTGCTGGACGGCGAGGTCTATGGGGAGAACTTCAAGGAGACCATCAGCGCGACACGCAAGAAGGATGGCTCCTGCGCCACGACCAAGTTCCACATCTACGATTTCATCCCGGCAGCCGACTTCTTCGATCAAGCGTCACACACCATCCAGCAGGAGCGCTCGAAGACCATTCTTGCCGCCTGCGACACGATCAAGATGGAAACGGTCCACTGGGTAGCCAGCCGGGTAGCGCGTAGCCTGGAGGACGCCATGACCGCCTACGAGACATTCAAGGCTGCTGGCTATGAAGGTGCGGTGCTCAAAGACCCGAGTGTTACCTATCGGTTCAAGCGCGGCTTCCACTGGATCAAGATGAAGCCGGAAGAGACGGTCGATCTGCTCATCACTGGCTGGGAAGAAGGAACCGGCAAGTATGTCGGTCAGATTGGCGCGCTGATCGTCGATTACAGCGGGGTGAGTGTTCGGGTAGGCTCCGGGCTTACCGACGCGCTACGCGTCTCCCTGTGGGCTGAGCGCGATGATCTGGAAGGTCGTATGATCGAGGTTAGCTACATGGAAGAAACGCCGGACAAGTCCCTGCGCCACCCGGTCTTCGTCTGCTTCCGCGACCTCCCGGAAGCCCCTGGCAGCAAGGTCTGAACGGTAAGTAAGCATTTGCTTACTATGCTGGACAACGGTATAATTGACATTGCACCAGCAGGCGCAGTGCGTTGGTTGTGATTTGGGAGAAAGGGACACCCTAAGCGTGTCCCTATTTTTTTGTGTAAAAATTCATGTCTGCCCATTAAAGAAAATGTGACATTATTCGCGCATAAAATGATAGTCACAGAATTTTTTACAGGGGTCGGAAATGAGCGTTTCGCTAATCTTATCGATAGCGTTATTCATCTGTATCTTTTATTTCGCCTATTCACTGTATTCGACTATTAAGCCAAACCGTTTTCTGGACACACGAAAGCGTGCGTTCAAAAACGTGTTGGTGGCTGCCTTTTCGATATATGTGGCGGTGTTGGTCAACCAGCGATATGTCGATTGGGTTAGTGAAAATACTCAACAGGTCGCCGGGAAGCAGAACACCTCACAAGTTGAAGCCGCCGATCAGCAGAAGCCAGTCGATACCGAAAGCGAAAAATCAGAATCAGCCATGAAGGTGTCGACTCAGGATTCCCCGGCACCACAGACCTGCGGAACGGAAGGGATCGTCTTCAATGACGTCGTTGCGGTCAGTGGATCGAATGACATTCACGAGTCACCTGGGAAAGACACCCCTCGCCTCGTGAATGAGAAAGCCACGAAGGCATTAGGTAAGACCTTCTATCAGAGCGTCGATTCATCAACCTCTGTGCGCCGACTCTGCGTGCAGTCTGACTGGACCGAGATTCAAATCGTTTCGCCAGACTGGCTGACGCACGTCCACGGCTGGGTTCCCTCGACAGCTCTGCGACAGATCGAGACCGATCAGAGCGGCAAGCGCCAATACGTCGAAGAGGATATCTACTGGGATAAGGACACATCGAAGTTCAAACCTCAAATCATCGCCGCAGTAAATCGCATCTCGCGGGAAAATGCGCAATGCGTGAAGCCTGAGCCGAGCCTGGTTGCCAAATCACCGAGCAAAAGCAAGGCTGGCGATCCGGTCTTCTTCCTGACCTGTGAGAATGCCAAAGGGCAGATGTTCAACGTGTGGTTCCGGCCCGATGAAGTGAAAGATCAAACCCATTCTTTCGCGGCGATCAAACCGCTCGACCGGACAGTCGCTGTCAATTCCTGCGAGGCGGCAGCCAAGAACGCAGCCACCCACCCCTCGACCGTCGACTTCTCTCGCATCATGGAACTGGGCTATGCCACACAGCCGTCCGGGCGTTCAGAAGTTATCTCGTCCTTCACGGCCAAGAACTCCTTCAATCTGGAACTGAAATACCAGATTCGCTGCCTGTTCGATGGGAATCAGATGATCGAGACGAGCATCTGGGAAATTTGATAGGCAAAGGGCGCCTCGGCGCCCCGGTATTATTTTTTAGCCAAATCTGCCTCCTCAAACAGTTTAGCGAGGTGTGCTTGAACTTTGCGGAGTTCGGGCGTGTCCATAACCGTAACGCCCTCGTTCTCTGCGGTCTCGCACGTATCTGGTGAACCTCCTGCTGCCACTTCTCGAACATGAAGCGTGTTCTGAAAGTCCTGTTCTAGATGAGCGGTAGAGAAAGGATGGTTTGGATCAGCAGCGCGATCTGCTACCCCTCTCCAAGAATGGATTTCCTTGTTTGCCCTTCTCCAAGTCATATCGGGCTCAGACTTGACCAAATTTAGAGCCGCCTGCTCTCTAGCTTTATCTTCACCGTATCTTGCCTTGCAATTCTGAAAACCGCGTTCATGGGGAATAGAAGCACCTACGCACTTAGTGACATCGTCTGACATAAATTGCACCTCCGATGCGTTGTGTTGGGTTTGTTGAGGTCGTCCCCGACGGACACGATGACTTTTTAACAATAGGGTCACGTAATCGATATTCAAGTCAGAATGTAAGATATTTCCTACAAAGATTAAATCAGAGTTTACTGATATTAGGTGGCCTAGTGATATTTGGCCCACCTTGAGTGTCGGCGATCGCGTTTAGAGTGTTGCTCAAATGCTGCTGCCGGATATGGCCATAGTTCTTGATCGTAGTCTCGATGTCCGAATGCCCCATGAGCTTGCTCACCGACAGGAAGTCGGCACCAGCCATGATGAGCTGACTCGCGAAGTTGTGCCGTAGCGTGTAAAGGTCCATGTCATCGGGCAGGTCACACAACGACTTGATCCGCGTCCAGGGCTTCCTGAGACCACCTTTCGACAGTCGCTTCCCGGTTCGCGGCGAGGGAAACACCGGCCCCTTCCTCGGATCACCCTGCTGGTCTCTCCACGTCGTGAGCACCTGAGATAGTTGACCGGCCAGGGGGAAACTCATCCGCCCCATATCGTGGTGAGCAATCTTCTCGATCACCTTGTTGACGATGGTCACGTCGCGATCCAAGTGAGTCCACTCAAGACCCAGCACATCTCCGGGGCGAAACCCTCCATAGTAGATGCAGAGGATGGCCGGCACGACGTGGTCGACATAGGTAAGATTGGAGAGATCAGCTCGGTGCGAATTCGACTTCTTTTGCAGCGAGCGTGCGCGGGCCTCCCGCTTTGATTCATTGTAGCGTTCGAGCCCTTTATGCAGCTCGGTGATCTCCCAAGGCTCCAGCGCCCTCCTTTCACCCACCGAGTGATTCTCAGCCTCGGTTGCAGGCGGCCTTTTCAGCTTCACCCCTTTCAGTGGATTCGCCGACAGGAACTCTTCCTCGACCGCATGATTGAGCATCGCCTGGATAACGGCATAGGAGCGCTTGATGGTGACGTGCGCCAATCCCGATCCCTCGAGTCGCATCTGCCAGCGTTTGACCAGGTGCTTGTCGAGCTCGGTCATGTTCTTGCCACGCCAGCCGGTAAAGTGCCGCTGGAATCGCTGAACGTCGTCCTTGCCGCCTTTGTTGCGTAGTAGATGGGCCTCGTAATGCCGATCGAAATACCCGCCAACGGAGCGTGAGAGCTCCAACTCCCGCTCACGGGTGGCAGCCGCCTCGTTACGCCTGGCTTCCTCTAGCCTGGCAATACGATCTGACTTGGGGTCGATACCAAGCGCCAGCTGCCTCGCATAGTCGGCAGCGATGAGTCGCGCATCGCTTGGGGAGATCGCCGGATAGGTGCCGATCTTGAGCTTCGGCCGGGTGTCATTGACCAGGGAGCGATAGCGGAAATAATAGGTCGGCTTTCCCCGCGTCCCGATCTGAACCAGAAAACCACTGATCTTGGTGTCGTTTAGGAGGGTTAGCTTGTCGCGAAGCGCAGTTTTGAGGGTCGTTTCGTTGATCATGACCCGTTTAGAACGATCAGCCAT